AACTCTTCAATGCTCACTTGAAATGCTCCTTGATCTGCTGGTCAACGCGGGACTCTACAGCACCTATCGCATCTGCTCCGTAATGCCCTTGGTAGAGATCATACCCAAGACCGTGGTCTGCAATCTCCATGAAACGCACCTGTGCAATACGCATACCAATTTTCAATGTTACTATCTGGACTACACTGATCTCGAGGGTCCACTGACCCACGAAGCCAGGGTCACCAAAACCAGCGGTTGCGTGCACATTCACGAACATTCGACCGATCGAACTCTTACCATCAAGCACTGGAACGTAGTGTTTCGACCCAACTGCCTCACGTGTATGGCACAAGTACCCGATGCCTGGTCTTAGGGTCACACTGTCACCATATCGAAAAATGTACTCAAAAGTCTCTTCTCGACCTTGAGAGAAGAGTGGTTTATCATGCTGTCGAGGGGTGAGGTAGTTCAGATCAGGTAAACCACTCCCTGTGAGGTGTACAGAGTCTCTATACACCTTGAAATGCTCACCGAGAGTAACGTCGTAGCTTACAGGATTCAACTGCTCAGCACTAAATGGTGTGATGGTGATGTCACCTGCAAGTACCAACTTCTGAATTGCTCTGCCAGCAAGAACGCTCATAGCCCCAACCCCTTGCGAATGTCGAGTTCGATCTCGCAAATTTCTGCAGGATTCTCCCTGAGCCAGTCAATCGCGTTTTCTCTCCCTTGACCAATCGACTTGCCCTTAAACTTGAAGTATGAACCGTTTTGTTCGATCGTCTTGTAGGCTACGCCATAGTCCAGCACTTCGTCTAGCTTTGACACACCCACCCCAAAACGAATGGTGGTGTTCACTTCCGCAAACGGTGGTGCTGTCTTGTTCTTGACAATCTTCACAACCACTTTGTTTGCAATGGCAACCTGTGTCTTACCATCAGTGGAAGCTGTCATGGTGGTTCCCACTCGCTTAATGCTCAGACGCTGTGAAGCGTAGAACTTCAAGGCTCGACCACCAGGTGTGTCCGTAGTTGGACCGTATCCTTGGTTGCCAATCGTGTCACGAATCTGATTCGTGAAGTACAAGACGCAACCACTCTTAGCTACTTTCTGAACCAGTTTCTTGAGTGCTTGACTCATCAGTCTAGCTGTCTGAGCCATGTGATGATCGCCAGCATCACCTTCGATCTCAGCCTTGGTAGTCAAGGCAGCCACTGAGTCCACAACGACAATGTCGTTTGGACGAAGCTTTTCCGTCATGTGATCGACCGTGTCAATTGCTTGCTCACCAAAGTCTGGTTGAAGCAGCAAGAGCTCTTTTGTATTCACTCCGAGGTTAGCTGCGTACTTGAGGTCTAGCGCATGCTCAACATCGATGAATGCTGCAATACCACCAAGCTTTTGGGCTTCAGCGATTGCATGCAAGGTCAGTGTTGTTTTGCCAGAAGACTCTGGACCGAACACCTCAACAACCCTTCCTTGCGGATACCCACCCACTCCAAGTGCTACATCTACAGCTAAAGAACCAGACGAGATGACTGGGATCTTCTTGATCTCTCCAGTCATTAGCATCAGCTCTGCGTCTTTGACAGTCGATGCTACATGCTTCTGAATCTCAAGAAGCCGCGCCATGTTTGACGGTACTTCAACGGTCTTTGGTAACACGGGCTTGACAGGTTGTGGCGCGGGCATAGATTCCTCCTTGAAATGTGATGGCAGACAAGGCTAATGCCCTACGCAGGTCTGCCAGCTGCGATCACAATGTCACCAGCCAGAAGTGCCGCGGCGTGTGCGCGTAGCAGCACCTGGAACAGCCGTAGGAACTGGCGGCGATGTCACAACAGGAGCTGGTGCAGCTACCGGAGCCTGCTGCACGGCTGGCTGTGCCTCAGCAGCCGTTGGCTGAACTGGTGCCATCTGCTGCTGAGGCACATACGGCTGTACCTGCTGTTGTGCCTGTGCAGGAGGGCTGTACTGTTGTGCCTGTGCAGGAGGGCTGTACTGTTGTGGAGCAGGAGCCTGAGCTGGTGCTGGAGCTGGTGCTGGAGCTGGTGCTGGAGCTGGACCACGACCAGACTGGAATCCAGGGTGTGCTGCATAGCTATTCACGAAATCAGAGCTCCCTGGAGTACGCGGAAGACCCGCAGCCTTGCACTGATCTTCGAACGACAGAACATATACGATCCCATCGTCATCTCCGAGCATAGCACCTGGAAGATCCCGAAGCTGCTTCTCGTCCATGAAGTAGTTACGGTCTTCCATACTGAAGTTCGGGTACGGCCCGAGATTATTCGTGCTGTACTTAGCGTTTCTGTAGCCTTGCGTGCAGTCCTTAGCAACCAGAATGACGCTCGGATTCTCAACTTCGAAGAACTTGACTCCAGCATTCTCGAGATTCGTCAAGCTGTCCGCAATTGACTTCGGCCCAAGCCAAAGCTGGAAGTCGACGGACTCCTCACCTTCGTTCATAGGGCGTTCCTGCAAAAACTTGCTCATGTCGAACACTTCGAACACGTAGCGAGGACTTGCTGTGTACTGCCCCGCTGCATCACGCAGTTGAGCGATGTGCGGATTCTGCTCGCACACCTTCTTGAACCCCGTGTTGTCATACGACCAACGATCAGGATTCACAGGAACTCCGTCAAGCTTAGCAGACGGCCATGCCTTGTCCAGAAGAGCGTAGTTGTACGCCTTTTCTTCACACAAACGGCAGCGTGACTCGTGAAACATCTTGCCATACGGAAGCGTTTCAGACTGATACTTGTTCTGTTCCGCAGGACAAAGCACAAAGATGCTTCGCTGACCTTGCTGAACGTAGTGACCAAAAAGCTTCCAGTGATACGTCCACAGATCTGCTGGAACAGACCCCGGCAGAATCAGTGAAAGAAGCGGGTGGTTAGCGGGTGGTGAATACAGCGACCACATAGCTGGAGAGAACAACGTAAAGATGACCTTGTTCTGACCAACCCCAGTGGCATTGGTGCCCGCGGGGAGTGGCGTATACAGCAACTGTGGCCCCTTATTGAATCGGCCACCACCCCCTCCGCTCGCTGCTGGGTTCTCTGTCGGCATGTTGAACGTGCGTGCCATATTAGGCTCCACTTCTTGATGTTTTGAATGGTGAAATTGGTTTAGTCGGTGTCAACTGTTGCGGATTACTGGAAGTAAGCTTAGGGTCTACATTACCAAACTTTGCGGTCTGCAGGTCTTTGTATGCTTTCATGTTGAAAGCAGCATTGTTCAAGGACCTAGCAACACTCTGAACCTTTGCTGCCTGATCTTTCAGATCGCGGAGTGACGAAACCACCTTTTCGTACGTCCACCCAGTCAATGCGTACGACAGCATCATCGACTTGAACGCTCCGAAATCTGGCTTCGGGGAGCCAGCCTCTTCTTGCTTCTTCAGAAAGACATCAACCTTATGCAGCGTACCATGGCGTTCGAGAAGCCAACCTCGATAGCCTGTCTCAACATAACCGTCTAGCTCTTCGGTAGAGGTGTCAGCAGAGTAGATTGTGATCACCCAATCTCTCAAGCTCTCTAGAGTCTCAGACACTTGCAAAGCTCGCATAACGAGTCTTGCATATCGGCGTGCATGCGCCCACCATCTAGCGTAACCCTCGTTCTCAAACTTTTGAGCTTGAGACTGAAATTCAATTGCGAGCTGTTCCCAGTACGACTGAGTAGCAGCGTGATCAGCAATGGCGTTCTCTAGATTCTCTTTGAACCCAAGCAGTGACGCTATGTTGTAATGCGCAACCTTGCCGTTCCAATCAATGGAAGCTTGCTGCTCTTCGACTGAGTCAACATTTGAGGTTAGCGTGTAATTCGTGTCGATCTTCATTTGGTGAATCTGGGCAAGCTCTGCTTACGTATAATTACCTCTCGTTCACCACAGATCGGACAAACGTACAGTCGCACTAGATCTCCGTTTTCTTTCAGAAATCCAGCTCGTGGCCGCATCCATTCATACCGACATTGTGGCAACGGACAGCGAATCTTCAGTGGTGGTTGTAGCTTCACCCCTTAGCTCGTTTGTAGTCCCAAGCCCTCAAGAAGAAGAACTCGAAGACGGGACGAGGGCCCAACTTGCTTGAGAAGCTGAACTGATGGACCGAATCGTCCCAGCTTTGGTTGAGTATGTCCAGATCGTCATGAGTGAACACAGTTCTCTGCTTGAATGTGTCATGTGGAATCCCGGACCAATAGGGCACAACGGGTTGTGCCAGAGCTTTACTCACAACGCACACTCGAAAGTCTCGTAACAAAGTTGATACCACTTGAAAGAACAATTGCTGGAAATCAGCTCCTTGTTCCGCAAGATCCTCACATAGCTCAAACCAACTCTGAGGGCCTTCGACCCAAGCTACGTTCATCACCCCAGCAATTCTTCGATAGATCAGAGACGTTGGAATCCCAACGACAGATTCGAGGAACTGTTCATCAGCAATCTCCCCCTCGGCAAGACAATTCACAACCTGATCTGCCACTTGTTGTACGTCTCGGAGAGATCCATTGCCCAGACGTGCAATTGCATGAACTGCCCCTTCGGTGCTCTTCACGCCTGCTTCGTCAAAGATTCTCTGAACGTTGGAAGCAATAGCTACCATCGACAAAGCTTTGACATCAAGGCGAGAGCAGCGACTCAAAATCGTTGGCAAGATCTTGTCAAGCTCTGTCGTACACAGAATGGGAAGAAAACTAGATGGTGGCTGCTCGAACAAAGCAAGCAAAGCATTTTGTGCCTCTTTGGTCAAGCCGTGCGCTTCATCCAGAATAATCACACTCCACTTCCCTGGAGCACTCTGAAGCTGAGCTATACGCGTGATCTCTTTTGCCTGGTCGATACCACGATTGCTAGAGGCGTCGATCTCTAGCACGTTCATGTCCTTGCCAGCAGTGATGTCAACACATGAAGCGCACTTGTTGCATGGTTCAGGGGGCTGACCAGACTTCAACTGGTCCTGGAGATCGTCACAATTCAAAGCCTTTGCTAACAACCTAGCTAGCGTCGTTTTGCCAGTACCACGTATGCCAGAGAAGACGTAAGCATTAGCTATGCGGTTCTGGGCAATCGCATTCTGCAGGATGCGAACAATGACTGGCTGATCTAAAACTTCAGCGAATCTCTGAGGTCGTAGACGTCTTGAAGAGCTAACATACGTCATCAGAAAGACTTACCTACCTAGGGAGATAGCTCCAGCAGTGCGGTGCGTGATGTACTTGTATGCCACGCATATACGCCATTCTGAGAATGTCTGGTTCATCGTCAACCAAAGCGTGAATGGTCTCAAATCCAGACAAAACGTCTAGATGTTCCCTCTTCACGTCAACACTCTTCCGGTAGTCGGTCAAACCCCGCATCCTAATCTCAGCTTTTGGGAACCCGTTACGCTCAAGCCAGTTTTGCGTTTGAGACTTACAAACCTCTGAACGTCCAGTCAAGTAAACGACTCGACGAACTTGTCGAGTTAGCCAAGCTACACTTTCAACGGTGCCAGGTATCACAGTATCCGCTTCACAAGCGAGGTAGAACTGATTCCACAGTTTGTTCATCTCATCGTACTTCTCTGGCCCTGACAGATGTGAAAACCTGCTATTGATGTCCTGCACGAGAGCTAGGCGGTGTGAGCAGTCTGCGAGAGTGCCATCGATGTCTAACACAAGTAAACTGTACAAACCCACGCCCTACCTCCTCAGAAAATGCCACAACTCTATATATAGCTACGTGTATCCAGAACTGGTGTTACGTCAGGTTTACCAGGACTAAACCTTGTCACTCCACTTTGAGACAACCGCTTGGTCAACTTCCAACGGAACAAGGAGATCAGGGTGGATGTTTACCATCGTATCCCGAATCAGCACCTTCGCCTGGTCGACCAACTCGTCCGAGACCTGAAACACCAACTCGTCGTGAATCGTAAGCACTGGAGAGATACCAAATTCTCCTGGCTTCAGAGCTAGGGGCATACCAGCAGAGACTGCGTTGTCAATCACGGCGCTGAAAGCACTCGAAGTTAGATCTGAGGCTCCTGCCTGAACAACAGCGTTAACAGCTTGTCTGCCGAACTCTGACTCCATTGAGCTCTGCTTTTGAGCCTCTCTTGCCTGGACACAAGACCCAATGAGCGGACATGTCTTGCATTGTTCGTACTTGGTGCTTCGAACTTCGTTCGCTACAGTCAACTGCAGATGCTTAGTCTCTTGTAGCACGTGCATATTGTTCTGCAAAGCGTTACCAGCAATCCCTAGCACTTTCAGTACGGGTGGTGCGTCAGACTTACCCCAACACTTTGGAGCTCCAGCTGGCTTCCATGGCTTCGGTGGAATGAAGTCGGGCCAATCCGGAAACCGACGCTTTCGACCGAACAGATTAACCACCTCTTTCGAAACTCTCGCCTGACTAATGGTGTCATCAATCCACTTCTTAAGCGTCGGAAGTGCCTTGAAGTAGTCTTCGATGAACTTCACCGCTTCATCGACTTCCATGTCGAGTTGCTCAGCAAGTCCATACTCAGTCTGACCATACAGAATGCCGAAGTTAACGCTCTTCGCTTTCGTTCTGAGTGGTTTGTGCAACTTGGACACTTCTGTTACATCACACTCAAGATTGAACACCTGCTTAGCGGTGGCCGAATGTGCGTCAAACCCCGCTTTCATTGCTTCAATCCACACCATCTCTTTGGAGAGATGTGCCGCCACTCGCAACTCAATCTGTGAGTAGTCCGACATGATCCACTTTGTGCCAGGAGCAGCTACGTACATGCTCTTGACAAGATCACCACCATTCTCTGCTCTCGGCAAGTTCTGTACGTTCGGATCTTCCGAAGACAATCGCCCAGTCTTTGTACCATGCAGCAGAAATGAAGGAAAGATGCGGGTGCCATGCTCGTCTTGTACTCGTCGCTTAACTACGCCTTGTACATAAGTGCCATCGAGCTTATCAACAGAGCGATACTCGAGAATCAACTTGATCGCTGGATGCTTGTCCTTAAGTGCCTCGAGGGAGTCCGCATCAGTCGTCACCTTATCCTTCTTCATCTGCACTGGCAACTGTAGCTTCTGATACAGGACGTCAGCCATTTGCTGAGGACTTGTCAGATCCCACGAGTAACCAGCCAGAGTGTAGATCTGGTTCTTCAACTCCTCTCGCTTGATGCTGAAGAACATAGCTAGTTCTTCAATCTTAGAGTCGTCAAGGTTCAGCCCACGAATCTCTGCAAACATGCACGTTCGCTGAAGTGGGAGCACAATGTACTTCAAGAGATCGTACAAACCCTGCTCCTCAAGCTGTGCTTTGAAGATATGAGCTAACTGATACGTGTAGTCCGTGTCAGAGCAAGCATATGGGTACAGAATCTCTAATGGTACGCTAGTGTAGCGTCTGTAACGCTCGTCGTAATACGACAAAGCTGCGTCTAGCTCTTGCTCAAAGACTTTCGCCTTGGGGTCGAGATAGTAAGCAGCCATCACCTTCAGACCATGCCTGCATGTAAGTTTGCCCTCTTCATCAAGCAAGTGGTGTGCTAGCATCGTGTCCATAACGAGATTTCGAACACGAATACCGTAGCAGTTGAACAACCACTGAGCATCGAACTTGAAGTTCTGGCCAAACTTTGGTGTGTCACTACCAAGAAAGTTCTCGAGTTGCGTCAGAACCAGATTTGCTGTATCACCCTTCCAATACGGTTCTGATGACAAGCCTGAATGCAGCGGTACAAACGCGCCGGTGTCCTTTCCCCATGAGAAAGATAACCCACCAATTCGAATGTCTTTTCTCGCTAGCTCGTGGGCATGTCCCTCCTTGGTAGGGTGATTTGTCTCGATGTCAACAGCGACTTCTGACGCTGCATTCAGCTGACTAAACAGCCAATGCAAACGTTTCGGAGAACTCACTAGAACATAGTTCTTTCGCAGCAAGCTCTCCGAAATGTTCGAAAAAAGCATTCAGAACCTCTTCGCTTGCCCGTCGTTTCGATAGGAAGCCCAGGATACCACACCAGAAACAAGGTCCTTGTGGTCAACCTCTCTTGCGTCGCAATTGGGACAGATGAGCGTTCGTTCGACAACGTTACCACTCTTGGAACCGTGATTGCGAACCATCAGCAATGGTGGCTCTGGCTGATCGCTGGGATTGCAAACTCGGCAGCGAACTTCTGACTCGTAGGGTGGCTGCAACAACTTCATCTACGCACCCGTTCAGTAAGATGACGAATCTGCTCAGCGAACTCAGTCTTCACACCAGGATCAGTCTCAAACAACCCACGAACGTCCTGGGTGATTGCAGCTGATTCATGTGCAAGTACGCCTCGTGCAGACATACAAGAGTGGCGTCCGTTGATCCACAAACCCACCCCCGAGCACTTGGTGTACTTCTCGAAAGCCTCAACCAGGTCATGCGAAATGGATTCCTGCATCATCGGGCGGTTTGCGTACAGTCTAAATGCTCTCGCTAGCTTTGACAGCCCGAGCTTGTAGCCATCTTTTGCGTCAGAGATATACGCGAGCACTGCGGTCATGTGCACTGGAAGCAAATGATGCGGACAAACTCCAGCTGCCGAAATTGGACCAACAACGATCATACCCTTGTACGAAGACCTGAACTTCTTTCCGAAGATCTCCTCTGCCTTCTTCTCGGAAGTGTACAGACCTGAGCACATCTCAATGTATGCTTTTGCTACACGAGCTGGTGTTTCAGCAAAATTCTCATCGTTGAGATCTACACCAAGCCCTTGAAGCATCTGGCGGACGCCAGCTTCGATTTGCTTGCGCTTGTACACTGGGCCCTTGATCTCGTTTTCGTCCGGCTTGCTCATTTGTCTTCCTTTTTCGTGTCCTGTGAACAGGGCTGTAACCACTGTCCACAAAAGCTTCCATCACACACTTCAGCTTCGAATTGACCGTAGCACTCTGGCTTTGACTGAATTACATCAAGATGAACAACCTCTGATAGTTCAGGCAATTCCAAGAGTTTAGGAGCTTCTTTTACCTTCTTCTGTCGCTGCTTCTGTTCGCGTGGGAGAGCTGAAGTGTTAGGGAATGCAGTCTGAACTCGACCAGTTGTAACACCTGACAAACTGAATTCTGACAACACCTTTGCTGATGGCTGAACTTCTGGCACGACTATGTCCGGTGAATTAGACTCAACCGCAACACTCGTCACAATCACATCCGAATCTTCAAACATGGATGCCATCGCTGCCTTGCCAAGATCCGAATCAAGGACTGCTGGATCAACTTCCACTTCAGGCAGAGAGTCGAGAACTGAAAGCTTGCTCGAGGACTCTAGCTCCGCTGGGGGTGCTTGGACTAGCTCCACCTTCTCCTCAGCGAGAGCCTCCCCAACAACTGACTCAGGTTCACCCTTCTTCTTTCGACCACGCTTCCTCTGCTTGTTCGGATCCGCTGGTTTCCGAATAGCATCCTTCTCCTTGATCTTGCCCAAACCCGACGTTTGAAACATCGATCCGAAGGTGGTGGTCAACTGATTCTCATGCAGCCGTTTGAAGTAACGCCCGAACTCTCTTGTAGCGATCTCGAATCCACTGCGTTTGACTTCATCAAGATACAGAATTGCTAGCAATGCCTCATCAGAGCAATGCGACTTGACATACTTCAAGTAGCGTTCTTTATCAGCAACCAAAGCGTGTAGCTTTCGACTGCGATCAATGTACTGAAACATGTTGTGGAGGCTAATGAGATGGCCACCACCATTCGAGTCTAGCATCGCCTCTGGAAACGTTTTACCAGAATCACGAACAACGATGCATACCGGACAATTGCATGGTGGGTTTACCAACTCATGCCAGCTTTGGATCTGGTCACCAAACACTACATCGCCACCACGATCCACATCTGGTGGAACCATGTATGTCTTCGTCTTGTAACCAGCCCCATAGCTGGACGAGTCGAAGACCACCTCATCGCAAAAGCGCGAAGCGTATACGAGTAATGGCATGGTGTTCCATCCCGAAACACCAAGAAAGTGGAAGTAGTTCAGCGGTTCAGACTCAGTCTGTTGTGACCAGATAAACGCAAACATGCGTGCCTGATTCATCACATCTGAGCTGGGATGAAAGCCGACTGACCAACCGGTCCTTCCGTTGTACTTGAACTTGTGAAAAAGGTCGTACCAGACTTTGATTCGTTCCATGGTGTGACCATGCAAAACGTTCAGCATCCGGAGTGTGTTTGACTTCATGTTGTCTTGATAGAACTGACAATTCTTCTCAGTTTCTTTCAAGCAAAAGTCAAACATGTCATCATTGTCATCAGCACCAACTGGATAGTCGATGATGAATGCTGCGTCATTGGGACCGTCTCCCCAAAGCTCTTGCGTCCGCAAGATCTCAATGGGCTGAATGTTCAGGGTCTTTCCCTGAATCACAGTCTGCTTGTACAACTGAAACCCACCAGAGTCAATCAGAACCCTGGTATCCGGTCCAATGTTCAGATCATGTCGTTTGTCACCTTCTGCTCGAGAGGTGAACGCGTTCAACAACAGCGCGGGGTGGTAGAAGACCGACTGCTCTTTGTACCAATGAGTCCAGAACGAGTGAGGCTTCCCCAGGAGCAAGGGTTTGTCCCTCATCTCCCGCTCTGCAGAGAAGAACATCACCGGAAACCAAATACTGCGCCCAATCTTCTGTTCCATGGTCATGCACACGTGCTTCCAAGCAGCTCTGGTTCAACCTTGCCCACTGCCCATTCAGCACAGGTTCGGGTAGCTTCTAGTCCAGCCTCGTCCAACAACGTCAAAGGGCGATCAGGTGGCAACTGCTTAAACACCATGTCCTCGAGTGCCTCCGGATCGTCATTGATCAGCTCGGTGTACATCCGTCTAGCCCCAGCCTCATCAGCTGTGAGCATGTAGTGGTGATCACCATCTCCGCAAGCGTAGAAAACAGCTAGCATGTTCACGCCCTGATCATGTTGTAGATGCCCTTGGGAGTCGACCCACCGAAGTGCAGATCAGTCCCCTCAACTTTTGCAAACGTGTCTTCAAACCCCCAGCGCTTGAGCAGGAACTGAGCCACATCAACGCCCCAAAGACTCTTGTGCCCTGGGTAGTTTGCCATTACTCCGTCCCATGGGCATAGCACCCCGTTACAGATAGTGATGTAACGCTCGTAGTCGAACGCCCCGAGCTCTGTGTTGTAGACATTGGACATGTCGTTCCAGAGTTTGACCATCGAATCAAAGTCGGGTGTGACATGATGCATCTTCCCGCCAGGCTTCAGCACCCTCTGAAATTCGCCAAGAATCGTGTACGCATTGTTTGGACTGAGATGCTCCATAGCGTGGGCAGAGTAGATCTCGTCTACTGTTGCAGCTTGAATCATGCTCAAGTCATTGGGGTGTTGCATTTTGTAGTATCGCGTAGGCTTTGCTTCTTGTACTCCGAGGACAGGACCCTCCCAGCAGCCTTCCCAAACCTTAGACCAACCGTGTTCAACAAACGGTGGGATCCAACAGTCAACATGCACGGACCCCAACTCAATCACTGTGCCTGCCATATAGTTCAGCTTCATCTTGACTCCAGTGAACGTTGATCTTGGGTCAACTTCAAAGCCTGCTTGTACAACGAACTCCCCGACTTGTACAAAGCCATCACAGTCCGCTTCTGACGCAGAACAGAGTAACGCCCGAGCTTGTCAAGGTACTCTCGCGCCACATCTGATTCAAACACGTTCTGAGCATACGTTTCAGTTAGACCATTGTTAATCAGAGCCACTGCTCGTCTAAAGCACGCAGGACAGTTACCACACTGTTGATGCTTCTTGTCAATTTCAACTGGCTGGTAACAAGCAGTAGTGGCAAGCAAAACATTGACTCTGTCTTGATACGACAAATCGAGGTCATGCGTGTCAAGGAACCAATTGACCATATCGGTCTTGTCCCATTCTTGGAACACAGGGCTTACGCGAACGTGCTTCTCGTACAGTTGGGAGAGCAGATCGGAACTTCTCTTGAAGAACATCTCGTTTCTGTCCGGAAGCGTTCGCTCATCTGCTTGACAAACAATGGCTATTTCAGTAGCACCTCGGTTAGCTGCTTCAACAGCTAAGAGCAGATTCCTTGCTGGAATATTTGCGTCACTCTGCTCATAGTTCTTACCATACGCACCGAGTGCCATTGATTGCTCAAACTTGAAGGGGAATCGAGTTGGCAACAATGATAACAAGTGCTGGATGTGCTCTAATGCTTCAAGCTCTTGTGACTGGTAGCGATGACCTAATCTAGCATACAGTGGGACAACTGGGTTGTTGGTTGAAAGATAGAACCAGCCAATGATTGAATCCATCCCACCACTGCAGCAAATGTACGCTGTCATCTCTTCCTCTCACAACATTTACCACTAGTGGACCAGCCGGGAATCGAACCCGGGTCCGAAAGAGCTTCACTAACACCATCTACGCACAGTATCTACAGTAGAGCTGTAGCACCTCAGGGGCGAACCGGTAAAACCGGCAGCTTCCACCACCCTGTGTTTAGACCGTGTCCTGGGCCACGTATGCTGTCTTTCCAGCTGCCCGCTCTTGTGGTTTGCAGGATCACCATACCAGAGCTTCTCTGGATCACCCGTCTCAGGCCGCTTCCGCGGCTTCCGAGAGTTCCACGTTGTCGTTCGCAGATGACGTTCCCTGTACTTGACCAGTTACAAGGAGAGCTGGTGTGCGCAATGTTAGCTCGTCTCCTCCGTCGAAACCTGTTCTGGCCCTTTTTCGATCTTGCTCAAGTTAGCGAAGAGTCGCGTAAGCGTGGCTTGTTTGGAATCACCGCCTCCAAGAATTATACCAATAGTTACTTCAGAAACACCGAGCATCTTGCAGCCAATGCGCTTTCCGTTTCTGGCGAAGAATTCCCTGAGGCTCTTCAGCTGATCGGAAGTTGGTCTAGCGAAAGCCTGACGGTAAACTCTACCTGCACTCATTAGCGCTTCTGAACCTCTTCAAGCAGTTGCTCGATCGTGGCCGTTGGTCGCTTGAACTTGTCAGTCTTGTACCACTCAGGCACCGGACCTACGAAGTCAGATGCGTAACCTTGCGGATCCTCGATCCCAGCTTTCTTGTACGCAATTCGTCGTGTCCAGCAGCAACCGCATTTCCCGCAGGGAACACGATCTCGATCGTCCGAAATGTTCCCGTACTGCGGGTGATCCGAAAGCACAAACCCGGCGCTATCACAACTCCAAGTGTGCCCCATCGGCACTCCCAGATGATGGGCAAGTCGAATGATGTCTGGCTTCATCATTCGAGCTACTGACAACCTCGTCTTGATGCGAGTCAGTGTTCCGAACTCGCAGACATCGTCAAACCGTCTGAAGAACTCAATCGTATTGTCAGGGTAGCTACCCGACTCTTCGAGATTGAACCCGCTGTAGATGAACTGGTACCCTTGGCTCTCAGCATACGCCGCAGCCATCGTCAAGAACACCATGTTCCGAGCAGCTACCCAGCACAGAGTGGACTCAGCACTTCGCATGCCATCTGGAATATCAGCGTTCGTCAACGGACTGCCAGGATGCCACTCCCCAATCGTCTTGGCATCCACGAATGTGTACTGGCAATCCAAGGCTTTGGCTACTGCCTTGACGGCCTCACGCTCTCTATCTTTGGCATGCTGTCCGTAATCCATGTGAAGGAGGTTCACATCGCAACCTTCCACCTTACGAGCTACGGCTGCTGCTAGCGAGCTATCCATGCCACCCGAGCAGATCACCAAGGCCTTCTGCTTGCCCTTAGCTGCTGGCAGATGCGCAAGGATCTTGTTCTCTGCCTTCCACTCGTGAATCTCACGATTCACAAGGCTGAACGACATCCCTGAGTAGGGTGGCAGCTGGGTAAACTTCATCTGTGTGTCGAACAGCCCAGACGCGCTCAGCTTGATGTCGAACGCTTGTAGCAGGGCTTTCTTCTCAGAGCCGAAGTACAGAACGTCCTCAATCATGTTTCTGCGGTACGCAAGGTTCAGCGGCTTGAAGTTTCGGAACAGATGCAGTTCGTCTGGGTGTTCAAGATCGACCAATCCAAACGCAAACCCTCCAGCAAGCTCTGCAAGAGCCGACTCAATGAATCTTGCCCGGTGTGCGATCGACTGTGGAATCGATGTCGTTATAGTTCGACTCTTGTGGCGGTAGAGGTGCAAGAGCACCTCAGAATCGATGCCGGTCACCGACTCAAAGTTGTACTTCGAGTTCAGCAAGTCATCCTCGGGAAACGTACCGTTGTGTGTGCCGATGCAGTGCGCTGCAACGATTGGCTGACGAGCGGTAGATTCGGTGGAGTCTGGCTGAGGCATCGGCTGGTAGCGGTTGTTCCCGACAACAATGCATGGGCCTGTCACGAACTCTTTCAAGAACCGTCGGATACCGTCAACGCAGTCAGACGCAGTCAGAGAGCTGAGGAACAGTTTTGGTTCGTGTGTCCCTCGATTCAGGATTGCAATGCCAACCCCGTCTCGTCCTCGATCCTCGCCGGCCACAGCCAGCCGCGTGAGATGTTCGACCACTGGAGCGTAGTCGTGTGCCAGCCAAACAACCGCTCCGAAAATGCTACACATTCTTCACCTCTAGTTCGCTCTCTCGAATGCAAAACACCTGATCCAACTGTGGCTCTCTCGAACTATCGCGTACATGCACATTCCGAAACGAGCCTCTACCCTGGAGAGCAGGGTGGAGGGATTCCGCAAGGATCTCGTTACTCACAATCACACCCTGCCTGCCGTCGAGCATAGCGTCACCAGTGCAACGCAAGACAACAGACATACCCTTCTCTAGGTGAGATGCCGTTGGCTTAGATTGCGGGTGGGATGTGGACGGACGCTCTCTGTCAAACTGCACCACAAACTGCCCAGGGAGTGGCCACGAGTCCTCGTTCTCTGGATCGTTCGCCATACGTACCCTCGGCAAGTAAACGTCAACTTCTCTGTCTGTTCGCCGATACGTTGCGATCCAGCCCTCACGGATCAGTTCGCGTCTAGTAACTGCATCCCAGTAGGGAAAGTCGTCGCCCTTAGCGAGTTCAGCTATAGCTGTCAAGTCCTGTCGATTAAGTCTAATCGATGGCCTTCCGAGGCTTTGATCCGTCTTAACCAACAAATCAAGCAGCACTTGGAGTTGCTCAGCAAGCTTTGTCATAGATCCGCCACCTTCTTGTGAATGTAGTGCTCCAAGTCAGTACCCACCCCATTGTAGATGTTCTCTGCGTCCATGTGGGTTGCCCAAGAGCATCTACAATCGTACTTGCGGACCATATCCCTAGCACGCTGCTTGTACTCTTCCCAGCGAGCTGATAACTCCCAACCGAAGACTGGGTCACTCTTGATGTTCGCCCGCTCTTCAGCTTCTAGTCTCTCCAAAGCATACGTGCCAATTAGTTGTGGCAATCGCAACTTTCCCTTGCTAACACTCAGCCCCATGCGCTCAGGACTAACAGTCCTATGATCCAAAGGCACGTCCATCTCAGGTGGGTGAAAGTCGTCACAAACTCGGACAACACAATTCACATCGAGTGTGACCATGCCAATGAACTCCTCCTTGGGAAGCTTCATGCACTGCCACTTGTAGGCTAACCCATCGTCGGAGCTCATCATATCGATGGCTGCACTGCTAGGATGAATCAGGCAACCCTTCTTCTTGAGACTCTTAACCTGTTCAAGCACGGATCGAAGCTCCAGCTGATCCTCTGGACGGAACGAAAGCTCTGCGATGTCTTCGACCGTTTCTACCTTGCTGTACGGTTGCCCACGATTGGCATGTACAAGGTCCCAGTGAAGCCAGATGCCCTTAGCTGAGAGCGCTTCAATCAACTCTGGCAGGGCGCGGAAATTCTTCCGCGTCAGTGTCATGCAGGCTTCGACATCACGAAACTCTGGACGCTTTCCGTACTTGTCGATGAAGTAAGTCAGAAACCGGTACGCTCGGTCGGTCTTGATCTTGCTTGACTTGTTAGACGCTTGCTCGGCGATGCTATCTACAAGAGCGTCAACTGACATCGTCAGTGAGTACAGCTTGTTGTCCCACCAATAATCAAGCATCTGCTCGTCAAGTCCAACGCCTGATGTGATTACACTGTTTGGAATCCCCACAGTGGTCGCGTAGTTCACGAACTGTGCAGTGCGTTCTGGTACCTGGGCTGGCTCAGCGCCATAGATCGCCATGAACCCACACCCAAGCTCTTTCAGATTGTCGATAGTTGCGAACCATCGATCCATCGGAGCTTCTTCACGATCCGACCTGTCATTGGCAGATCGACCTTTCTCGTCCACTCGGTACATTGCGCAGCCAGCACAACGCAGAGGGCATCGACGAGTGAAGAGGATCTCAGCCTTTGTCAGTGCGGGTTTGCCAGCGTGTGGCCCAGACTCAATTAGTCTTTGGTTCATGCTCGTCCTTGTACCTGTCAACCCTTTGCTGGAGGCTGAACTTCCATCCAGTCCTCAGCTAGCATATCAGTCTGACTTGCCAGCCACCCAACATTGATTGTGTTCTGAGCAGTTTTCATACACAGAAACGGAAGTTGTGGCAGGTCCCAAAGATCGCGTACACTATTCGGCAATGAAACACCAATTGAATCAGCATCTTCAGCTGGCGTGGGGTTCACCATAAACAGAAACATGTCCTTCCCGTTCCACCCACCACGAGCCACTCTCCCGCCAGACTTGAGAATGTTCAGAGCGTCACCGAATCGCATAGTTCACCTCACGAAGCTGAGACGTTACCACCGTCGATCTTGATTCTACCCTCAGTCGTCATAGCAGCAAGCTGCTTATCAAACCGTGGCTTCGACTTCCACCCTTTCGCCTCAACCAAGGCCCACAGCTTCTCAACCGTGGTAGTGGTTTGAAGTTGCGACAGGATGAAGTGACCCATGGATCCTGGTTGATAAGCTGCAGGAACTGATCCTGTGGAAGGAGCTGGACTACCATTAGCCGTTTCTGGCTTTGTCTCTACCTTGGGTGGAGATGCTACCTTAGTACTAGGAGCTTGCTTTGGGGCAACCACCTTCTTAGCAGGTTCTTCAGCCTTCTTCTCTTCGAGAATCTTCTTGTCTTCCTCGGTAGCTTCAGCAACCGCTTCAAGTTCGAGTCCAGCCGGCTCTGGCTCGCCCTTTAGCTTGGCCTTGATCGCTTTGACGAGTCCTGAGTACGTTAGCTTTCTAGCGTAGTTCTTAGACTTCTCGAAATCATACGTGCCACCCTCTGGGATTCCAACACCCAAACGAGCCGCAAAGTACACCTTGCAGATCCAGTGAATGGCGCAGTATGGATCGTTCGGGTTCGGGCTCTTTGCATTCTCGTCAGACGGATGGCAAAGGAACGCATCCATCACTGGATTCGAAAAGCAGGCGGTTGTCGCAGTCCGTGATGGCTCCAAGTTTAGTCTTGAGAACGCATTCACCTCCTGCAACACTGGGAGAGAAAGAGGGATTTTCGGAGCGATTTTCGGCACGAAACTCATCTGGTCACCATTTTATCGACTGAACCTTTGAGAAGACAGTGTTACCAATTCTGTTTTTGACGTCCGAGGCGGTAGCTTCTGGAACCTTTGGAGGCACTGTGATCATTCCAGACCGTGTCACTAACCTACCGTTAGCAGCGCAAATCTGGCACCGCCAAACTGGATCACCACCGCCCCACCGACTCGCTTCAAGCCCAGTTTTGGTAACAAATACCTGTTCCACAGGAAAGTGCCACTCACCTCCCGTAAAACTCACACGATACATTCGCAAACAAAACTCACATCGAAACCCCACATCACAGATTCGTTCGTGGGAGGCGGGTGAGACTGGCGTCTGTACCGGATCTGGTGTGTATGTCTCCGTAAAGTCAGAGACTGAGAACACTACAGGGAAGAGATCCATAGGTTGAATTACCTACACACCCTTCTTCTTATCCCACCTTAGCACGTGTAGTCTTGGCATGAAGTTCAACCCATACTTCACAGCCAAGTCATACACAGTTTCAATCGCATCAATCTGTCCCTGCTTTGTCTGCCCTTCTGGCATAAGGTAGACCTGTGCAGTGCTAGCACCTACCTCGTAAGCCAGGTCCCATGCCTCTTGAACATCTGCTTCATTTCGGACAACAAACTTCAGGATTGTCAGAGGCATTTCGAGTAGTCGTGGCAAACTCTGCTTATAGGTTGCAGACAAATCCCCCATGCCCGCGTGCGACAGTTTCGGAGAGCAGTTCACCCTCAGAATAAAGTCATCAGCAAGCTCTTGGAGCTGTTGCGATGGAGCAAACGTTCCCTCTGTCTCGATCTCGAACTGCCAACCTGGCCACTTCAGCAGCTCTTTGAAGTAGGGCTTATCTTGGTGCAGCAGTGGTTCGCCACCGGTTAGGACTAACTTTCTTGCTCGCCCTTTGTGCAGGGTATCGTACAAGCTGCTCAACGACAGCTTGGTTGTCTGAATCTCGCCCTTCTTCCAAGTGTGAGTTGAATCACACCAGTCGCATGAGCGGTGACATCCAGTGAATCTTAAAAACGAACAGAACGTTCCAGCAGATGGCCCCTCGCCCTGCAGAACATCTGTGTAGCATTCGGTGACTGGCACCACCAGACTGCTAGAAGCAATAGGGAGTGAAGACTTAGCTGTCATTCGATCACCGATTGATGATAGAAGAGAGTAGTTTGTTCAACACCAAACTACTTACCTCCGAGTCGGACCAGCAGTTCGGCGTCTCAAACACTCGAACCCTTGATACCACCACCCGGTGTGGTTCGAGAAGCTCCTGCGCCTTCTCTTGAAAGTAGAAAGCAAGATTCTCGGAGGTTGGCTCAAAGTTGACTACGTGCACTGGCTTCTTCCCAGCATTCGCATGCACCAAGTTCACAACTTCGATCAGTTGCTTATCCTCCGCATTGAGAATCGCAGTGTGATCTAACTCACTGTCAAGCCACGAACCAAACACTGCCTTGGTGGTAGAGAAATCGATCACCATACCATCTGACAGAATTGGAGCGACACAGGTCACATCCACCCGGTATCTGTGACCATGCAGAGCTCCACACTTTGACTTGTGATGAACCAAGCGGTGTGCTGAATCGAACTCGAGGCGACGAGTAGCAGTGACTGTTTGCATTTCACTTTCCCATCAAACTTGCAAATGTTGGTTGAAACAACAACTGATCCCAATTCTTAGCCCACTGTACCAGCTGAGGTGAATCGGGCTTGTACAGCAAACGATCCTTATCAAGAGCGTGAAACTCTTCCGCTGTCAGGTAGTAGAAGCTGATCTCTTCGTCAAAACCAACTAGAACCACCCCGGTAATGTTTAGCTCTTCCCACAACTTCCGTGCCCCATCACCTACCCATTTTGAGTGTCGACCTTTTGACGAGGCGTATCCTGAGAGCGCTTTACCCTCACTAACACCACCTGCAAAATCCCAAGAGAAGGACCCATAACCTGTTGGAAATGAGAAGCGTGTGAGGACGTTAAACGACCCAAGTACCACCCAATCTCTGTCGTACACGTCTTGCAAAGAGTCGTTTGAATGATCCCAAAACCCTTTGCTCTTGGCTGCTCCGCAAACCAACTGCTTAGCAAGTCTGTTTAGGGCTTCAGATCCTTGGTGACCTGTAAGTACCTTTGCCAGGAATTTGATTGCATCGCTAGTCTTAGTTGACATCAGCTCAACCTCAGCGGAACATTAACACTAGCCATCACTTGCTGCTTGTCCTCAACAAGCACTACCGGAGTATTCTTGTCGATAACCAGCATTGTGAACGTGTCCTCAGTCATGAGACGAAGCGCCTCTTTCAGCTTCCCGAAATGCAGACCTATCGTCAACAGACCTGGCAGATCAGAGTCAGCAAGAATCTTCTCTACTGCCGTAGCCTTAGTGAAACGATTCAAACCTGTTAGCTGAACGATGAACCTGCCATCTGGCAACTTCTGCTTAATCGACAACTCAACAGCATTGTCCTCTTTGCCAAGGAGACAAGAAGCGGATGTCAGAGCGTTCAGAAAGTCGTTGCGATTGAACCTGATCCAGTTTCTAGTTTGCTCAGCCACAATGTTCCCATCAGCGTCTAGCTTAGCCAATGGGTACACGTGTTCCGCCTGTCGATGAAATCCGAGAAACTGAACGTAAGTCTTCGGATACGTGTCCTCGATGCAACGAATGCTCATAGAGCATTCAGAAGAGGAGATGCAGACACGACCATCAAGCTTGTTGATACCCAACGTCATCGGCAGATTACCCGACAGGGATTCAATCAATGGAAGTGCTCTGAATGGTACTGCAACCCTCATCAAGTCCTTCTCGGTATGGTTAGGGAGGGTGAACCTAGCAATGTGGCAAAGGCTAGAAGACAAACCAGCCAATCGAAGAACACCCTGTTCCGACAAGTCGAATAGCAATCCCTTGAATGGTGAATCAGACTTCTCGTCCTCGACTACACTGCCGCAACGCTTTGTATACTCGAGAATCTTGGGCTCGAAATCGAACTTGAAGTCGTACTGCTGCTCTAAGTTCAACGAAGGGATCTCTTCATTCTTTAGCAGAGGCAGTTTGGCTTGAAACTCACCCTGCTTGAGATGGAGAAATTCACCCTCCACCCACATCGTGATCGGATAGCCGTCGACTCTTGTTTTCAGGATGCTTACCAGACGATCACACTCAACCAGAGCTGATCCGGGTGAATCGATCGCCGAAACAATTGCCCTAGCTTCGAAATGCAGCGTGGGATCTTGAGCTCGCATTGTCAGTAGCATGTTGTCTACCGACAATTGGACGTAACCGTAGATAGGCTTCAAGCCACCAGATTTGCTATTCGCAGTATCGAAAGTTGCGACCTTTGCGCAACGGTTCAACTGTGGGCGAAGCACATCAGCGAGGATTGAGAACTTCATACAACTCCCTTAGTCGCGAGATTGAACTGGTCGAACACCTTAAAGCTCACTGGAAATGCCGAGATGATCTCGTTGAACAGCTGCTTGATGTCAACAGCAGACTTCTGCAGAAACTTCGCAGCAGACGACCTATCAGCTTTGATGATGGGAACCTGCAGCTTCTGCGTCTGATGATTTAGAATTACCAGAGATGACTGGGTGGAGAAGTCGTCGTTCTCTTGCAACAGAAAGCTAAACAGCTCCTTTGCTGGATCAGACAAACGCTCTCGAACAAACTCAACAAGTTCGCAGTACACCAACTGGTCTTCAGGAGTGCCCAACTCATTCGGAACAGTGTCCAGTGGATCCAGATCCACATCGTCACTGATGATGTTTGCTCGAATGCCAGCGACTCTGACGTAGTTTGGGAACGTCTTCGTCTTCACTTGACGCTTTAGCTTGGTGACCACCGTCACCTCGGATGATGGCTTCTCTGGATCTACCACATAGCCATTCTTTGACGTGAACATACGCGAGCACCGGTCGCAGTAGTACTGCACGATACCCGCGTATACGTATGTGAACATCGACGGCTTCTTTACCGTCTCTATCAGAGTCTTGTCTACGATTCGATCAACACCACTTCTTCGAAGATGCAACTGACCATTGTCCTCAGACAAGACCGTGTAGATCTTCTTTTCGTAGCGTACCTGTGGTGTTCGAAACGCTTGAACATCCACCCACATCTTCTCGAGAAACTCACTGACGATGTCCTGCAACGGCTCATGAGTCAACTTCCGCAATTGAAACGAGAGAAAGTTGACCTTGGGACTCCACCGTCTGACCTGTTCTCCATACTCTTTGTCTTGTTTTTCCAACCGTGCAAAGAATGACTCACCCAGAATGCTTTTGTCCATTGGCTCCCTACTGCCGTTGGAGTCTCTGGTCAATCTGATCCAGAGACTGCAGTTTTTACACGTTCGATCAGCTCTTGCTTCGACTCATTGTCCTTGAGTCGCAAGTGATTCTGTACAATGTCGATCAACATGTCGCGGTGAAGCAAGATGTTGCGACCCCTAACAGGCTTTTCATCATAATGATGAGTGGCATGATACCATATAGCGTAAGCTGATCTGTTCAGAATGGCCGCCGCTTGGCGAATTGAGAACATGTCACTCATCAATCTTGGTTCTGTACCCATGACCTAAACCTCGTACCTACGTGTGAACTGCTTGAATCGCTCGAAAGTAAGCTCATCTGGATCTTTAGCGAATTCAGAGATGTCCACCTGCTTTGACTTCACCCCTACTGAACGAAGCTCCAGCCAGACGTTTCTAGCAGATACTTGTGCAGTAGCGTCCAAGCAGACCCATACAGGAACGCAGAACAAGTCGAATACTTTCTTTAGCAGAAGAACTTGGGCGTTGGATAGCTTAGCTGTCGAGATGCCCAGTGCTACCTCACCAAACGTTGCCAAGCGGAATACGTCAAACTGCCCTTCAACCAAGAAAATGCGGCGAAGCTTATCTACCTGGTTCAAGCGGTGCAGACCAAAAAGAAACTGATCTGTAGTCGCTCCTTCAGGGAATGTGTACCTAAGCGAATTGTTTGGGTCCATGGATCTAGCTGTCCATGTACACAACCGATTGTCCATGTCGTAGAACGGTATAACCAATCGATTCAGAACACTGCCACTAGTTCCAATTCTGAGATCAAACCCAAGGTTAAGCAGGGTTTCATCATATCTTCGTTCGTAGCGAAGGTACGGAGGGAAGTTCTCTGCAGTGACGGGTACCTGAGTCACTGGAAGCTCCTGATATCGCACCTCAGAGACTCGAACGGCACTAAGCTTGGTTTGAAAGTCAAGGAGCTCAGCGTAACTCTTCAGCGGGCGGTGCAACCCAAGCTTTGACTGCACCTCCTTCCACGATTGGATTCCTTCCAGCAACTTGTAGAAAAGCGGGAATGAACCTCGAAGGCCACAAGAGGAGGCTCTACACAACCACTGTCCCGTTTCTACGTTAATCGCAAAACAGTCGTAATCGCCACCTGGATGGAACGGGCAGTGCCCCCGATACTCACCTCGAGTTCCACCTCCTCTGAGATTGAGGCGAGGGTGGTGGGAAATGTAATCTTCAACGTTCATTCTAGCATCTCAGACGAAGCCGAGCGAAGACTATCAAGGTAGTCAGCTAGCTCAATCGCAGCATCATGTGCTTGCATCAGTCTAACTCCAAATCAGTCCAGCACTCATCTCCGTACGATGCCCACCTCTCATCCTCTTCATCATAAAGTGCTGGATCGCCTGGTTTTGCCTCTTCCTCACTTGCTGGCCAAACACCGTATTGAGCCAGCTTTGGGTTCGCACCAATTCGCTTTGCGCAGGCGAGGCATGGGAACTCCCAGTACCCGTGGAACGACAGCCTACCGTGGCCAACGGTCAAGCGTTCACAGACCCCGGTACTGATTCCGCACTGATCAGGGCTCAGAACATTGGCGCATCTGATCTTCGCTTCTTCCATAGACCTATCTTAATGATCTCTACAAAAGAAATCAAGTACAATCTCAAAAAAACAACCCGGAGGACATCAGTGGTAGGGGCACCTAGTCAACTCCGGGTTGGGGAAAACAGTCTTACTTCGTGGCCTTCTTGGCGGGAGCAGGCGCTGGCTTAGCGGGAGCTGCGGCCTTCGCCGCCGCCTTTGCAAGCTTGGCCGTCTCTTCGTCGGTCAGGTCGAAAGCAGGCACTGTTGCTTGGAAATCCAATCGGACCCGAGCAGACACTTGAATCGGCTCACCAGTCTTCGGGTTGCGAGCTACCCGAGCAGCCTGAGGACGCCGGAAAAACGAACCGAACCCTTGCAGAGTGACACGATCTCCACCCTTGACCATCTCAACAATGGCCTCGGACAGAAGATCAACGTGCTGGGGCTTAAGTGACTCAAGCCCAGGGTCACTCTTGATCTTCTCATTCACCTTAACAACCAACTGATCTCTACCAGACATATTGCCTCCTTAGGGCGTATGTTCGTCTATATACCAGAGACTTTCTCAAATCTCCGACACTTCAACTGGATTCTGTGCCAAGTAGGACACAGCCCTCGACAATCTGGCAGTTGCCAGCGGAATCGCCACCACGCACTTTTCTGGTGATCCCGAGCATACAACTCGACACGAACCGGGATGCTCTCGATCGGTCTCACCTGCGTAGAGGCACAGAGTTTTTGTTCTCCGCATTGAGTAACGCATCTCGTGGAGAGCCACTCGAGCAGCTCCCTTCCGATCGGCAACTAGCTTAGGACCAGTCCACAAGAGCGATGGATTGGCAAGCTCTTCTGGAGTGGCGTAGGCACGACCCACAATCTCGTCACCACGAATTACGATCCCACCCATTGTGTGCAACTGCCACATCGTCCACGCATTTCGACCGTCGCACGAACCTCGTGCATCAGGCTTGTACCCTGGTTGGTTGCACGTGCCATCATCGACAAACTTTGCGAAATTTGTCTCAAGACTAGCAACTGCAGCCACTAGGATTGCATTCTTAGCATCACTCGACTGAACCAAAACTCTTCCGTCGACTGATCTAAGGTCCACTGGTGCAACTGATTCGATCGGATCCATTGCGACTTCAGCGATGTCCTCAGCAATTGACTTGTACCGTGCTTCAGCATCTTCCTGCTTCTCTGCTGGAGTATGCTGAGACACCGGACTCCAAGACATCATTGCTTTGAGAACGTACGCTACGAGTGCTGCTTTGGTCATTGTTCTGCTCCGTTCAGGTTACAAAGCTAAGAGAGCTAGCGATGATAATGTACACAAGCCGTGGAATGAGAAAGAGTGTATTTACCACTCTGCTTCTTCCCAGAGCTTGTTGATCGATCGGTCAATACACATCCGATCGATTTCGCTAACTAGACGAACCTCGGGGTACATGATCGATCCGTCTCTAAAGAACAACGGACTCAAGATAATGTTCGGCGGAGCAGCTGAACCATCTTGTCCCTTTGTATACTCAACGTCGATACCGATTGAATTGTCTACAGCCTGAGCAATACCAATCGATCTTCCTTGGTGGTGCTGACGAACCTTCACCGGCTTTCCGTCTTTATCGATCTCTGCGCCAGCCATGTTCGCCTGAGAGGCGGTGATGAAGATCGAAGGCCTGCTTGGATCCTTCGCAGACTTCTGCATATCCCAACAGATTTCGGTTTGCTCGTCATTGTCACGTTGTACTGCTGTAGACGCCTTCATCAGGTTCAAGTAATCGATGATTTTGACTTCAGCGGTGAACCCCTCTTCTCGTTCGAGTCTCCGTAGTTCTCGATCCAAGTCGGGGATGGTAAGCTCGTTCGGATTGCCTTTGATCACCTTCAGTCGCTGTGGCCACTTGTCGATCTTCTCAAACAGCTGGTCAACGTGCTTTCGCTCTTGTGAGTCTTTCAAGTAGTTGACAACTCGATCGTAATTGATCGAAGTGAACATCGAATCCAGCCGATTCATGGTCAGTTCGATGGAGTTCTCAACAACGACTAGAACAGTGTTAAACCCTTGCAATACAGAAGCGAATGCACCTGTGGCTAGGATCACTGACTTGTACCGCTTCATTGGTGCAAGGAATTGCGTTACTGTTCCGAATTCACACTTCAACTGTGCATCAAGCTTTGGTATACCGAATCGCATCCTAGGGAACAGATCCGGATTGTCTCGCTTGTACTTTCGTACGGCCTCTCGCTCTTTGAATGTCTTGGCGAAGTCTACTACCTGAAGCTGCTTAGTGGACAGAGCCTCCTTCGCGTCCGCCAAGCCAAGTTCGAGATCTCGAAGTGCGAACTCTAGCTTCCTTGTTCTGCCGTAATCGTCGTAAAACCGCTTGATAGCTGTACTTGTCTGCTGAAGCGAAATGAACCTCTTGTAAGTCAAAACGGCATCAGATGCACCCTGCTCGATATTCAGCGAATACAAACGAGACAGGGACAGCTTGTACTTGTCCTGCTCATCTTTCACCTTAAACGTATCGTCAACGATCTGAATCAGCATGCCTTTCGTCGGCACTGAATCAGAACGCTGCTTGATAACCTCAAGAAACCAACGATATGTCGGAGTGTCAAAGTGCTCTGGTTTAACGATGCTCAACACGGATTTGGCAGACTCGTGTCCTTGAGCTACAGCTGACAAGAATGTCTCTTCCAGATCTGGATCGGCAAACGGCTTAACGTCCATCAGATTCCCCACTCAGGCTCTGGTCGGAGGGCAGTATTGCTCAACCTAACAAATCTGTACTTACCAAACTTGTCTGGTAGCTCAGCTGCTTGCACACCCAAGAAATCTGTTACGCAGTTGGCCTGGAAATCTTTGCGATCATCAATCTTGTTCACAGTGATGATCGTTGGCAAGTTGTTTGCAGCCCTATGCTGAAGACACGAATGCAAACGCTCAAAATAGTCGTTGGCACCCATCCCTTTGAATGACAGTCGAAGATCATCCAAAACCAGCAGATCCGAGGAGATTGCTTTCTGATACAGCTCGAGTCCGTGCCACGATCTCGTCAGAATCAGCTCATACAGAGTATCCGTTACAATGAATCGCGGAGTGAAGCTTCCGATGGCACCGGAATCGTCAACCCCCACTCTTTTCGTATACTCTTTTGCTAGAGTAGTAGCGAGCGAAGTCTTTCCCACCCCTTTGCCACTGAACAGAAGCAACGAAAGTCCTCGAGTTTGCACCTGATCAGGATTGTCTACCCAGTAACGAATTGCCTCTTCGTCAGTTGTCTCTTGGTCAAACTCCCAAGCGTACGAATCTGGAAACTGTGCCTCCCACTCTTTGGAAGTCTGAAGTTTCGTCGGCCACATACTGTCCCAGTTGAACAATGTGTACGCTCTTGGAAACCCGCAGGCTATCAACCTGTTGGTTGACATAAACAATCGCCAGCATGGGCATCTCTCTGACGAAGTTGCACTGAGGAACATGCTGCCTTGGCACAACGGACAGCTTGCGCACCAATCTTCAACGTTATCCAGTCTTCTTTGCATTCAACATCTCCAGCCACTCAACCGGTGGACGCAGCTTAGCGTCGGGATGAATCGCAGTGCCATCGTCTCGATATAGCTTGTTCCCCCACTTCTCGTACCAAACCCACGGGCATCGTTCAGGAGGCGAATCCCAAGCAGATCTCAGCTCTTCCCAGTTGCCCTCATTCACCCAAATCTGAATCGCTTTACCCCAATTCACCACCTGCTGGATTCTACTCGTGGGGTGACCCTCGGAGTGAACTGTGCCTGTTTTGTCTTTGTAGACTCGATCGCCATTCTTAGCAATAGCAATCAGCTCTTTGTCAAGCATAGCAGTCGAACGCAGATCGAGTCCAAACAAAAGCTCGTTTGGAATCTTTGGCATTCCTGGGATGCCAAAGTGAAGTGCGAGGTCCACTTTCCACTCTTGGTCTGCGTCTGGCAAACGTGTAATTGTCTCAGTGTCGAAGCAAAGGTCGGAAAACAGCTGGGAATACGTTGGATGCTTAGCAAACTGCTGTCCATCGATCCACTGCTTCTTCAACCGAAACTTCTCCGTCAGATAACGGAGAACGCCAATGACAGACTTCTTTCGCTGAGCGCAGAACTGCTCTATCTTGGCGAGAACAGTGAAGTCCCAAACCACTTTTGACCCGTCAAACCTTGTCTCGACTAGATTGCCTTCGTGCACCAAAGCTGTGGTGTGAGTAAGCAAATCCAGTGATCTCTGTGGATCCTGACCGTAACTGTACCAGACCGATTCAACCAAGTTAGTCAATGGGTTGGACCAGTACTTACCTCCCTGAGAATTCATGCTCTGAGACGGTGTGAACCAACTTCGTGGCTTTCTGAAAAGCGTTGGATCCGTTATGAGCTTCGACAGAAACTTGCCTGCGAGGATCAAGTAGTCGTCCGGGTCAGTGTAGCCAAGATGCGAGAATAGCTTCACTAGTCCGCCAACCTTCGGCACCATCCCCGTAAGCGTTGACGCAACTTGCTGAAGACCCGCTGTTCCAGACAGTACCTTGTACACCCAAGTACTTTTGTCTGAAATCTGAGCGTACTTTTTCGCTTTGATCGTATCGGAAGCTGCTACTTCTTGAGCAATCTCAAGGAGTACGCGGTGAAAGTTCGGCGGTCGAGCTTTGGTGTAGATCTCACCCAGTTCTGACAACTTCGGGTAAACCGGTGAAAGATCCGATGCAACAGCTACTGGCGCCTGTGACTTTCGAGGCTTTAGTCCCATCGTTCCCTACGTGGCTATGTTGTCGACTCCAAGAATTGACTACTCGGATCGACAGAGTTGATTTACCTACTGTTCTCAGTTTAGTCTACTGTAGAGAACCACCGAACTCTTTTCGGCCAACGGATCGACAATCTCCGGTTTTGGTTTTTGCAGGTCCAAATGATCATCTAGCTCTTAGTCTCTTAGTCTCTTAGCTAAGAATCATAGACTAGAAGAAAAAGACTAGTTTAGAGAATAAAAGATGAAGGGTGTATATACACCCTTGTGCAGCTGTCGACCAGCAGTCAGAGACAGTGTACGGTAAATACTGTGCATGAGTAGTTCAAGCCAAGCGTGCATCCAACGTACAATGCTCCTCGTCATCAAGCTGCTCGTTTAAACTCCGGAGATTCTTGGCTCTTTGACGTATCATTAGACTCGTCATGTGCATTAGCTTAGATAGCTAGATGTGGGAAAGACATGGTAGAGCAGGGTTACTTGAGGTACTCTAGGAGCTCTGTCTTGCCCATCTGCTCAAGTTTCTCGTCGCTGGTAAGCAGTAGATCGACCATGTCGCCTTTTCGTGCTAGCAGTTTGTAGCACAGCTCATCGATGGACTTCTCAACTTGCAAGAAGATGAGGTTGGCTGGAGATCGCTTGATCACTTCGATCGGGTCGTTACCTGTGCCAACTCTGCGATGGATGCGATCACAAGACTGCCTGAAAGTAATCAGACTGTAGGGTGGCTCTAGGTAGATCGCGGTTCGGCACCGACTCAAGAAGTCAACACCAGTGCCACCAAACAGCGGGATACCAACTGCAACGCGCTGAGGCATATGGTCGAAATTCTTGGACCAGTAGCTCAGCTGCTCTTGTGAAGTACCACCGACTAGCTTGATGCAGCCATACTTCTTCTCGTACCGTTCAACCAGCAAGTCTGCAGCTGCTCTAAACTCTGTCCAGAGTACAACTTTGGACATTGGGTCAGTGAGCACCTCGTCCAGAATCTCATCCACAATCTGATACTTAGCACTCTCTCCCTCTTTTTCAACAAGCGAGGGGTGATTCAGAGCCTGCCTCAATCTGATGCACTTTGTCATAGCAAAGGCGATCGAAAGCTTGTTGTTTGGGTCCTGCTCGATTGTATCGTACAGACCACGCTTGATGTCGTTGTACAGTTGCTGTTGAGCTCCAGTCATCTGAAGATAGCGAAACTGCGATACTTTCTCTGGCATCCCTTTGATGTCCACTTTCAGTCGACGGATCATCGAGCGTTGAAGTAGCTGTTTCAGTTCGCCCAGGTTTTTGTAGCCTGTTGTCTCACCCCATACGCGACCACCCATCTCTTTTCGAACTTTGATGGTGAAATAGTTCTCGAACTTGTTGTAAGTCTTTGGTAATTGGCTCTTGTCGATGAAGTTTAGCACTGACCATGCATCCATCGGGCTTTCTGAAACTGGCGTGCCGGTGGCTAAGCACAATCTGGCTCTAGTCTTCTTGTCAGTCTTAGCGTTTGCTGCAAGGTGCAATGAAGCTTGACCTCGCTTCGTTTCTAGAGACTTGACTTGATGTGCTTCATCAAACACGATGAAGTCCCAGGGAAGCTTTAGAGCCTCTTCAACCAGATGAGAGTACGGTAGACGTCGCCGGTTGTGCTTCGTCTTCGTACTGGAAAGTGCATCGTAATGCACAACCAACACATCAGTTCGCTTCTTTTTGTACTTGTCGAAGTCCTGCTCCAACTGTACTGAGCCGTTTCCGAGGGCGGATACTGTCAACGTGGTGTGCTTGTTAACCTCTTTGACCCATCCAGTTTTGACACTGTTGGGTGCGATCACCAGCATGTGCTTCGCTTCGCCTTTCGACTTGAGCACAGCGAAGGCGCTTAGGATCTGAAGGGTCTTGCCGATACCCATCTCATCAGCCAGAACAGCGAAAGGTATAGCCGTGAGAAATCGAATCCCGGTGATCTGATCTTCGTACGGTTTAGTTACAACCGTCTTTGGGAGATGGACAAGATGGTTTTGTTTCCCCTCTTTGATCGACTCCACCTCAACGTCTCTAGCTTCCTGATCCGCGATCCAAGAGACTGCAGCTTGTGTGGCTGAACGTCCTTCTGTGAGACCCAGTTGGTCCATCTTTACGCGGAGTTGCTTGAAGTCGCTCCAAGTTACCAACCACTGATCGTGAACGCGATCTAACTGACTCGTCAGCAGAGATGATAGCAAAAGGTTCATCTGGTTGGTAAAACGTGGATCAACCAACCAGACAATCAGTTTTGAGCCATCCGGTGTCACATCGAGATCAATAGGCATCGTACTATTATACCTACGTTCAACCTGTCACATCCCCGATTCGTCGTCAATGAAACCTTCAATTTCCCTATCAGTTTCTTCCCTCTTTGTCACCGACTCTACCTCTAGGAGTCGCCCTTTCAGAATTGGGTAGCGATTGAAGCCAACCTGAGGCAACTCAAAGGTGCGGATTGGGGCACTTGAATCGACAATGTACATGCGTTTCTGTGTCAGGTTTTGATCTTCACCTCTCCCGGCGTAGCCAGTGAAGATCTCGTAGCGGATGGAATCTCCCTCTGACATACGCACCTTGGCCATGTACCACTGTCTGACAAGCCGGTCAGAAAGGTCGGTTAGCCACTTCCCCTCTTCTTCGGTCGTTCCGCGGGTAATTTCGGTCTCTCCACCAGTTTTAAACTGGTGGAAGGCCTTTACTAATTGACCCGGTTTCTTTCCGGCACCGCGTTGAAAACCGATCTGTACCAGTACAACGTATTCTGTAGGTTCTTCAGTCATAGTCCGTGCATCTTACGTTTGCGGAAGGCGGCGCGCTCTTCAGTGGACTTCAGAGAATTGTACTCCTCACGATCCTCTTTGTTCCAGCTGCAGATCTTGCATTCCGTGGTACGAGTCTGTCGGTGGAACCCACACCGAGGGCATGTATTCACCACGTGATGTACGTCACGAATTCCCATAGATCGCCTCAGAATCTTTAGCGAGAAACTCTTCCCACTCCTTGAACTTACCTGTCTGAAGATCCTTACGAACCTCCATGAGCAAGAGCCCCAGATTGTTGGCACCAGTCCAAGTCAGCGGCCCAGTTTGACATACTCCCCAGAACCGATCACCCCAAGTATTGCCCTCTTCGAGACGAAGTTGCCCTGTTTCTTCAAGCTGCCTGCGAAGCTCTGGAATCAGGAATTTCCGACGGAGACATGTACGCATGTGGTCGACTTTGATCCCGTCAAAGCCTGGAGCCATTGCGAGCTTTCGTCCAGCACGTTTTGCCTGGCCAGGTGTCATTGCTTGAAAGGTCTCGCGCAAGCTCCAATCGAGAGTCTTCCGCGCTTGGTGCGCGTTCTCGACTGTTGGGAACGTCATGTTCCAGATCTTGATTTGTGACGGGTGGAAGTTGGACAAGAAGCTGAACTTACCGTTGAACATTCGAATCATGATCTCACCTACATTGAGCTTGCCGCAAGACAGTTCATGCAGTATGTGCCAGAAGGTCCCATGTTGCCTCGACTGACCAGGATCTTGACTCCACAATAGTCGCAGCTTCGAAACACCTTCTCTTGGTTGTACTCGCGTGCTAGATCGACCATCTGCTCTTCAGGGACTGGTTGACCTTTCGTTACTTTGAAGGTCATACTGCCATAGCGAATCGTGACGCCTTCGAGAGGATTCTTTCTCTTTGTCATTTTGAGCAGCACCTTGAGCAACAGAGCAGGACAAGGCCGAACCCAAAGTTCCTTGCCTTAACCGTCTTGTTTCGTCGTTTGCACTGGGAGCACTGTTCAAACCTTGGCTTGATGTGTTTGTGTTTCATCCGAGCACCTTGGGATCTACGTCGGCTTCGTTACGGAACCGAAGGAATACCGGGAATCGCATCTTCCCATCTGCAGTCAGCGGAGGCTGGCACTGGCACTCCACAACCTTGTCGATGTGCGAGTTAGGGTCTTCCATGAACTGCTTCCTTTGCTCATCCGAGAAGCCACCACCCACCCGAGTTTCAACTCCGTTTGGCAACCGAACCAGAAATCCACCGAACTTCCCTTCCCACTTGCTGTTCTTGTGCCCCAAGAACCAGCCAGAAACCACACCCTCGAGAGTAGCGATTGGCTTCAGCTTTCGAACAGCCTTCGTCCGCTTGAACTGATAAGGGCTGGAGAGGTCCTTGAGCATAACCCCTTCGAAACCCTGATTCAACAGATCCTGGTAATAGAGAAGCAGATGAGCCTCGTCCATCACTTCAGTCCCAACCACCAGCCGAATCTTGTCATTCGTCAGTCCGACGATGTGCTTCAGCTGCGTCAAACGGTCACGGTAGCTCAGACTCGAAATCTGCGTTACCCAATCGGTCAGTGGCAGGCAGTCGAACACGTTATAGATCATGTTCGAATCGCTCTTCTTTGAAGACTTCGAGAACGCGATCGACTGACTCTCGTTCCAGTCAGCTCCCATCACTTCGCCATCGAGCACCACGTTGTCGTACTCTGCGATCTTGAGAGCCTCGGCGATGGAGGGAAAGTTCTCGAACACCTGGCCATTTCTACTCAGCAGAGTAACCTCCCCGTTTCGCTTGATCGCGATCATTCGAAGCCCATCCAGCTTTGGATCAACCCAGCAAGGATAGCGAACTTCGTCGTTGATTGTGAACGCGTCCTTCGTTTGCGTCGTTGCAACCTCTTCAGCCAGCTGCACTTCGAACGTCGGGATGAGCTTCGGCCAGACTTTGTTGATCGTGGTCGACGTACACCCGATTTTGAGATTCTTCAGCAGAACACGATTGAGCCACTTCTGCTGGAGTTCGGTCATTTCCGAAAAGATAGATTCGAGTTTGTCTTTCGCTTTATTCCCAGTGATTTGCCGAAGACAAAGCTGATTCAGAACATCAACGAATCCTGTCAAAACACCTGATGCCTCTTCTTGAGACGCCGGTGGCATCTTGAACTTTGCAACTCCATACGTAACGTATGGATCCATCGACTGGACGAACAGTAGCTTCAACTCGGAGTTGTCCACCTCTTCTCGCAGGATCTTCTCCTTCTCGAGCCGGCTGGAGGTTGCTTCGAGCTTCTCGAGAACTTCAAAAACCTTCATTTCTTCACCTTTATGTCGAGTGCGTCGATCTGCCGAGAAATGATGACTGAGCTTTTGCAAATGTTGTCGTTGAGTACGTCCAACAGGTAAGCGATTCTGATCAGAACGATCAGAATGCAAATGGCTACGATCAGAATTGCAATCTGTAGCATCAGTGATCTCCGAATTGAGCGTTCTTGATCTCGGCCAGGCGCTCTCGAGTCAGATCGTGGTTAGGATCAAAATCCCCCAGGCCAAAGATCGAGGATTTGACCTGGGCTCCGAAATCACCCTTCGAAACTGACTCCAGCAGTGTCTGTTTCGCTTTACGCGTCTTGGCGTTGGCAAACTCTTCATTGAATTTGGAGTAGCTCATACAATGATCATAATGATGATGTACGAGAAATCAAGGAGCTCGATGAAAGATCTCGAGACTTCAGGGCTGATCCTTGGCTTTATACTTCTCAAGCAGGTTTCCGAGAGTGTCAAGACTCCAAGGCCTCGACTCAACCTCTCGCCCTTGCTTGATGTCCATAACGTGGATAGAGCCATCGTCGATGTAAATCTCTACCGCATGCCCTCGAGTCATCGCGTCATTTGATCCGATGAGCGTGTACAGTAACTGGCGCTTCTCCCCCAGAAACGTGGTGTCGGTTTCTTGAAACTCGAACTCGAGAATTGCCGGGTTCAATCGAAACGCTTGGAGAGTGCTCATACAACAATCATAATGATGTATTTCGCGAAATCAAGTCTCTTCTGAGAAGTAATTCAACAACCTTCTTGTCTTTGGGAAGCTTTTTGATAGCTGCCTCAATTTTGGAGGCTTCTGATCTAGTTGGTACCTCTAGTGAGGCAACCAGGTGCCACGGCCCTTTACCACGGGTAAACTTTGCTCCACATCCATTGTTATGCGCACTAATCCTAGTACTACACTCGGTGGTGATCCCCGTGTAGAGCACTCCCTTCTGGTTTTGGATGATGTACACCCACCAGGTCTTCACGGGTACTTCACCTTCTGTCTGAGAAGTGCGGCTCGAGCTTGAACTGCTTGGTTAAACCACTGCCTGTTCACACTGCGAATCTGCTTTTGTGGATCCGTGATTCTGCTGTACTCTAACAAGACGTTCACGTCGTGGCCAAGAAACCCACGAAGGTCGAGCTGTACTTTCGCGAACTTCACTACCTCAAACACCAGCCAATCGAAGGCTGAGTAGACCGGAAGCTGAGTATTCAGAACACAGGTCAGACCCGCAACCGGAGGCTGGAGCAAGACGGGGCTAACGTAGGCGGTCACATTCTTTGTGATGTCAAACCTGATCTCCCCGTACTCTTCAGTCTCTTGCAGCTCTACATAAACCATTGCGAAACCTGCTCTAATTCCGGACTAGGGACAAAAAGCAAGCCCGCCCGTCGATTCACCCGCTCGAGCTCAAGGGAATCTGCAACCTGCGAAAAGCTGAAACGATTTGGCTCAACTTTCGTTCTGAGGAGTGTTACGAAAACAGCAATCTCTTCAGCAGACAAGAACTCTTTGTAGTTATCAACGGTGGTGATGGTCACAAGCTTCCGAGCAAGCTTGACCGTATCCCTAGCCTCGGTAAATGCAGCAAGGCGTTTCCCAAGACTTGAGATCTGAGCTTGGTTCGCATCATCCAAGCACGCATCCAAAGAGCCAAAAGTCGTCAACAGCTTGTGAGCTCCGGAAGGGCCGATACCCTTCACACCCTTAATGTCATCACCACCATCACCTGTAATTGCTTTCAGCTCAATTAGCTGAGCTGGAGTGAGACCATTGTAGACCTCTTTGACCTTCTCAAGGTCAACCCACCGTTTCCCAACTGAGTCATACTGACGGACTTTCTCTGAGAGCAGCTGATTGAGATCTCCATCAGACGACAAGATCACAATGTCATGTGATTGACTTTTTGCTAAGCCGGATGCTAGCAAACCAATGAGATCGTCGGCTTCAACACCTTGGATCCCAAACTGCGGAATCCCGGCGAGCATAAGCAGCCTCTGAATGTCACTGAACTGAGGGATGATCTCTTCAAACGGCAACCCACCGTCGTTCGGCTTCCTCGCCTCTCTAGAGGCTTTATAGTCTGGAGACAAGGCCCTTCGCCACCGAGACTTACCAACATCCCACGTCACTACGATCGAGTCTGGCTTTACGTGGTCGATTGCTCTAAAGAGAATCTCGAACGCTCCGTAGATAGCTCCTGTAGCTTTTCCGGTCTTCGTTCTGAGATTCTTGTAGATGTCCACGCTCCGCCATACGAGCGGATTACCGTCAACCAGCAGGACTGTTCCCACGTGTATCCTTCTCCCATAGTTTGGACTCTGATCCGCAGTCTTCTGGTTTGCCCTGACGCAAAACCAACCCCCAAGGCTGGTTAACAGCAGAGCAATACGGATCCATATCCATATCCATGCACCGATGCAAGCAATTGAGACACGTCTTCTCTGACTTAGTCATGTCGATTCCTGGTGAGCTTTCAGCTCCGCTGGAGTACATATACCTAGATTCGTTCGAAGCCAGATTGCCTTGTCGAACGTCATATCCGGCACTTGACGCATCTCCTTCAGAGCGATAGCTAGCTCGAGGTTTCGAACTCCTTCGCGATCATGGGGCTCGACATACCAGATCCCAAGCTTCTCAAACAACGCTTGCTCAGATGGGACATCGTGCTTCTCTTCATGTGGCGTTCCGGGGTAGCGGAGAAGCTGGTACTCGCTTACCTTGAAATGCAGCGTCTTTGCATAGGCACGTAGTCGAACGTTGAAATCAGCACTGCCAGTCAGATACTGAAGTGCAGCTCCCCACGTGTTCGGCTGCGTGTAGATGATATCACACTGGCGATCGGTAATCCGAAGCCGAGTTCGACTCACACCATCAGCAATGATATCGTTCGGCCAGAACGTCTTGATGTGCTCCCGAACTAGATTTCGGTCCCAATCTGTAGCGATCGAGCATAGGATGTCGATGTCCTTTACCGTCTCTTTTCTTCGACGGAGGGAGCCAGCGTACTCTGCTTCCTGGATAAGACTACGACCATCGCTGGTACAGATCGACTTTACCTTGTCGAGGATCGGTGCAGCTAAACTATATGCCTTGTGGAACGGAATCCGCTCAGATTGGTTTTTAGCGTACTCCACAGACTTCTTGAGACGCTCGTCTTTTAGAGCTCCGGATGCTAACGCGGCTTCCACGTCGGCAATGGTTTTGAATCCTGCTTTCCACAAGGTCATGGCCTTCACCGGACCAACCCCTTGGATCTTCTGTAGCTCAGCGCTAATATCGGCAGGTGGGCGTTCCACGGTCGAAGAAAGCTTCTCGAAAGTGCTACTCGTACCGGTTTCGAGAAACTCGAGAACTACAGCAACAATGGACGGTCCAACGTACTTCAGCTCTCCTGGCTTGATTGCTGGCGTGACCAACTTCTCAGAAGCCTTGATACTATTCGCGGCCTTAGCGTACGCATAGCCTCGCTGATCCTCTTTTGCAAGGAACAGAAGCTCTGCAATCTCTTGGAGATGCTTAACGACGCTTTCGTTGCTCACGAATACGCTCCTGAATGCGTTCCACTGTTTTCACACGACTGCTAGAGATCCCACGAAGGAATTCGTCATTGATCGCGTTAAGCGATTTGATCGACAATCGCATCTCTTGCAGCTCTTGTTTAAGCTGGGCTTGCCTCTTCCGAAAGATTCGCGGATTACTCCACAGAGACATCGGTGGCATAGGCGGAGCCACAAACAACCCTTTATGGTTATACCACAGCCCCATACGTAGCACTGCCTTAAACGCTGACCAGGGACTTTGCAACCTGGCAGCGAGAGTGCTAAGAAACCTGCGATACCACGGGATGGGTTTGTCGAGCTCGCGAACAACCACTGGCTGATCTCGATAACCACCCGCAAACTTGTCGAAATCAACCATCACTTCCCCAGCTTCTTCGTCTCTGCTTGGAGCAGCTCCTTCAAGTGCTCGGAACTCAACACAGCGTTCTGGAACGTCACCTTGCTCGCCGGAAGTGACTTTTGCTGGGCTTCGAATTCGAGTCGGCACTTCTCGTACAGCTCGGTTACGAGCACCAAGTGCTCGGAAAGACTGTAACCCATGAACAGAGCGATTCGAGCCGACATTCGGATCAGCGCTCGATACACTCGATGCTGATCGCGTTGCTCCCGGGTAATTCCCAGCTGCTTGATAGTGTCTCGAACCGCGGTTTCCAGCAGCTTCTGAAGGACTGGGCGCTTATAAGGCGACAGGCCCTCTTTCGTCAACTTCGTCTGCTGCGAGCCCTTAATCAGACCAGCCATGTTACACCTCCACCTTGTTGTAGACGTTACCCTGGACCCCAACGTAACCGAACTCTTCTGGACCGAACCACTTCACCCGATCTGTCTCACCATCAGGCGAAACAATGTCGGTCCAGTGCCCGTAATTCGTTACAGTGAAACCTTTTGATCGTCTTTTCGAACGAACCGGAGAGATTCGATATACTTGGATTGTTCCATACAATGATCATAATGATGATTGTAGAGAAATCAAGGAGCTCGAACAAGATTGTGCTAAGAGATCACCCAGCTTTCCGAACCACTCGGATGACTGACTGCATCCCCTTACCACGAACCGCTCCGAGGAACACGGCAGTCGAAAGCATCTGCTGGACCCGCCACACCTTCACGTGGAGCTTCTCGGAACTACGCTCACGTCCGTTGCAGAACGTCTTGGCATACAGGGTAGGCAGATCGCCTGCGACCCATTGAGCAAGCTCCCTACGAGTTGCAAACTTGCCTTTGAGATGTTGCAGTCGGCGGACGCAAGCTTCAAGAACAAGAGCGTAGCGATCCATGAACTGTTTGTAACTTGCCATAATTGGGGCTCGATGAATTAGTTGCGAATGGAGAGAAGACGAATCGCCGTTCGAAGGTAGTCCACTTCGGTGAAATGATACCACGAACCAGACCCGCGAAGCTTCGATACAAGCTCTTTGGGGATCTCAGTGTAGCCGTAATACGCACCAGCTAGTGCGCCAGCAACCGCTCCGACAGAGTCAGCGTCGTTTCCGACTTGGCAGACCGCTCGGAGGCAATCTTCGTACGACTGAGTCGTAACCAGCGCAGTGAATGCACTGTGAACAGTTCCAACCGTGTACCCCGAGTTGTGGAACTCCAGTGGCTTAGTCACTAGAGCTGACACCACTGCATCAGAAGTTTCTTCGCTGTATTCCCGTGCTCGGATAGCTGCTTTCGTTACGATGGCTCGTAAGTTGTTCCGCCCGGCGATCATTTCGTGGATCGCTGAATGGACTGCAATGCAGCTTGCTACACAACGCGGATCGGGGTGAGACAATTCGCAGATTCGAACCGTATCGCGCTCGATTTGTTTCCACGTTCTCCGAACCAATGGCGTCACCCAAGCCCTCATCACGCCACCGTTACCAGCATCTTTCCTACCAGCTGCTTGCCACAACTGCTTTGGATGCTGACCGCGACGAAGACCACCCATTGCGTGCCGGGTCCAAGCCCCAACGTCTCTTGGATGAGTGTCAATCCAGGCGAGCCAGTTAGCTTTCAGCTCTTGCTCGCTGTACAGTCCGTTCGTTTGCAGATACATCTTGGCGACCCCCATCGCCATCTCAGTATCGTCCGTCGTCTCACCCTCTCTCCAATTGAAAGACCCACCACCGTTCATATGGAGTGGTACTGGATCAAGCGAGCGAGACTTGAATTCGTATGGAGCACCCAGTGCATCTCCGAGTGCTCCTCCGAGGAAAACGCCGAGAGCGCGATCAACCCGGAACGTTCCCCTTTTCTCTGGCATCATTCTGCCACCTTCACCTGAGCATCAGCACCAACCGGCTCGGTTGGGCACTTCTTGCACTCGTACGACCGAACCCCGTTCGGATCCACCGAGGCGCGCATCGCCTGAGAGTTCCGAACGGTCCCGCACTTTCCGCAAGCCACTTTCTTCGGAGTCGGAGACTTCCGCTGCTTCTTTTCCACCGTCTCCGTCGTCTCCGTCGTCTCCGTCGTCTCCGTCGTCTGGGCCTCAGTCATCATTTCCGTCGTCATTGTCTTTTCCTTTTGTTGAGGGATCCTACTTCCCTTATACAATGATCATAATAATGATCGTTGCGAAATCAAGGAGCACGATGAAATATTTCACGTCTCCTTCTTACGACTTGACCAGATCAGAGCCGGACGAAGCCCAAGCTCTCGCATGATCAGAAACAGTGCAATCTGAATCCCGTCGAGTTGCCAAAGCTCCAGGGAGAATCGAGATCGATCCTGCGAAAAGTACCCATAGATCTTGTCACTAGGGAAACCCTCGAAGTACACTGGGTTCAGCGGGTTACCCGTATATTCCGGATCCACCGGTGGGGTGGTGTGACAGAGCCCATCAAACAGATGCTCTGACAGATGCTCTGACAGATGCTTCGGGGATACCACTGACAGCTTCCAGTTGTAGAAGTTCTGACGAACGGTCAGAGTCAGACCAGAATCGTGTATGATATCAACGACTGGTAGCGTACAGCTTTTTGATCGATGTTCCGAAATGACTCTGGCAGAGGCAGTTGCAGACTCCGATCTGCCATAGCGGGCCAACTCGCCTTCTTTCTGACCTTGGTAGATCTGCTGGTAGCCAAGTGGTTGGGCGAGTTTATCGCGAATGTAGAGACACTGATCAAGCTCAGAACTCTTATCGAAGTTCAGCTCCTGATCCAGCCGCTTGGCGATGTACGTTTGGAGATCGAGAGGTTGGAACGTCATTTTCCTCGAATCTGCTTCATCAGCTTCTTGCGGAAGGTCTCGGTAATGGAGCCCTTTTCGATTTCAAAATCGATGATGCTATTTACCAGCTTTGCTTTCGTTTCGGCTGAAAGCACTGCGTTCTGAACGAGAGTCGCTAGTGCTTCACCACCAACAGTCGTCGGAGCCTTCGGACGTTCTGGCCGAACAACCTTGTTCGGCTTCCGAGTTTTGGTTTTGGTTACATCACGAACGCCCCATCCGTCGAACGCACCAGCAAGCCCCGATCCACGGCACATCGGACACGTTGCTCGGTTTCCAGCTGCGTTCTGAATCTTCCCATCCCCACCGCAAGAGATGCAGCTTTGGTTTACCATTTGAACGAAACTCCTTCCAGGTTCTTCCGAGGCTCACCGGGTTGGCGAGGCTCAATCTTCTTCCCGAACTCAGAGATCAAAGCCGAGATCTGGCTCTTGGTTTCTCCCAACGCCCACTCGGTGGCGGGATCGGCATTCAACATCTCATGGTAGAGATGGAGCATCACCCCATTGGCATATTCGCTAATCTTTACCATAACGTAGACCAACTTACGCTTCTTTGTCGTCGGGTCGATATACCAAACCCCGAACTCAGACGCGACCGATTTACGCAGGGTCCTCTTCCCGAGATAATGGACAGATCCATTCTTCGTCTCGCTAACTATCTCCCATCCAATCGACATCGAGATCGAACGTTTTGAGATAGCGTCAATCAACTCGTCTGAGAAATGGAATCCTCTGATGGTCATACAATGATCATAATAATGATTGGCGTGAAATCAAGGAGCGAAATCCGATTCAGCTTACTTCGCAACGACCGGATTGCAGGCAGCGTGAGTGATCTTGCCAGACGGCTCGGGGTTGCAGTAGCATGGGCCATCCCAGCTCCACTGATCTCCCATGCAGACCATCACTGCACCAGAAACTGCCTTGTTGTTTGGATTGACGAACCCAAACACCCCAGGGTACCCACCCGTGAAGCTGACCCACTGAAATGGGTTGCCAACATCGTCCGTTTGATACTCGAAGAACTTAATCGGGAACTGTTGCGGATCCAGATCACCACCTCCGAGAAGTACCTGGTTAGTAGCGGTAGCTCCAACGAACTTCACCAGAGTGGCCGACATGATGATTACGCAGCGTTGACTTTGGGGCAGAACCCAATCCAGCTTGACAGACGCTCCAGAACCTTGCGGCGCTAGATAGCGATAGTCGTGCCATACCTTGCACCCGTTCACTGAACGGAAATTCGGAACGTAGTCTTGAGGGACTGGCGAACCGTCGATCAGTTTCGCATCGGGCGGAATCTCTTCCGACGGCGTGCAAGTGGTCTCTGAACACGGGCTGCTAAACACGTCCGCCGTACAGGCAGAAACGCTAAGCAGGCCAACTAGTACTGCGATCTTTTTCATCGTGGCCTCCATAACGTTCATCATAAAGATGTTTCGCCTCAAATCAAGGAGCTCGATGAAAATTGACTTAGAACAGTCAGAATGCTACAGCTAACTATATAGCTTAGTCGTTCTGTTCATTGACTAGAGTCAAGTCTAACAACTGTTTTTCCGGCGGGATCAGTGGCGTCCACCTGAATGTACCAACGTGCCAGATTATCTGGTGATTTGCTACGTCGTAATCGAGGATCACCTTTTTTGGCTCTGTTTGCTCCAGGTGTACTGTTGCACCATCCTCTGTAAAGACCAACTTGCCGGTTGCGAGCCAGTTATGCAGAACTCGATCTCTTGACGGGAAAGGCGCTAGTCTAGACAGAGCCAATTCACCAAGGACTAAGTGCAGTTTCTTCAGATTTGCGTACTCAACCTTTTGCATGTCGATCTCAGTTGTTGATTTGACGATCTGGCTGGCCAATTACCGAGAAGTCGAAATAGGGCCCTACTGCATTGCTATGCTCGTTAAGGTTTGCTCCAGCGGAGATGGCAGCACAAACCCATCTTGAGGCAGCTCCAAGATTTGCTACCGCATTTCCGGAGATCTGGGTAGTGTTCATGTTGCCAAGGTTGCCAACCACCGCTCCTGGGTAGGTGTTCAACCCGTAGATTAGAGCGAGCGGATATGCTGGAATCGGTGAAAGTGCACCCCGAGCTGCCTGGCTTTGTGCCCCACCACCAGCAGGAGACGCCCAGTTTACGTTGGCGTTAGCTCCTAAATAGGCGAGGTTGTTGTTTCTGCATTGGAAGCCACGAGTTGTGCCAACATGAAGAACACACAGCAGCTTGTTGAATGCAGGTTCTCTGCAAATAACAGTGTTGTTCGAAAACTTGCTACCGCCAGGATACGAGAGCCCTGGGTCTGACGTGTGGGTGGAGAACAACACCAACCAGTTACCAAAGTCAGCAATGCCTGGACCAGCATCGTTAGAGGTAACGTCAAACGTGTTTCCGTCAATCTTCACGTCCGCATAGGTGTGAGCTGGGTTGCTAGCAAAACCAAGACCAACGTTGATCACTGGTCCACCAGCTGCTGTGATACGCTGATCGTTAAAGGTTGACCCTTGAATCAATACGTCACTGCAATTGTCAATGTAGACTGCAGTAACTTGAGCTGGGCCACCTGGCATGATGCAGTTGATCAGCTTCAACCCCAGAGTGGGTCGAGAAAGAGTCGCACCACCTACTTCGAACGCAGCTACTTTGTTTGTTACCAGAGCTGTAAACGTACACCCCTCAAATTCGATGGCAAAACGACTTCCCGAAGTCCACTGGAGACCAGCTCGACCAATGGTGCATTGCGAAAACTTTGCGTTGGAGAAGTTGTTGGTTGTTCCTGGCTCAACCGTTGTAATACTCGAGTTGTCGACGCCAAGCTCGTCATAGGTGCCCTGTAGGGTCTGAATCGAGCATTTACTAATCTTGATGAACTTGTTTGTAGTCCCAACAAGATTCAAGGTGCCATTGAGTGTTGTACCTTCGAGCAGGAGTGAGAGCACCTGGTACAAAGTGGAGGTCTGAACAACGTCAGTTCCCTTGCAGTTGGAGATTCGAACGCCAGAGCAGAGATTTGCAAGAGACAGCTGGTTGACAAACACACAACTGTCAAACCACACGTCGGAAGCAGTCAGTAGCGTTACTGAATTTCCAAACTGGCATCCTCTGAACTGAACTCGAACTGAGGCCGCGTTTACGACTGAACCAGGTGTGGTATCAACGAAGTTGCAGTGGTCGAACAGCACGTCAGAGATCACACTGGTCATAGACCCGAGTCGAACACCACTGCAATTAGTGCACGACAGATTTGTGATCGAACCAGCGCCACTTACCAGCTTCTGTCCCGTACCCCTTACTTGTGCGATGCTTGTAAATGCTAAAGTAGTGCTAGCATTTACAACAGCCACGGTGCCAAGTGCAGTACTGGCCGTTAAATCAAGACCGCTAATGGAGATTTGACCTGGCACTTGTTGCAAGATCAGATCGGAGTATGCAGTGGTGAGTTCACACCGAACATTCTCTAGGATTGTGCCAAAGCTGTTTGGGCCAGCATTTCGAATCAGCCCACCGAATTGATCTAGCTTTACCAACAGGCCAGTCAATACGGTAGAAGTGAACGCTGCAGTTGTCACTAGGTAGCACGTTAGTGCGTTAACCACACCAGTTCCAGGTAGCACCTTTACGTTTCGTAGCACCAACTGAGATCCAGGAGCAGTTACGGAAACGCCACCTGTCAACGCAAACAGTGAAGTGGACCCATTCACAGCACTGTTATCAACCAGAATAGTACCGTCACTGATCGACATGGAGCCCGGACCAATGATCACCGGGTTCTTCACTCTAGTTGTGAGCACACGGAGAGCAGTTTGACCAGCTGCAGCTGCATAGAGCAAAGCACCAGAAAGGTCAAAGAACTCTGCACCTCTGGTGAAGAGGCCGGGTCTCTCAGCAATGCCAACAGTCCACGGCTCAACTGCTTCGTTTCCGCCACCGAGGTTTCGTCTAAGGTCAACTGTAAACAGAATCGTGCCACCAGCTGTTCCGACGAATGCTAGAGCAGCTCCATGCTGTACGAAGGCCTCTGCATTTAGTTGGAGCACTTCGTTGCCATTGTTGAGAAAGGCTGCAGTCTGCAGATCAGTTACTTGGAGGTTACCGTCGACATCAACATAGATGACACTCAGTGCATTGTTCGGAACTGCTACTTGAGCTCCACGAACCACCATCCGCTTCCCCCGAACATACACGGGAGCGTAGCCATTGATATCAACGAAGAGCCCTCCGGCCGGAGTTGGCGACAAGCTTCCGTCAACAGAAGCTGCATCAATTGTTCCAAGCAGAACGCCGTCACAAGACTTCTCATACGTAGCCTTGTAAAACACGTCCTCAAGCGCATCGTCACGAATGTCTGCGGCTGTCAGATTGCCGAACAGTCTCTGATCAATCAGCTTCGCTGGAACGAACCCGCGATTTGGGGTGTAACCAAGCGAACCTGTTCCAGACCCAGTCCAAAAGACCTGAGCGGTAACAACAAATCTGTCTCTTGAAACTGCTGCGTTTACAGTGATGTTGTCTGTATAAATCCCGGCTGGCTGCGGAAGGAGAGCTACGTTGGAAATGAAGAATTTAACCTCGTCTTCACCGTCAAACAGTGAAAACAGTCCGGATGAAACACCTGCTGGAACTAGGGTCGGTTTTCCAGTTCCCCACTTAAGTGAGCCACCCAACCCTGGACCATTCGAAGTCCACGACAATGCGTAGGTTCCGGCTTGAATGCTCGGTGATAAGAACACCAGTCCGTTCTCCACACCGGTCAACAGCGATACCAGTGGGAACGACGACCTCTTGCTCTTGCCTACGATCCCTGCGTCATCAACAAAGATTTCGAAAACCTCTCTGGTTGGGCCGGGAGTTGCGTCAGTGAACGTAACTTGGTTGTTCTGGACCGAAGTGAGGCGAATCCCTTCGCACCAGTACGTATCATCACCAGTTGGGGCAATGATTGAGAGGTAATCGGTGCCAGGTACCTCAACGATATCTGTGCGTAGACACGCTGGACTTGAACCACGCCAAATCCCGGCTGCATGCATCAGCTCTTGGTGAATCGTAAGCTCTGATACGAAGTCTGGGTCAATGTCCTTGATGGACAGACCATGTGGGTTTGTCTTCGTTGGAATGCCGGTGCCAACCAGACTGCGGTGGTGTCGATCCGCTGCCGACATCCTCGGTACTGATTGGGAGTACACCCCAGTAATTGCAACGGTGACCGTCAGTGCTGCTATTGGCAATGCTGACGGAATCACATGCACAACAATGGTCGAACCACCCAACGCTGTCAGAGTGTAGTCAGCTTCATTCGGAACGTTGACTGCTACACCAGGCCCGACCTCACCCGGAGCCTTCCACTGCAACCTGTTGGGAGAGACTGAGAAAATCAGCTGCCCATTCAGACCTTCTGGAGTGGTATCCGAAACATTACGAATCGAAACGCCGTTGATACCCGGTGACGCTACAGTAGCGAACTTGAGATCGCGCCACGGCACGCTGTTCTCAATGTTACCCTGAACCAGATTTCCACCAGTGGCCGTTATCCTTGCGACTAGCAACGCTCGATCTTGAGCATCGTTAGTCATGGTTGGGTCCGTTGCAGGAAGTGCAGCAAACTGAGCCGGAGTCAGGATTCTGAACCTGAACGATGCTTCCGCCTTGGTGGGGTAGGTGAGTCCATTTGTCTCGTGTGGCTCAGGATCTGTTAAAAGCTCAGTGTAGAATACAAATGCGAGGTTGGACGCACCAAGCGTGGTGTCTGCTAAGCTTTGATTGAGCTGTGCAGAACCAACAACCACCAACTCCCCATTAGGTGCATAGCCAGAGCCAGTTGCAAGGTCAACACGATCCAGATTTACAGAGTTAACTGTTACTGCAAGCCCAGCATAAATGCCAGACTCCCAGGTGTTGGTCCTGCTAACCAGAATCTGCTCAGACTTCGAATCTTCAGTAAATTCGAGGTTTGGTTGCTGAACAAGTACGCCATCGGGATATAGAGACCGTCTCATCCTTCACCTATCGCAGACCGGGAATCGTACCATTCACACCGAATGCGTTCAACCCCTTGAAGCACATCGAACTTAAACGCAAATCTCGGATATCCGAGAGGCCACGAAGGGTTAGACGTAGTTGATGATAACGATTGAGGTTATGTGTCTTTATTGGAGTGTTTCGGCCGATCTGCTTGTAAGAAGCTAGTAAAACAGCTGCAGGGTTTGGCCCGGAACGAACCTCGAATGTTGTCGAGATGACTGGTTCGTGTTTCTGGCCGACTTCGCGATACTTTAGTCGGTAGATCGCACCCTTCACAATTGCTCGACCATCAAAAGAGATCACCAATGGGCTTAACCAAGACCATGAGTCACTAGGCAGTTCGACTTCAGAAGTGCCATCAGTTCTGGTGATAGACGCTGTGTTTACGTCAATATTTGCTGGTCGGTCCAGAGTCGCTGTATACGAGCCGAAATCAACAAACAGAACAATATCTTGGTCAAGTTCTGCATTCTCAGCTGAGAATCGCTGATAGAGGTGATAGTCAGAGTACCAAACGTAATCTGACCAACTCGGACCTAGATCAATAACATCAGACTCAGCCTGCAAGAGTGGGTTGTACCTCAACGTGTACACAGCATTCGGGTCGAAGCTAGCGTTTACCACGTTGATTGTTTGAGCGTCCACATAAGACCATTGGTCCTGTGGTAGCGGGACTTCACCCTCGAACAGAATTGAGGCCAGCTGGTCTTGATCGCCTTTTAGTGGCAGAACAGCATTGTAGGGTGGTGCGTTAGGGAACGTCAACTGTTCCGTCAGCACTGGCGCGGAAGTTATTGACCGAACGTAGGAGAAGCGAGTGGGGTTCATTGCCACTAGTTCTAGATTTGTGAGCGTGGCAAAAGACCAATCAGCTTCGTTAATCACACCTTTGAGGTTCAGAGGCTCGTCTGTAATCAAGTCGTATTCGGTTACGTCAAATCTATCAATCTGCGTGTGTGCAGCGCTAAGCTTGTCAATCTGACCTTTTGGGTTACTGAAAGGCGCGTAGCCGATCGACTCCTGCTCAAACGCACTCAAACGCACGGGTGACCACCCCCACAGCAAATGGCCAAAGAACGATCTATGGCGATAACGTGGGATTGTGTTAGATGCTGTATACGCGGCGGTGACGAATTTCTGTTCAAGTTGTACATCCGCAACGTTCAGAGAGAACGCTGGACCACCAGAGGAAAGTCTCAGTCTAACCCACAGATCAGTTGCATCTGGGTCGTAGATGAAATCCCACTGGTAGTTCGTCGGGAGAACAAATGGATCGTCGGTCTGCGTAACTGGAATTGCAGTACTTTCAATCCATGTAGCACCACCATCGAACGACGCTCCGAGATAGAGAGTCACACCCACACTTTGAGTGCTCAACCAGCAACTGAGAGTGAAGCTGAAACCCTTGTATTGCGATGCTTCTGCAACAACTTGCTTTGACAGTGTAACATCAGAACCAAGTGACGTAAGTAGCAGATTTGTGTCGACCACAGCCGAAAGTCTTGGATTCTGATGGCTGAGCGATGCAGAACCACCAAGAGCTATCCAACCTGTTGGCAACGGACTCTTTGCAATCACAACAGGTGCTATCACATTCACCAACGGAAGAGACTCTGTAACTACGTTCAGATCCAGTAACGTATCGGTGAACCCAGAGATAGCCTTCGGTAGGTCAGTGCTAGTTAGGCCAAAAACAGTCGACACCCCGTTCGAAGGATAGATTCTTAGTGACGCACTGTCACCAGTTAAAACGCTGATTAACCGGAATCTGACTGATCCACCAAAAACTGACGCTGCAGTGTTATATGCTACGCCGTAACGTAGATCTGCGTTCAATGCTGCGTTAATGCTTGCTGCAATTGCAGCGTTGTTCTGTACACCTGGTGGGAGGGTGATCTGAATGATACCCTTGCTGTCGAGATCGAATTCGAGCGTGTCGTTTAGACCCAAAACGATGTTGAACGGACCAGGGAGACTGACAATAACTGCTGGTAGCTCTTCTCCTGGTACAACGTAGCGTCCAGACCTTGCTGGATCGATTGTTACAGTCTTTGGACCGAGGAGTGGGTCAGTGTATGTTAGTACCTTCGTTCCGACATTCCATTGGTAACTCGCACCACCGGGAGCAGCGAATGGACCAAACTTCGTGACAGAGACTCCAGAGATGTCGGAGCTGGGAGTTTGCTGAAACTCCCACTGTCCAAAGTTTCGATTCTCAACAAACGACCACCCAAGCACCCATCTCTTACCAGTGAAGAGTCGAAACCAGTCAAGTGGAGGCACTTGAGTGAATGCGCCAACCCCCACCTCAAGCCCGTGCAGTTTTGCACCGAACAGCCTCTGTGCTTGCAGAAGTTCTTCGAGCACTAAACGATAGGTGCTAGAGTCGTAGCTCGGATTTCCTTGACCTAGTCGATTGCCCCAAACCGCGCTAAGGTCTTGTGCTAGACATGTTGCTAAACACGAGTCCAATCGAATCGTGTCAATGTAGTCGTCGAGTTGCTCTAGAGTTTCAGCGTAAGCTGCGAACCAGGTTGCGTAAATCCTCGTAGTCAGAAGAGACGTAGTAGTCTCTTTGTCAATTGAGTCGACAATCTGTACCGTGCATTCCCCCAGCGGCAGATTGACGGTAACTACCAGATTACCGTTAGCATCGCTCTTTGCAACACCTTGGAAGATCGTGTTGACGAACACGCCCCATTGATTGTTTGGCTTGTTTGTTGTGTATCTGAGTTCGTACGGAGAACTGCGAACTGGTACCACAATGCCATCTGAGCCATACCAGTCCCCAGTCGGCAGCTGCGAAAGAAGGTCGCGATACCTGGAGATGTTCGGGTCGATCGGCATCAGAATTGCTTTCTCAAACTATTGCCAACGTTAGGTCCAATGTTTCGAAGTGCAGGGTCGTTCGTAAGGGACATCTCTCTTGTGGTTGGACGGAAGGGTTGAGCTCTACCCACAACGAATGCCTCAGGGTACACATACGTAAACGCCTGAGCTAAGGTCCCACGACAACACGTGCCAGCACCATTGGACACCTGAATGTCCACAAGTCCAGCCCATTCGCCAACCGTTGCTGGAGTCAGGCCACGCACTCTGAACTCTGACACTTCGATTACTGCTGTAGATGGTTCCACCCCAGATGGCCCTTTGAACAACACGACAGTTTTGGCTTTGAACGAATCGAACGACGACTGTATCTGATATGGCGATCCACCATTGAACGAGAAGATCCTGAGCGTGAGTGTGCAGGAGGGTGCGTCAAACGTTTTCTGAATCTGGTTCCCGTTCAACCAGAAGACTGCTCTAGAGTCTTGTTCAACATCGTCGTAGTATCGCATAATACCAAGCGTTCCGGTAGAAGCTGAGTATGGCTGCTCGAGCACGTGGAGCTGAACACCACCCTTCCAAACTTCGCAGCGAATTGTACCAGTCTTGGCTGTAGGCCCCTTGACGATATACGACAGTCTGATGAAGTTGCCTGGATCGTCATACGCTTCAATAGCTGCTAGTGTTACTTCTGAAGCAGGCAAGTTCTTCAGAAAGTTAGTGCTGATATTGAAGTCAATCTGGTCGTGAAAATCACCCTTTAGCTTGAGTAATTGCGCTTCAATGCCAGAGTAAGATCCTGGTATGCTACCAGTGTTGCACTGTACTGCACCAGCTGGTCCAATTGGTCCCTCTGTTACGGGATTCGGTCCAAGCTGCCCCCACAATACGTTGTTCAAAACACCATCTGAAAAGGTGTCGTTGTAGAAAAACGTAGCTAGATCCGTCCCAGTGAGTACGAACTCGTCTCCACCGATAGTGGAACCCGTGATGGGTGTAATCTGCGTTGGATTTGGCTGTCCAGCTCCAACTACGGTGAACGTGTATAACCCCGCCCCTCCCCAAGCCTGCAATCCCCACATGCCAAGGCCCCACTGCATAGAGAGGTTCTTGGTGATAGTGTGAATTGGATCGCAGGTGTCAGGAACAATCAGCCCATCCGCAAGACAGATTGAATCCAGTGACAAAACGTTCGCAGTTGCTAGCCCATTCGCACCAACAATGGTGCGACTCTGTGAACTTAGGCAAGTTGCCGATGATGTTGCAGCGAGTACGTATCTTAGCTGGTGACCAATGGTCGACAAATCACTCGTTTTTGTTACGTAGATGTAGCTCTTTCCAGATGTCTGACTAACAGCAATCCTAAACGAGTAATACTCACCCTCAGAGATCAGAAACTGTGAGCTAGGGAGGACTGAGTATGAATCTGGTGTGAGTGCTCCAGCTACCACTCTGACACAGGGTGCCCAAGCTATGCCAGCTTTAGAGAAAAACAAGCCTCCGTTATTACCACCAACTGTGTTTTGACCGACGTACAGGCCGTCGCTTGGAATATTTGAGAAGTCGTTTGGCAACGACACAAACATGACAGTGAAGTCAAGTGTCCAAGTACCAGCTACAGTAGATGCAACAAACAACTGGAAATTCGCTGGCCACACTACACCAGCACCGATTACCAGGTCCTCTGTAACACCGTCAATAAATCGGCTCAGTGCTGATCCTGATTCCGTAACTCCAACGTAGCTTAGGATCGCACTCATTGGCCCACAAGGACCAATGCAGTAGATATTGAACGGTGTAGCTACAGGTAAAGGACCCCCCGGAACAAACGCCTGCCCACCCCATGGATCAAGCCCCTGTTGACCGAAACCCCAACCTGCAGGAACACAGCTCACTTGGATTCAACCCCGACGGTTTGCGCTGTTAGCACGGCGTCGATAAACGACATCGCTTCGAGCATGACAACTGGATTGTAACCCGCGGTGGGGTTTCGAACCACATCCTCCAGTTTAGCAAAACACTCAGTCGTGAGTGACACTACACTTCCGGGAGTGGCTTTACTGAAGGCCACTTTGATATCAAAAGCGGCATGCAGCCATTCCACTGACTTGCCCCACTTCGGATCATGTAGAATTGTGGTCATGATGAAGTTTGAAACGAAGTCTAGTGGCATCTTCACCACCTCCAGAGCTCCGGTGCTCTGATTCGTGGTAGAAACTGACAGCATCACTTGTTCCGGAACTACAATCGCTCGCATTTTCAACCTCAAGAGTAGATAGACAGAATGTACTCAATCTCTCCCGTAACACCAGCATCGTTTGAGAAAGTTACCTGGACCTTCGATCCAGAAACTGCAAAAACAAAGGTGCCACCAGCACCAGCAGCTGCATCTGTTTCTAGTGCAGCTTGAGCTATGATCGACATAGTACCTGAACCTGGCCACCTAACCAAACAGTGTCGACCACCCGTTCGCCCTTGTGAGAGATCTGAATCGTTTCGAACAAGCCACTCAAGTCTCACACGAAAGAATCGATCAGTAGCTTCTGCAGCAAAATCATACAGATCGCTAGTGAGTGGTGAGCCAGCTAAGGAGGCTGGAATTAGCTTCTCGTTGACGAGAACTTTCTTGTTGAATGCGGGAGCAGCCATTTCATTAACCTTCAGGGAGCAATCTGCGTAACTTGTCCGCTTGGATTACGCCAGTATAGTGAACCACCAGATGAATACCAGATCCCACCACCCACTGGGTTTGCAGTTGGCACAGTAGCTGCATCCGCGAGGAATACCACTCTATCACCAGTGTTTGCTGGCATTTGTGTGGTGGTGAGATCAGAACCAAAGGCCAGGGATACTACTCGACGTCCGGCCGCAACCTCTGCGGCTTCGATCATTGTGTTCCCACCGAGCTTGGCCCTGATGGCTCCAGCGCTCGTTGTTCCTGTTCCTGATACGAGATGCAGAGGACCACCAACAGACGTTGTGCCAGTCTCATTCTGTGACTGAATGGTAAACGTAGCACCCGTACCCGAGTTGGTAGTAAGATCGGCTTGCTTGAGTGTAAAGCCTGTAACGTTAGCTGCCACCGAATATGTGGGATTCGTTGTTCCCGTAGTGTGGCTCAGAGTTAGAATCGGGTTATTCGAATTGTCTCTGAACGTAATGGTTGGCGCTTCAAGATAGATGTTCGCAACGTTTGCACCAGCTCCACCGAGTTCAATGCTAGTCTGGTTGATCCAGATAGTAGCATTCGCGCTATTGCCTCCAGCTTGAATAGTGATAAGTCCTGGTGTTGCCGTTGGACCGCCACTGTACAACTGCAGTTGACCACCAGTACCAGAAGTAGACGAGCCAGCTTGAAGTTTGAGCAACCCGCCTGTACCACCACCGTCTGCAGCACCACCCGTAATGGTTACAGAGCCACCATTTCGGTTACCACCAGTTGCACCTGTAAATGCTTGCTGGCCGGTGATTGTCAGAGCTCGGGTAGTAGCGTCAGAGCCCCTCTGATCAAAGATTATTGCAGCTGATGTTGCCGCATCATTGAAACGAATCTTTGCTGTGGCTGATAGATCAAACGTGTAGCTTGGCGTCGCATAATCGGAGCCAATTATCAGTGTGGTGTTGTTGAGACGCACCTTGTAGGACGTTGCAACACCAAAGTAGATGTTGGTGGTTGGCGCATTGAAATAGATGTCAGCAGCACTGCCAAGAAACGACCAGTTTGAGGTGCTAGGTGACGTCTGCATGAACCACATGGCGCCGTAACCACCATTGCTGTAGTTCCCCATCGAAATAGATGGGACAGTACCTCCTCCCTGATCATATGTTACTTTGAGGAATGGCCCTACAGAAACTCCACCAGTGGCAGCTTTAGTAGCTACCACAAAATTGCCACCACTCTTGTTGGTTGCAGCTGATGCAAACGGAGGCTGCGGTTGCACCGTAATGTCGTTAGTGACTGAATCAGACGCTCTAGCAGCCTGCGTTATTAACGTGGTGGTGTTCGCTTCTACAGACTGAAGTGTCAGTGATCCAGCTGCTGGAATGAACCTTCCACGTTCTGTAGCAGTAGCAAAATCAGCTAGGGCGATGTACGGAGCGTACAATACCAAACTGTTTCTTGCGTTAGCGGCAACATCAAACCCACTCAGCTGAGTGCTCCAACCACTCACTGCGTTTGAGTCACCGAAGATTAGTGAAGCTCCCTGTTGGCGAAGAACTGTGGCCTCACCACCTGAGTTAATGCCTCGCCAAAGATCCGTAGCACCTGCATAGAGCTTGGTCCTAATGAATCCCTGGGCTGGGAAGGATCCAATGCTACTATCAAGCAGAATATCATTGTGGGCTCTGATTGTCCCTGTAGTACCAGAGCCTGTTGCAGTACCAGCTACAAGCCTAAGGTTGCCACCCGAGTTGTTTGCACCACCTGCATTGGCTGCTTGAATCTTCAGATCAGCTCCAGCTCCAGCTGAGTCAACCTGTTTGATAACAGCTGATGTGACTTGCGGACCAAACTGAAGGATCGTCGTGCCGTTATAGTCTAGAGCAAACTCTACAGCATAATCTGCTACCAGATTGTCGCTTAGCTCAACAACTGGGTTTCCCAGGCCGCCGGCTGCATTGATTCCGACCAACCCGTCTGGTCGTACCAAAACATAAGCACCCGATGGACCACCACCTGTAACTGCAGTAGCTATAGCAGCTACACCACCCACCAGTGTGCTATACTGAAGGTTAGGATCACCCACCATCAGGGTAGTCGATGTTGAGTTGGTCTCAATGGATCTCAGAACATCCAAGTCCCCTGACCCATCAGACTTCCGAACGGTGATAAGCGGATACTCGTTGTAGAGTCCAGCTGCGGGTGCTGGGAATCTAAGCTTCCCTCCAGCAGCGGGAGGCGTTCCAGCGCCGTCAGTCCACTTGATAGCGGTTGACTGCCCGTTAACAACGCCACCTGTACCTGTAAGCTTTACAACTGTAGCTACTTGTGATCCAGACCCTGGGCCAGCTAGCACGTCTCCAGTGAGTTGGGTGATTCCAGAACCGCCTCCCCCTCCAGCGATGATCGCCGCGATAATTAACTCGAATGGGTAGTCCCAGCTCCGTGTATTACCAGAGGGCTGCTGAGTGGTGTTGTAGTTGTTCTCTCCAGGCAGCTCACCCAAAGCTGGAACAAACATCCCACTCTGTTGGAGTACACCCGCGTTATTGTAACGAACAACTGCAACAAGAACCGACTGGTTAGTAGGCCCGCCACCATTTGTGATGAGCTGAATTCGATACGACCCCAGAACATCTGGAACAAACGTTGCAGTTTGCGAAGTTGGGTTTGTGATGGTTGCTGAGCTAGTCAGAGGCTTATCGAGAAAGCTCCACTGATATGAACTGTTGATCTGGGTGCAAACCAGAGAGATGGTCTGATTTTGCCACAGATCAATTCGCGCCTTCCCAGCAGTGCCGGTTGGCGTTGTGTTTGCAGCCTGATCTATCCGAATAATAGCAGCCATGTTAAACCTATCAGGTCACGCACCCATAACACGGGGCGATAGTAAACGACCAGGATGCTGTGAGAGTATTGCAGTAACAGTCAGTTGCCTCAACGTACACAGTCACTGACGCTCCTTGAAACCAAGGAGTTCCGGGACGAATAACCACATCAAATCCCGACCCATTTGCTACAATCGTTGAACCACTTGCAAACGGAGCTTGAAACAAACCATTAGCTAGAGCAATCTTGCTGAGGTTGCCTTGCTGAATTCGGACTTGCACACTACCAAGGTCAACCTTACTGGTTGGCTCAGTTAGTCTAAACTGCACTGGAGCGAAATTGGGAACGAACACTGAACCATTCGCTGGGGACTGCAATGAAATCACCGGAGCATCAAGGTCAGGTCCACCTCCGATGCAGTGCCCCCATGGCAGTAGTCCAAAACCGAGTCCCCAGCTCATCTTCGCTTAGACTTCCCTTTTACAAGTAGAGGTGGTGCTAATGGCTCTGGATCCTTCGTTGACACGTTAGGACTGTCTTCTACCTGTTTCTCGCTTGTTCTGAGGATTAGATAGCTGAGTGGAATTTCGTACGTTTTACGCAGTGATGCTTCGAGTTCTGCTAACCGCTTAACCTTCTCAAGGTATGCTTGTTTAGCTTGCTCAACCTCTTGAGACAACAGGTCAAGCTGCTCTTGATCACCTGGACTGAGGTTTGAGAAATGCATCAGAAGAAGATCGCTCCATCAGTGTTTGTACCAACGTTGCCGACACCTGTAACAGGATCAGCAAGATACGAAGCCGCGTCTAGAGAGTGTGTTCCAACCGCCCCGATCTGACCGCAGTGATTCTGGCCCCAGTTGTTGGCTACAACCGAACCAGTGCCTGCAATGTCCTCAACTTCGAACGCCTGCCCAGCTGCATGGACAACTTTGTTGGCCTTGAACGACCCGTAGTTGTACCCAACCACCTTGATGCCTCTAGATCTCTGAGCACCTCCTTGGTCTGTACGCTTTACAAAGTTGGCGCTGATGATTGCATGAGAACCAACCGTGGTTACCCCCGCATCAAGTGCTTCTAGTACGATCGCACCAGAGTGAGTTAGAGACGCATTACTGTTAAGCTCAACATCAACATGATTTCCACGAATGCTTACGTTCGAAGAAGTTGCGCAGACGGTCGATCCAACTCTGATACCTGCGCCAAGTTGAGCACCAGGAACGCCAGAAAATGCTGCAGAGCTGAGTCCGACAATCTTGTTGTTATTGATACCGATGCCAGAGTGTGCAGCACTACCTTCAACAGCAACAGTTATCAGGCTGGTCAGTGCTGGAATCGTGTAGCTGGGATGCGCGACGAAAATGCCCTTCACACTGTTGTCGAGGATGTCAATGTCCACCGCGTTTCCAGCAACCTGAATAGCAGCACCAACAGTCCCTGGAATATTGACAGTCGAATCAATCTGACAACCCTCGATTGTGTTACCGACAATTGACAGTCTTTGCGCTGCATTCGTCAAAGTGCCAATCTGGCCAACAAGAATGCCATGCATGTAGCCATACCGGCTACCAGCAGTTTCCAATCTGCACTGAAGCTTGATTGTGTTATTCTTGATCGAGGACAAGTCGGAACGACCGAATAGCGAGATGCCCGCCTGCTTGTCCCAGACTGGAGTGCCGCCAGAGTCAACGGCATTGCAAGACATCCACAGAATGGTGTTGTCAGAGATGTCTACCCCTGCATCCACCAATCCAGCATAGGCCACAGCGTTGTCAACAACGATGCCATTGTTTCCGAGGGCTGTGTTGTTGAACTTTGTGTCGTTATTGATGATGTGGTTTTGCCGAATAGAACTGCCAGCGAAGTTTCCAGCGCAGTAGATTCCCGCGGCCCACATTGTGGAGATGCTGGTTCGACTCACGCCATGATTGAATCTGATCGTGTTACCCTTTATGGTCACGCCGTAAAACACGCCAGTTCTTGCGGAGGTTCCAACAATGATGCCACCACCAGGCATGCCATAAGGATCACTGACTCCAGCGTCGCCAACCAGGTCTTGGATGAGGTTGTCGCGGATCACCAATCCGATGTCAACCGACGATACGGCACCAGAGTAGGTGTAAAGTACCCCTCTGGCATGGTAGCTACCCTCAGTGATGTAGTCAATCTGGCCGCGAATCGTGTTTTCCGCAACCAGAATGCCTTGGCAAGCACCTGAACCAGTCAACTCAATCGCTTCTCTGAAGCCAATGAATGTGTTTCCACGTACATTGAAATCAGTCTGCAGCCCGGACTGTACCAACCCTCTCGAGCTTCCATCGATTGAAGCCGTACCAATCGTGAACGTGTTCTGAGCTACGGTCACAGTGGTAACGTCTTGAGCAGAGAATCCCGTTCTAAATCCAGCAAGTCTGTTGCCTGTGAACTGCAGGTCATTCGTACCAGCTGAATTGAGATAAACACCAATTGACAGAGAGTTGTTGGTGCCACTTAACCCAAGTGTGTTTCTAGAGATGATCGACTGCAGAAGTGCTGACGATGTTACCTCAACACCATATGCAGTGGCAACTGTCGATGTCAGTGTAAAAATGTTGTCAACCACCTGCAATTGCATCTTTGAGTCTGTGATTTCCAGACCCTTAGATGCTGTGCTGCTTAGGACATCAACCTTGTTATTGCACAGTCTCAGCTTCTTCTGTCCAGCAGAAGCAAACTTTAACCCGACCACATTTGAACGAAGATCGGAGCCTTCGATCAGTGTGTTCTCACCCGTATAAACTTGTGGTGCAACTGAGGTCCCGGCAAAATGAATTGCTGTGTCCCAAAACACCAGAGTGGAAGCAGCAGTTGAATCGAAAGCCTGAGGTGCGAGCTCTAGGTGATCAAACTTCAGATCACTTGTGAATCCAGACGTAAACGGTGCTGTTCCGCTCTCTGGAACTACACGGATGGCAGCAAGCCCCGAGCCAACCACATAACCTGCACCGTTGCTGACAGCAAACTCTACGTTCGAAATCTTGACGTTCTTCAAGCTCGCGTAGGGCTGCTTAACGTTTGTGTAGTTGGTGTTGTCCCACTTCGGCGCGGTAAGCTTTAGCAGCTCCGTGCCAACGGCAGTGCCAGTGATAGCAGTAGCTACAATTCGAACACCACTGACTTCAACGTTGTAGCAGAGCTGATTACCAACACCAGCAGCTAGCGCCGTAGTGCCACCAATGTAGAGAAACCCAGCCCCATGATAGGCTGAGTTGCCTCTCGGAGTGATATTGATGGCAGGGAAGCCACAACCCCTGATAGAGACGTTATTCCACAGCGTAATCGGGAAGGTCTCGTAAGTGTCGCGAATGATTTCAATCTTTGTTGGCGGGTTATCTAGCGTACCACCGTTACGCTCCAGGTTGTTCGAACCTGTGATCACACCGTGCCAAAGTAGAGCGGATGCTACGCTCTCGTACTCTGGACCGAAGTAATCGGTTACCATGTTGCCGTTGTACGCAACTGAACCTTGAAGGGCAGTGCCGATAGCAGTCAGAGCATCGTAGGTACGAGTTCCGACAGTCCACGTATTGAGACTGCCAACGTTTCTGCGCAGATCGATTCGTTCGTCTACCACCATAACGGAGCTGGCGTTAATCGACCCAAAGTACAGCGGGCAAAACACAGTCTCTTCAATGTCTTGCCCTGTTGGATTCAGCTTCAGCTTCAGCACTTGAGCGCGTACGAAACTGATAAGATTTGCCGGAGAAACCGCAGTTACTGCAGTGATCGCTGGAGTTTGATTTGGCCCAACGGTCACACCCACAACAGCGTAGGTTGAAAGCAACCCGAGCGAAGAGAACAGTGTCGTACTCTTCACTTCATAGCGGCGGCCTCGAATCCAAACAGCACCGCCTGTGATACCTGTAGCGTTTGCTGGAGCTGCACCGCCTGCTGTAGTAAGTGCAAAGCTGTCAACACCTTGGTCTGTTGCAGAATTGAGAGTTCGCTTGTGCGAAAACACAACCCCGAAGTCCAGACATTGGTCAGCACCAACAAGATCGATTCGCTTCAGAATTGAGTCTTGTGCATGTGCTAGATCCTCAGTACCGTAGGGACGAGTGTCAATGACTCGCTGGGTTCCGCTTTGTGCCCAACCCCATGTGCTAACGCTACCAGCTGGGTTTAGCCAGTAGGGTGCTCTAAAGATTGGTAGGTAGTGGTTGGGGTTGCAGGCATTGATCGTCCAACTATCAGAAACAGCACCGGAGGTGGTGTAACGATAGATCTCAACCCAGTCAACGGCGTTCGGCAAATACAGCCGCATCACTTCTTGAGCTTGGGTCACGTCTTGTAGTACGCTTTCACCACCCCCAAACGTCCACAAACCAGCCCCATCAACTGCAAGAGTGTAGGAACCCGTTGGAAAATTCGGAGACGTGTTAATCAGAACTGCTGGAGCATTAGCACTCAGTGTCTGTGCGTACACGTACAAGTCTAGGGTTAGGTCGGTCGACTTGAGGTACACATCGTATAAAGTGCGCGTAGTACCAGGAGATGCGAGCGAGACAGTAAACCCTGATGGGAGTTGGGTAGGTGTTACGACTCGACCCTTTGTTACCACACTAATTGGCGTGCCACCTGCATTAAGTGCGGCGACAGCAACTGTCATCGGATTCGGACCCGTGTTAACCGTAGTGGCTAGCCCAGCCTGCGTTACAGTTGGATCCTTAACGATACCAGGTGCGTGCGAAAGATCTTGGTGGGCACCTGCAGTCGCGATCAGTCTTCCGGTATTGCTACTACCATTCTCAAACTGTACGTTTAGCGTGGGTTGATACGTAAACGATGTGGCGATGTCTGGTGTGATCGAATCTAGGGTTGTGAAGGGAGAACCAGCAACAGCAACATTGTTGTTCTTGAGGTTTGAGATCCCACCTACCGATCCAGACAAGCCAATGTCTACCTGCCCAGAACCAGCATCAGCACCGGAGAACGCTGAGGAGAAGTTAATCTGTCGAAATGCTTCTGTGCCAACTTGAACACCGTTAACTGAGACAATCGTGCCAAACGCAAAGTTGACGATTGTTCTGAAAAAGTGGTCCATCTCCAAAGCCCAACCGCGAAGGTTGGTGCCTGACCCAGGACTTGAGTCAACGTTAAACTCGTTGGTCTCGGAGGTGGCGGGGATGCGGAGTGGCCGGTTCAAGCTTGGAGTTACCCAGCTTGGAGTGTTCATCTGAATTGCGGCAATTCTTCGGGTAATCTGCCCAATAGAACCACCACCATCGACTACCAGTTGGATTAGGTAGCTACCAGCTACCGTTGCATTTACCAAGTTGGTAGTTGCGAGAGTTGGTGTTGAAAGAGTGGCGGTTGCTCCGGGTGGCTGATCAATGATAAGCCACTGAAACGTGGTCGCTCCGACCCCTGAATAGCTTAGTTGAATCTCAGTCCCTGGTCCTGTGTAGAGAGCGAGGTCATCTCTTGATTGATCGGAGACACCTGCAGGCTTACCGGACTGATTGATCGTAATGAGGGCTGTGCTCATCTTACACCAACGTGATCGTTAGGTCAGCAATGTTGAGTCTTGCGTATTGGTTTGGAAGCATGGGAGTGTCTTGATTTACACCAACTACTCCTAAAGGAGCAAGTTGTGTGTAGGTAAAGTTGTCCACGCCGGGTACACGACTTAGTTCAGCATCAAGGTCAAACAGCTCGACAGCTTGCCCCAATCTGAGGCCACGCTGGATTTGGTTGCCATTGAAGTAGTCTAGAAGTGCTTGAGCTGACTGGCCCTGCACTACTAGCGGATTCCCAGCATTCACTTTCAAATTGCCTGAGATTGAGAAGCCAACTTCAATTCCTCTGCGGAACAGTGCATCACGACCTGTTTCGTAGTACTCTGGAATGGTAAAAAACGACTGCAAAGCAATGATAAGATTGTCGTATCGATACGTTATTGTAACGGGATCCCCAATCGCGGGAGCTGCACCTGTGGATGTGAAGACGACTCCGTCTGAACCACGTGTTGATCTAGACCAAACACCGGGGTCGCTGTAGTATTGATAATCGACGTTCTGTGTGTAGGTTACACCTGACTGAACCGAAACAATGTCGATCCCTGGTTGTTTATCGAATGCAATTGGGATCAAGCGCCCAGGAAACGGAGCAGTCATTACCCGTTGAACCGGACTGCTACCTAGCACCCAAACGTCAACCGCACCCGCGTCTTTTGCTGCTCTGGTTAGAAATGGATCATTCCCATAGACAAGGTAGAGGTCTTGGATGCTACCAAACGTTTGCCTAGCATATCTACTAAGACCTGGTGGTGTACCAATCTCTGTACCACGAACTCTAAGTCCATATCGATCAGCTACTTGTTGGTTTGTTTCTGCTGGAAGACCACCAGTTGACTCAGAATTGGTCACGCCATCGAACCCAATCAGAGGTCGTAGTGGGTTCTTGAGAGCACCAGCTGCTACAGTGGTATTGGTTCCCGTGGTTACGGACCCTGCAGTTACGGTTAACTCGTATCGACCAGTCACGCCGTTAAAGTACGCAGATGCGTTTAGTGCCACAAGCGTAACAGGCTCAAGCGTAACATACGTGATCTGAGCTCCTGTTACCGGGTCGCGATCAGTTCCGACCGGAAACCCAGTCGGGACTGTAATGTTTGAAACTGGTAGCGTCTTTCTAAAGAACGTCAGAGTTGTGAACGATGACGTTCCTTGACTGCGGATCACCTGTTCGTTGTACACAAACGCGTCAATATCTGCTGGATCAAGTGAATCAACCTGCTGTAAGGACAACAGCTGAAACAGAGACCTGATTCGCTCATTCTGCGCTTCCAGTACAACTGATGGAGCTCGGCAAACGATGTCTCGGATCGGACCGTATTCTGTCTTTTGCCGTTGATCACGCTGGTTAATACCTAGCGCAATCTTCTGTTCAAACTGGGTGGCAGTTGTCTTGGGAACGGGCATGGTTCAACCAGGAATAGAGAGCTTGCCGGATCGCGTGACTTCACCAGCGAGAGTCCGCAGGACTACTTTCCACCGGTAGGTAGTGGGGTTGGTTGGGTCTTGTTGTACGTTAAGATCCGACAATCCTACCACTTGCTCTGCTGGTGGCATATTGTTCAAATTGCGCTTCTGCAGGACCTGGAACCGAGAAATTGCAGACTCGATTCGATCACGAAGTGTGAACTCGACGTTGCTAGCATATCCGTCATCAAACGAATCTGACGCGCCAACAAGGTCAATGAGTCCGGCACCAAACCCATTGTTGGTGATGCCGATAGAGAACAGTTCCGATAGGTCTTGACGTAGTTTGTCGTAGTCAGCGACCATCTCGAGAGCGCCAGCTGCATCGAGAACTACATCTTGATTGCGGAACTTGAACGTTTGCGACATTCCCAGCTAAGACAATGTTAACAATCCCTCCACCAAAGGATTGTTTCACGCCTTAGCTTCTCGACACTTTGCTTCGAGAATGATCGAATCTAACAGAGAGATGAAATCCAACAGCAACTGCTTCTGCTCCTCGTACTCGGCTTTCAGAGCTGAAGCTTCACTTTGGATTGAGGTGGCTCGCTTAAACTCTTGCAGTAATTGGTCTGCACGAGCAAAGATCTCATTCTGAAACAGACTGTTGATCGAGCCATTCACAATCGCCCAATCAGTACATGCAGTGTCCAAAGTACCCAGAGGGATGCTGTTGAGTGTTGACTTCGCTTGGGTGATCGCCTGCTGTGCTATGTCAGACTGTATTCGGAGCTGTTGGGTTTGCAGATCAGCGGATCCGATACTGAGGATTGCTTCACAGATCAAGGCGTCGAGAATCGGGATCTGAGCTCGTAGAAGGTTCTGCAGTTGCTGCAGTGCAGTAGAACTAAGATTTAACAGTGTGTTGACAATACACACCTCGAACTTGCCCAGCTTGATATCCGTGCAGAAGCTCATATCTGTTTCTCACTCGTAGGTTGCAGAACACCTGGATTCAACGAGACAAAAACTGCCTTAGACAGAGCATTCGTCACTGCAGTAACATACGCTGAAATAGCTGCATTGAAAGTTGTAGTAGCAGCTGCGAAGTTGACTTCAGCTAACCCATACGCAGTAGCGGCAGCAGCCATTGTAGCAGCAATAGCTGGAGTAATCAAGCCGCTTCCTGAACCAGCTGTTGCAAATGCACCTCCAACCGCAACGTTGTATGCGGTTACTGCTGCTGACCACGCTTCAACTGCAGCTATGTATGTAGCATGTGCTGTCATGAACGTAGACGTAGCGTCTAAGAACAAGTTGCCACATACAACTGGCTCGGTAGCGGTGTTTTTGTCCCCAAGTTTTGCGGTAGCAGTGTGAAGTGTGAACAGCAGAGTTTGAAGCTCTACACTTATAGGTAGGTAAGCGAATACACCCGCTGACGCAAGCTGACCTTGGTTCACGACAACATTACCAAGTACGTCAATAGCATATTCGAATGGACGCTTTGCAGACCCGCCAACGGGGCCTGGAGTCCCCAGAGCTGTGCCATTAGGGGTTGAGTCGTATACTCGAAGTAGTGCTCTGACGAACTGCCCGGTGGCCCTCATCTGCTTGACTCCAGCTGGGCCAGCAGCTCCCCAGTTACCTTGCTCAATCTCATCCACATCGGGATCTAGTACATCGCCCAAAGACTCAAAGGCCATCGGAGTACCAAACGGGACTCCAGTGGTTACCTGGCGAAGATCTACTGTCTTCTCGTATAGATTAGGTGCTGAAGCTGTTGCACCATTAGGTTCAGCAGGAACCCCAAACCCACGCTTAGCTACTACGTCAGAGCTATTCGTGGTGGAGGTTCGTTTTGCCACACCAAGTCGAGAAATCGACGCATCTAGAACCTCTTTGTGGGTCGATGCTTTTACGACCAACTCTCGTCTCTGCTTGTCCAGTACAATGCTCTGAAGACCACCAGCAAGTAAAAGCACCCCAAGTCGATCACCCTTGATATACGCGTTCCCTGAGCTTTTGCTGTCAAACTCACCCGGTTGAAGGTCGAAGAACGTAATGTTCTCCTCTTCCTGTAGCTTGGTCAAAAGCTCATACGAAATCGCATCATAACCAAGGATTCTGGCGTCTGAGTTTGAATCAAAGCCAACCAGCACCACATCCCCGAGTTGGGGCATGTATCGGCTCCAAGCAGCCCTTGCTCTCGAGCGAGGCAAGGAGAGCCAACCGATGGGAACTGTTACACCGGACCGCTCTCCAGGTGTGTTCTCGAATTCGAGCGAGCAAACTCCTCGCTGCGTATCGATGGTTGTGATAACCGCTCTTTGGACCCGAGAGTAGAATTGATCCGCGTTTCTTGCAGCAGTAGTTGGGTTTTTGTCTTGCGGTGTTCTAGGTCTCATCGTCCATTCCTAATCGTGTCAAAGACTGCACTGAGATTTGCATCAGCTTGGCCAGGTTGAGCTCCAAGTGCTGCTGAGATCTTGTCGATTTGCAGGAGATACGAGTAGTTGAAGGGTTGGGAGTTCACCCCACCAAACGTAGAATACAGCTTTCTAGGACCTGTAGCTGTTGGTACAAATCGTCCATCCCAAAACTTGCAGTGCCAGAACCCATACTCCGTCGAACAATCCGACTGCCAGACAATGGAGTGCGTGATTGACTTGGTCGATCCAATGATGTTGCGAGAGTCGACTTGCACCGGGCGGTTTAGCCATGCTCCCCAATTTGGCAAACATGGCACACGAAGACTGACAATATCCGCATTGCACTTCATCAGTTGCAGGTAGCAGTAGAGTCGTGCAGCTTCATCCGTTCGAATATTGCCTGGTGGGTCTCCTTGCTCTACGCGGATACCGTACAACGGGATCAAATTCGGCAGAGCAACTGCAACCCTTTGTCGAGATGCTTGTGAACCATCTCTAGCAATTGCCTCGGTCCATCTAGGTGTTGCCACCCAAACAGTCTTTGCGTCTTGATCACTGCGAGTGATATTGATCCGGATCTGTTCGAACGGAAAGATCCGAAAGGTTCGATCATACGCAGTCGTGGTTGGCACAACTGACTCAAGATTCGCTTTCTCAATGGCCGTAAGCTCTTGGAATGCAGCGTCAGCTGTAAGTTGCTCCTCAACATTGGTAAACGTTTGGGTGACGTTTCCTGTTCCAGTTGGACCCTCAGTGTACTGATCAGAAAGCTCGTTGGTGTTAGCAAAGTGTCTAGGTTCAAAGTCGTACAATGGCATCTCAATCACTACGTCACCTCGAGGTGTGTCGTAAAACGAGAACTCCATTCTGCTGAGAATCTGCTGAAGCAAGGATAATCTGTCGTAGAATTCTGCTACAGAGCCAGCTGAGTTTGCTATCTCTAGGTCTAGCACCTTCCGCCCCAATCTGGCGCCCAAGTTTGCCGGGAGCAGCATTAGGACACGTTGACGAATTGGGTAGTTTTCTGGGTGCGTTCCGATTGCGGTGATCACCTGCTCTAGCAGTGTTCCTTGGTCAACTTGTGTGTTCAAATTCAGCTGGTTGCCTCGAACTGTACCTTGTGCCAACCACTGTAGGGGTGGCACAGGCCTGCCAGACGTGTTCGACGTAACGCCGGTCTGAACAGCGTCTGGAATGTACATGTTGTAGAAGTCTGCAGTAGTGATCTCATTATCTAGCAGCTTGTGCCACTCACTGAGAGACGGTGTCTGAGTACCAAGAACAACGTCCGAAGCATTGTCTGCGTTTCCGCCACCCAGAATTCGTACGTCCACACCAGAAACCCGAGAAAAACGTTTGAATCCACCTAATCCAGAGATATTCAGATTCCGCAGTTGTTGCTGAAACGCAGAGATCGCCTGATCAGAGATAGCTCCCTCAGAGTTTACAGGTATACCGAAGCGTTCTTGCAGCAGAGCTTCTGGCTCATCACCCTGCTGCACAGCTCGCACTGCCTGACCCAAGTCGTCAAGCACCGACTGAGATCCAAACACCATGATCTCCACGATCTGTTGAATCGTGAGGTTTTGCAGAAAGTTGGTATAGCTTGCATTCTGGATCTGAGAGTAATCCTCTGGACTGATCGTAGTTACGTCCCCAGCTGCAGTTTTGAATTCTCGTGGTGACAAAATTGCGCCAGTGAAGTTTGCTACACGGGAATTTCTGAACGGTTTGAGAACACCCTCAACAGTAATGTTGAGCTTCGACTGCATGTTCTCGTCTTCGTCTTCAGAGATGTCCGTGATTGTTCCACGACCAAACCAATACCACCTGCTCGGGTCCGCGACATCTCGAACTGCAACGACTACTGGATCCTCAGTATGCCAGATCCACTGCCCTTGAACCATTGGGTACTTGAAGAAAGCTTCGTTCGGTAAGGGCTGACCATCAATGCCAATTGTGCCCTGCTGATACACCAACTCAAGCTTCTTCGCTAGAATCGTGTTTTTCAGATCGGCGAAGATATCGAGTGGAGGTGGCAAATTCCCCACCTGAGGAAAAATCAAATCTTGACGCGCAATGTCAGCATAGTAGTTCAAGACGTCCTGGGGATCAATGGGAAACTGATCCTGTAGCTCCCCCAGCGCTCTCTGGAATACGTTCTCTGACCCAAGCCGCAACAATCTCGAGTTAAATTCTGCTGACAGTTCGGCGAGAGCCTGGGACACTGCTTGTTGCTTGTACGCAGCAATCAGCAGCATGTCGTACGCTGTCAGAGTCATCAACTGGTTTGGGTTAACAAGCTCGACAACCACCTGTGCTGGGTTGTGGTCTGACCAGCTGTTCCGCACTGACGAGCAAAGTCTTGTTACTTCGACCCCAGCAATGAACACTCGGTAGGCAGGGAAGAAGTTCCGTACCTTGCCCTGTTCTACACCAGTAGCCCTAGACATGTTCTCTCCATACCTGTCTTACACACTGTTCCAGGTTGACGTAGCTATATAGTAAGCTGTGGGTTTAACCACTCTTAAAGACTAATGAGAGATCTGCGTAACGACTCTTACTTCGTTGCCGTCTGGCGTCTTGTTCATCGTTGCTGTGACGTTAACTTTGGGTTTCTGGTGTGCTTTGATGATCGACGAAATGAACTGCTTGTACTTCGCTTCATCACCAGTGAAGTAACCACGTTCCTTCAGCTTGTGTACGTACCCTTCAACATCCCCATGCTGAGCAGCGTCAATCGCAGACTGATAGCGACCTTTGAGGATCTTGACGTAGTCAATGGCACCATCGAGCAGGGTTTCGTATGCTCGAAAGAAGTCCTTCACAGCTAAGGTCTCACCGTTGATCACTTCATGGGTTGCAAACAGAGCAGTTTGCCCCGTTGTGCCTTTTCCTTTCACACCGCCGAAGTTGTAGTTGTAGAGCCCACCTGTTTGACCCGATTCAAACCACGCCTGCGCGGCTAATGTGTCAGCTAGCTCTTCTGACGGCATAGCACCAGTCACTTGCTTGAACGCCTCAGCAACCGCAGCCCTGACTTGCTCGTAGGTTACAGGCATCTTTTTGGTCTCAACCAGTGTTGAACCAGCTGGTGCGTAGGCAGTGTATTTGCCATCAGCTTGAACCAACTTCTTTGGAGCATCAGCAAGGGTTTTGTAAACACCTGGAGCTGCCTTAGCTACTGCGGCGTCAAAGTTTGCAATTGTCTGTCCCGCAGCTTGTCCAACAATTGAAGTCCAGCCAGACTTGTAACCTAGTGCTTTTAATAACGGTACAATGAGTGGATACGCAATCTTTCCGATGCCATTTCCAATCATGCTGGTACCTGTAACCACCTGGTGGAACTGGTCACCCATCTGATTGAAGAATTCCTGCTCTTTTTGGTAAACTGCCAGATTTTGAGCAGATCTCGGAACGAAGTTGATTGATGTGATATCAACGTCAATAGCGCCTAGCCCAGCCGACAACGCTTGCCCTCCAAAATTGGCTAACATGGCATTCCAATCACCATACTGCATCGAGAACAGGCCCTTGATCGCAATAATCGCAAATCCAGAAAACGAGAGAAGCGTGCCAAGCATGCCCTGCCCAACGTTCGCCATCCCCTTCAGAATCTCGTTCTTGTCCTTCTCTAGCTCGGACTGCTTCTCTGCTTCAGTCTTGAACGAGTCTCGTAACAACGCCCAATCCGACGCTTCAACTTCTCCAAGCTTTGCTTGAGAGCTTTGCATTTTCAGAATCTTGGATAGAGCCAAAGCACCCTCGAAACCCATCCCAAGCTGGTTCTCTAGGTAATAGCGGATCTTATCGTCTGGACTCAGGAGCTCAGTACCAGTACCTTTTGTCTCTTTTTCGGCGAGTGAGGCGATCTGCTTCAACGTGCTGAAGAACATCTGCGAATCAGCGTTCTTAATCGAATCAGTCAGAGCGTAGGCGGCATCAACGCCATCACCCAGCCCTAACTGCTCGCCAACGTGAGCCTTCACACCAATGCTAAGATTGGACAACCCCTGACTAATCTGTTGCATACCTTGCTTTGCGGTCGCCATTGCAACAGAGGCTACCATCCCCGCGTTTTCGTACTCCTCCTGAAGAGAGATAGTGAGTGCTGCAATCGATTCAGCGTCAGCTCTGTAATAGCGAAGCTGTGGCTCTAGATCCGTCACGTATTTCATGAAGCCAGAGATCGATGTTCCAGCCTTACTTGCAGAGAACCCGATCTTGATCATAGATAGCGTGGCTGATTCTAGACTTACCCCGTAGTTTCGAGAGGTTTCTATAGCCTCACTGATCGTTGTCCCCGTGGCCTCCTCAAAGAGCTTATCAAACGCTAGAGACATCGTAATCACGTCATGCCCAACAACCCCCAGCTCTGAGTGCCAGTTAGTGCTTAACCCATCTAGCACTGCCCCTGATTGCACAAGAGTCGAGATAATCGACTGAACATCGCTTCTGCTCATGCCCATGAATTGCTGAGCATTCTCTTGGAAACTGGCGTAAAATTGCAGAAAACTAGACGATACCGATCTACCAGACGCAGACATAATGTTCGTCAGTTCACCAGCTTGCACCGCCATACGATCTTTTTCAGTGACACCGTACATCAGCAAACCAAACAGACCACCAGCTATTGGTAAACCTGCTGCAAGCCCCAAAGTGCCAGTTGCGATTCCAGCAAACTGATCCTTCACGAACTGCATGGCTTTGTTTGGAGCGTCTGACACCTGCCGAAGAAGCTCCACTGCGCCAGCACCACCAAAGTCGTGCGCTTTTGCTTCACGACCAAGAGTAGCATACTTCTCTTCCAGCTCTGCTAGCAGCTCTGACGCATGCTTCTTATCAACCACACCCAAACGAACAGCAGCATTCACCTCACTGATCTGAACCTGAATAGTAGCCATCTGCTCGAAGTAACTCTCTTCGAGTAGTCCACCAATCTTCCCAGCGTCGAGCTTGATGTCAAGAAGCTCTTGATGCTCATCACCGAGAGGGTGCTTTGGCTGTGGAGGTGCTGGAAGTTCAACAGGTTTCTCTAGCCACTTCTCTCGAGTCTCTGAGAACTTTCCAAGCAAACCATTCAGCTTGACCATTCCAGCCCCGAATCCTTGCAGGGCTGCAGTCAATGAATGCAAATCAGCCATAAGCAACCGTCACTTGAACACGTACTGAATCAGCTGAATCAGCTCCAGGGTGCATCCGCCGCTTGATAACTGGTGCCATCGAATGTGGTCCATTGCTATCGGCCTCATCTCTCGTTTGTTCGGTCTTTTGAATCCTCTGATCAGAGACAATTCCCCACTTGTCCGTGTCAGTTGTATCAGCCCCTGTTGCCTTTAGACCCTGGTTAACTGTCTTTGCTCCAAATAGCATTGCATCACCAACCGGTCTGAGTACTGGATTCTGCCAAGCGGCAACTCGATTAGTGTGCTTCTCAGTATCTGAAGCAGCTTGTATGGCAGCGTCCCTTTGTGCTAGTGAGACTTTTGGATCAAACACCAATGCTTTGACAATTGGTCGAATGTGTGGCTCAAGAATCTGGCCTATCCCTTCGCCGGTGCTTTTCAAGCCAGACCAAAACAGTGCTGCGTTTCCGGTCAGATCACCTGTGATCCTCTCTAGCTCAGCATATGCTGCCCTTCTCTGAGCACCGGTACCCAACATGATATACGGAAGCGACTCTACACCAACAATCACAAACGCAACCGCGTCACTGAGGATGCTCATAGAGGTTTGAGCAACAGTTCGCATACTCGCCAAAATCGCGTTCAGTTTTCGTTGATTTTCAGAAACCTTACTGCCCTCGTCAACAAATGCAGAGCGGAGGTTTCCAAGAGCTTGCGCATCAAGCTCAGACAACTTCAAGTCCTTGTTAGTCAAATCCCCCAGCTCGTAGATAGCTCTAGCTCCTTCAAACCCGAAACCCTGCCGCTCAAGGAAGAATCGAGCATTAGTCTCATCTCCACCAGACCTGACAGCTTCATCTCTGAACATCTTAGCAATCTGCAAGAGACGAGTTGAATCAACGTTCTTCAACATGTCACGCATAGCCCATCGACCAAGTAGACCCTTACCGTACCCAAGTTGTTCCGCCATCCACAGCTCACGAGCGGTCGACAACGAAGAGAGTCCCTGTGTGAATTCGGACAGACCCTGTGCAACACCAGTTTGCTGGCCGAGGCCTTTGTTTCTCCGTGATCTGCTGAACGCGATTGATGCTTCTACTAGTTGCTGTGCGTCTATACCAAACCTACGCACGTTTTGAGCAGCTTGGAGAGCCCAAGTGATAGTTCGCTCAACTCCAAGCCCTGCTTTTGCTACGGCAGACTCCATCAAGGCCATTCTAGACACGGCATCATGCATCGAGTAGCCATGAGCACGCATCTGTGCAATGGCTCCGCGAGCAGTGAACCCATTTGCCAATTCGAAGGTCCTATCCAGAGCTAGGGTTGCTGTGACGGCATTAGTCCCCACTTCGCCTAAGCTAGCATCATAAACCGAAAGAAAATCAGACAAGCTTACGCCTGCGTTTACGTATTGCGAAACGATGCTTAGAACTGCTCCTCGACTAATACCGTAGAATTTCTGGGCTCGCTCTTGAAAACCGTCAAGCCAAGCTATCGACTTCCGATAGCTTTCTGCTCCGTAAGCACTCACGACGTTCAGCAAAGCACCAGACTGTTGCTGAAGTCTATCGTGCTCCTTAACACCGTACATCAGTAAGCCAAACAGACCACCGGCCACCGGAAGAGCTGATGACAAACCGAGTAAACCTTCCGCAATTCCGGCAGCCTCGCCACTGATTGTTGAGCATACTTTTGTGATTGCTGCGTTTATGCCTTCAGTTGCTCCAGCCTCTAGCTTTGATCCAAGCCCACCGCTACTTTTACCACCCTGTTCATCTGTCAAGCCAGACATGCTAAAAGAGTGTGCTTTTAGCTCAGCAAGACTCATCTCATGTCTGAGCTTTGCTAGCTGCTCCTCACCCGCTTCGATGTCCACAATGCCCATACGCATTGCTTTTTGAACATCCACCACCTTCTGGTGAATCTGATTCAATTCGAGCGCTTGCTTCAAAGTACTGCGATCACCAAACAAGGGAGCATACTCTTTCAGCTCTCTTTGCTTTGTGACCAACTCAGTTCGCAGGACTTCTACCTCTGCTGGAGACGGCTGATTGTACTTAGCAATTACAGAAGCGAGGGAGTCGTTTACCGAGATTTTGCTCGAGATTAGCTTTTCTAGCTCATTTCCGAGCTTCTTAAATCGGTCGACCGCACCTTCAAGCTTGATGTCAGCCATTTCTCGTGTTTGACCCTGTTACAGCTCCAGTGTTCGCTTGTTGTTGTGCATTAGCTGTTGCTACTGCATTGTTGATTGCAGCAGACTGTTGTGGGTTGATCAGCAGAGCCTGCGCTAGGTACTCAGTCAGCGTGTTTAGGTTTGGTTGTGTCTTCTGAACCACAAACGTGAACGAATACTCAGTCATAAACGGACGTTCGGCAACTTCGTCAAAGTCCAAGACTTGGTTGAAGAACCCCGTAAACTGAACAGGGTTGGGAAAGAGTGGGCTTCTGTAGATTACGGTAGACAGGTTGAGTTGGTTCAGCTCTTTGTCCAGAGTCGGGAGGCTAGTCAACTGATACAATCGAGCCCACTGATAGTGTTTTGTTGCACCAGCAGTTGGAGTGGGGTTGTCTTGACTGATTGGATTGGTTAGTCCGACAAGTGGAGAGTTGGCTGATGCTGGTCCACCTGGTGCTGCACTAGCATCGTTTGGTTTGTTCAGAATCGAACCAGTTCTACCACGAAACTGCATCTCCAGGATGTCGTTGTCGGATCCCTGATCGTCGGCCCAGTGCCAGTAAACGGTCCCACCTCGAGTGTTCTTCTTCGAGATACGCTTCGCTTGTTTGAATACCACTTGGTGAGGGTTGACTCTAAACGCAAGCGGTGGTATGTTCCGTGCTCTCCAACTAGTGCAAGAGAACACCATTGGGACTCGAACCGGTTGAAGACCATCACCTTTGTTAAAAAGTGACTGAGTCAGTGCTGAAGCCAAATCTGCGAGCGCCATTACTGCCCCGTGTTCGTTGTAGGTCGTTGATCCTGCTTTGAGGTGGGGTACACGTCAACCGTCACGGTGGTGGTTCGTTTGGCCCAGTCGTCCTCTTCCTTCTTTCTGGCGGTAGCAGTGGTATCACCACTGAAGACACCAGAACCAGTGGTGTCTTTTGCCCACTGAGACGCTCTAGCCTGTTGCGAACCCAAACCAGCAGCGATATCATAATCGATCTGCCCACCCAACTGTGACCACTCACCGAGTTTCTTCACAACCTGAGTCGTAGACCCTTTGTGGGCTGGATCGTCTTTGATCAAGCCACTCCGGTTCAACACATTTGCAATTCCTGTAGCATGCTTTTGCAGTGCTGCGCCACCAGAGTCTAGGGCTGTATGCCATGCCATGAAGGGAGCTGCAACTGCTTTAGTGGTTGCATCAGCATTCGCAGCTTTGTCACCCATGGTGGTAGCCATTGTTGGTACACCAGCTGCCTTATTTGGGTCGAACTCTAATGCATCAAAGATTGGTTTGATGATCGGCTTCAAAGCTGCTTCCATGTCAGCTCCAAGTGATTTCAAACCATCCCAAACAGTGCCCAACCCGGTCTTCATGCCTTGCTGAAACTCAGCTACAACAGCTTTGATCTCAGACTTCTCTTGACTGGTACCCATCAACAAGACAGGGAACTCTTTGAAATAGATGATCAACCATCCTGCAAGATTGGTTAGCACCTGCAGAGTGCCCTCACCCATCTTCGCCATGTCAGCCATGATTCGATTTTGATCTTTTTGAAGCTCTGATTGCTTCTGCCCTTCAGTCATGAACGAGTCTTTTAGAGCATCACGCTGCTCTTTGGTCAAAGCTGATAGCTTCAAACCTTTGCCAAGATCATCGCCAATTTCAGACAGTAGCTTAGCTCCTTCGTAGCCCATTCCAGTCTGTTCGAGGATATATCGAGCTTGTGTCTTGTCCCCACCAGTCGCTTCGAGCGTTGCCTTGTATTTTTCACGGAGCAGATTCTCCAAGAAGTCGGGGGAGCCACCCTCCCCACCCGTCAATCGTGTCATACCTTCACGGAACCGCATTCTAGCCTCAAGCCCAGAACCTAGCCCCATTCGCTCGCCTAAGTACGACTGTTCACCGTTCGAGAGGTTTGCTAGACCCGATGTAATTTGGCCCATCGCGATGCTCGCCTGGTTTCCGGCTAGCTGCTTAGGCATACCAAGGCTCTCGTAATGTTCTTGCACTTTCAAGAACAATGCAGCTACACTTTCAACTGACACACCGTACTGCTTGAGTGCAGTTGCTGACTGCATCACCTGACCGACGAAATTCTGAACCCCGACTCCAGATTGAATGCCAGCAAACGCAAGTTTCTCGTACATTGATCCAGCTTTGGCTACCTCCATGCCAAAGTCATTGATCAAAGTGACAATATTGCGTGCTGATGTTCCAGAAGCCATCTCGAAGTGCTTATCAATGGCTAGGGAAAGGGTTGCAATGTCATGCGTGACCATCCCTAGGTTGCCTTGCTGCTTCGTCATAATCTGGTCAATAGAGATCCCAGCACTGACAAAGGTGTTTAGCACCGTTTGTACGTCCGCTTTCGACATCCCCAAGTACTTCTGAGCCTGCTCTTGAAAACTGCTAAAGTACCCCATCGCTTCACTAGTAGCTCGTTTTCCAGTAGCTAGGAAGATGTTGCTAAGCTCTCCTGCGTCGGCGTTTAACCGATCTCGATTGGTAACACCGTAAAGCATCAGCCCAAACAGACCACCAGCGATTGGAAGTCCGCTCATCAACCCCATCAAGCCAGTACCAATGCCTGAAATCTGATTCTTGACCGCTCCTTGAGCTGCTCCCGGAAGAGACTGAAGCGTGGCAGTTGCTTTAGCCGCCATCTTGCCGATGTTGCCACCACCAACAATAGCATAGGCTGTAGCCTCAGTCTCAAGCTTCGAGTATTGCTTTGACAACTTGCTTAGCGCGTCACTTGCCTCACCAGATGTAACCAACCCCTTTTTCTCAGCCTGCTCAATAGCAGACATCTGATCCTTCAGCTTATCCAGTTGAGCTTGATAGGCGATCATGTTCACGCCGCCCCCAAGCATCTTGGACATCTGAGCTTTTAGTCGTTTCTCTTCAGCCTCTTGTTGCTCTTGCTGTTTCTTACGATCAAGCTCCTGCTTCTTACCCTTCTCAGCTTCGCTGTTCTTGCCGACCTTAGCAGTTTCTTTGTCAACTGTTTGGTTCAGTCTGTCAAACAGTTTCTCGAAGTCAGTGAATTGAGCATTGAGTTTTGCAACGAGCGCGTCATACTCGGTGACAGCTTTACCGAGTTCAGTTGCTGCATCTGTACCCGCAGCAAAGCCCTCTAGCTCAATCTCTGCGTCAAGTGTCATCGTCTATCTCTATCTTCACACGCGTAGGCTTGGTTGCTGGAATCGAGGCATCCTCTTTGATGTACGCCTTCCGTTGCTGGATCATCTCGTCTGAATTCCAAAAAGCTGTCTTTGGGTCAGCTTGAAGCTCGTCAAAGAACTCCAGATCGTCCTCGGAGAAATCTTGAACTGGCTGATCGTCAAACTCTTGCGGGATGAGTGTTTTGACTGCTTCTGACACAGTTGAAGCATAGTCTGGCCTTGCGATAGCAAACAACATGGGTGTATATTCACCCTCGCCAGGCCATCGGTACTTTGGCTCACCTTTCTCATCAGTGCCATCGGGAATTGGCGCAAGATTCAAACCGAGTAATGAGATTAGTATATCACGAATCGCCTCAAGTCCCTGTTTCCCGATGGTATTGACCTCTTTCTGGTGTTTCGCATCCTTCATTCGAAGCTGCCAAGCTTCGAATAGCCATCGTGTACGTGACATCTCCCGTACTCTCGGATCCGAGAGTAGGATGTGCTTGTCAGAACAGACGCGTGCCTTGATCTTTAGCTGTTGCCAGCGCCAGTGGAGCTCTGGGTGGTCTCTGAGGAGGGAGACGAGCTCGTCGTCTTCGTCTGGGACGAGTTCCCACCCTCCTCTGAGGATTTTCCCATGGCTGTTTCCGCTTTCTCCCGACGAGTCATGAGCTCTTGATACTTCGTCCACAACTCGGTGGTGAACTCGTGCGGGCGCTTTGACAGCCACTCAAACATTCGTTCCGCTAACCAATACTGCGCTGCATATGGGTTGGTGGAGTTCAGCACGCGCTGAATCTCAGCAGCACTGCCCTTAGTCACCTCTTCCCACTCCTTCACAAAGAAGTCTTGGATGCTGAACATTGACTTTGACCCGTCAGCGTTCAACTTGCCAATCTCTCTGATCGCGATAGCAAGTGTGGGAGTCTTCTGAGAGAGTACAATCGCTGAGAACGTTGTACCCTTCACATAGCCCATCGCCCAAGCCTGCTCATGGTCACACAACAGACGAAGTTTCCACAGTCTCCCTCGGACCTGCACGATCTCTTCGAGAAAGCCTGAATCTAGCTCTTGCTCTAAGTCGTCCATCAAGCTTAGAGCTTCACTAACCTTCGCGTCCTTGATTTCCTTTTCCATGTCCTCTCCGGAGAGCTATTTACCTACGTAGCGTTTCCAGACTTGTCTCTACACGGAGTTCTGTAACGCCCTTAGCATGTATATCAGTATGGAGTCTGCTTCAACTAGAGACTGTTTAAACGTGAATCTAGGGCCAACCAAGAGGTCGACCCTAGATCTCAGATCACTTCAGTTCAACAGCGAACTTCTGGTATGTGTGAACGGCCTTGTCTAGATCGTCTTCATGTCCAGATCCAGCTCCGAATTTCGACCCCGTAGTCGCCTTGATCGAGTTGACCAAGGCCTGAAGATCAACAACGCCCTTGGTTAGCTGATCAACAATCGTTCCGAGGGTTGGGTTTGTCCCTGCGGTCTTAGCAACTTCGAGACCATCCATCAGCAGGGTCTTCGAGTTGTTGATAACAAGAACAATATCGTCAAACTTCTTCTGAAGTTCGTCAACCTTGTCCTTTGGAAGAGCCGTCAAGGCCTGCTTGAAGATCATCGTAGCGATGTCTACTACAGTCTGTACGGTTGTCAGAATGGATTGCGTCTGAGCAACTGGATCCTTCTTGAAGTTCGAAACCCAATCAGAGCACCCCTCTGGAACGACCAGCATACAGATCAGAGTGAAACTAAAGAGCAACTTCTTCATCACGCACCCTTCTGGACGAACATCTTGCGGACGTACGAGAGCTGTGCATTGGCAAGGACAACGCGTGCATCAGTTGCGCTGTACTGTCTGCCGATTGACGAGAACCAGCAGCCTGTGTAAAGCAACGATTCCACCGTATTGTTTGGGAATCTCCAAACTTCCAGCACGGTGAACGGGTTGTTGTGATCACCAAGCATTGCGGAATCTGGAGTGCCAAACGCCTGCTCCATCCGCTTGGTGTACAAATCGTATCGAGAAACACCGATGGTCAGACCACCCACGTTACCCGGAACGTTCTCAATCGGCTCACCAGACGTTGCCTGATTGATCTCGTAGATCGGTGTAATCGTTCTCGATTGGTTCGGCGACCAGCTCTGGATGATGCCAACTGTGATACCGTTGGCTCTGAGTGTAATCGCATGGGAGGTACGGACTTGTGTGTTCGGCGGATTAACGGGCATCTGTCATTCCTGGCTCTCGGGCGTCAACCCACTCAAGGGTGTCTAGCTTGCAATTTCCAGTTCGATTACGATGTCTGGATTGAGTTCTGGTTGTTGTTAACGAACGGGTTGTCAACCGAGTACTGACCCATTAGACGCTTGGCTGGGTAGCGGATGTTGAACCAGTACCGGAAGAAGAACTTGGTTGGATCAGTTGGTGACTGATACACTTGAATGTCGGTGGCGAGGTCAATGTCTCTAGTCCGACCGTTTCGATCAGTGTAGCGCCCCAGGGACCCAGCTTCGATCAGAGCTCTAATCGCAACTGCGATAAAGCCCTTGATATCATTCACGAAGTCTGCTAGGTCTGATGGGACCAGACCCACCATGTTCGCATCCAATGCTGAGTCAATCGCCCGAACCGCATTGTCCTTCTGAGCACCTGCTGATGGCTCGATGAACTCTGGCAGACCACCAGCTCCCTGTTCAGTGGTAACCGGATCTGTCAGAACTAGTCTCCCTCCAAGTGGAGTGATGACGTTTACACCGCTTGCAGCGAGAGTCTTGCGCTCACCCTTCTGATACAGTTGGAATGTATCAAGATCAAAGCCAACTATCGTCTTTCTCAACAGAGCGGTGGCTGGAGAGATAAACGAAGTCATTGTAGCAGCAGTAGCTACGGCGAGATAGGTTGAATCGAGAGCGATTGTCTTCTCTGAGCCATCACTCAGAGTGATTGTCTTCGACACGTTCGATGGCGCTGAAAGTAACATTCTTCCGCGACCGGGTGAGTCTGGTGTTACCTGCAGAGTTCTCTGAGCAGTATACACAAACGACCCAGCGGTGTCCTTATCACCAACTGGGGTGTTCCGCGCCATGCCAAACCAACCTCTGCGGTAGTTCTTCTCTGTGATCGAGCTTTGGTTAGTAACGTGAGTTACTAGATAGGTCTGTACACCAAGTCTGGTGTCTAGTACCACTAGCTCCGTGATCCCAGAATTGTTTGCAGCTGAGTCAATAGCTGCTTTCATCTGATTGATTGTAGGGAACCCAGGCGTGGTTGAGTCATTAGCCTGGATGAGAAGCAATCGCTGAGCATTGTTCTCAAACGCAATCTTGGCAGCAATGCCAAGAGTATTTTGAGCCGCGTTGGTCTTCGTCAGAGGTCCGGTATACGCCAGAGCATCGTCGGAGTTGTAGAACAGGTGCGTGGTTGGATCCGACGAGTTGTAGTCCGTCGCTGGTCTCGTATAGTCGTATGACACGAAGTAGGTAGCTCCAACCACAGGCTGGTCGGCAGAACCATTTGCTTGGAATGGCAGACTTAGTGTCGAGATGCCAAAGACCGTGGTTACAGCGTTGGCCGCAACAGCATAGAACTCGATGGTGCTGTTTGTACCCTGAGCAACTGGCATGTCCTTAAACGGACTTGGAAGTGTCAGAGCAACAGCTGAACCTGATACTGAAGCCACTGCACCATACAGTGGGCCGTACAAGCTGCTAGCAATTAGCGCTTGGTTAATCGCAGTTGCGATCTGAGCTGCAGTAATCGCTGCACCAATTGGTAGGGTGACGTTAACTACACCCAGGCCGTTGAACGAACACCGCAGAATGTTGTTACCAGCGGTGATGTTGAATGTACCGTTCAGACCAGTGAGTGTCGCACTCGTATTCAGAGTCCAGTCCACTGAGTTGCTGTTCAGTGTGTAATCAACCAGATTCTGGAAACTCGTTACGTTCGCGAACATACCAACACGGTTGATCTCTTGAACGTTCGTGTTGGCTAACGCATCGAGTAGCGTGTCAACCGCTACGTAGCTGATAGTGAACGTATCTGTGCCAGTCCAGAACGCATCAAACAGTTGGAGCGTTGACTGAGCAATGAACGGGTTGGAGCCACCAAAGATGATGACTTTAGCATCAGCTCCATACGTGGGAGTATCAGTGGGGGTTGCAATGAACCGAATATCGCTTAGTTGCGGTGAAGCACTGTTCGGAGACAACAGCTTAACTGCCGAGCCAGAGACAGTCGCCACGTTGTTGTATGCAACACCATACAGAGGGCTTGCAGCCAAAGCTGAATTGATGTCAGTGCATACCTGCGCTGCTGTTCGAGCAGCTCCAGCAGTGATCGGGATCGAGATCCAACCCTTCTTGTCCATGTTCATGGTCAAGAACGAGTTGGCAGCAATGTTGAATGTGCCATTGATTCCCGTAACAGTGGCGGGTAGCCACTGATACGAGTTATCCGGCATCACATCAGTTCCGTTGCGAATCAGAACTGTGTCATCCTGCTTTCTAGTAGCGATGTTAATCGTCGTAGCTGTGTGAGGTGAGCTACCCGCAAAGGTAACAGACTCATTTGCCACTTGACCACGACGGACCGCTTCGTTGTATACATAGCGAAGTCTCGGCGCAATGCCAACTACCGCCAGAAGTGAAACCAGCTGCCCAAGTGCAAGGGCATTGGGGTTAATCACTTCCTCTTGGTATACCCCGGGATCCAGGTACACGTTGCTAGCTACGGGCATGGGTCATCCTCTGAGAGTAGAGCAAGTCTCTAGACTCTCAGATTCTATGTAAACGTACAACGAGTTCTAATACGCTCACGGTTTCGATGACTCACCACTATTCACGTAGTCCCCAGCTGGCAGACCATCCGAATCCGACGGACTGTTCTTAATCGTTGCTTGATCAAGATATTGCGGCGCGGAAACAACAGATCTATCGACGTAATCCAGGATCGTGATCGGAATCGAGATTCGATTCACGTAGATCAAATCTTTCGCTTCGCCAGATCCACCTTGTCGTGGTACTTCGCTTTCACCAGCTAGCGAATGTCGATCTAGCATCACTACTTGATAGTTCTCGGAGCTCCCATCACTTTGTCGAAACTCGTCGTCAAAGACAGTTCTACCATAGAACGTAAAGTCACGCTCATCCATCACCAAAGACAGCCAGTTGTTCAACAGATCTGTGATTTCAGTTCTGGTGTTCTCTGATTCTGCTCCGATGTCAATGCCAATGGTAAGATTCGCAGCTTGTTGGTATCGATTTGCTGGTGGCCGACTAGTGCTGAGATCTGATTGCCCAGCTACGAACCCAAGCTGATCAAGAGCGTTTTGTGTGCTATAGGGTGGCCCGAGTACCGTGATTGAGTTTGGGTAGGCTTGTGCCAGTACACCGATTGCAAACACACGTAAGACATCAGTTGGAGATGTGTACTTTGGTACGTCAGCTGATACGTACAAAACCTGAGCTTTCAGAGCTGCTAGAACTTCCTCGATTGTTGCTTGCCCGATGTTCGAGAATAGCTGGGACTTGAACAACACCGTGGATACTGTCGGAACGTTGTTCGGTGTTGTTCTGAACGCAATCTTGTCGCCATCAACTAAAGCGTAGGGTCCGGTCTTGGTTGCTCGAACTCTAGCAGGCATTTGCACAGCTGAAACAAACTGCGTATTGAACCCCAACTTTAGATTGCTACCTGGAGACGTCGTGACTGCAACCAGTGGCATGTGCTCAAGTGTGTCTGGATGCTGTCTGATGATCTTCACCCACGTCTCAATTGGCGATTCGAACTCGGAAAACCCCAGGTTGTACTTCTCGATTGTCGGAGTCTCCATCTTGCGAAGATTGAAGTAAGGCTGGTTGTAGTCAAAGTAGCGCTGCAACTCCGTTACGAATGCGTTCTTCGCTACTTCGGTCAGTTGAGAGAATCTGCCTGGGTCTTTTGGGTCCAGTGGCAGTGTGGGAATGTTTCTCCGCAGAGACAAGTCATCAATGGGCATCAGTCAACTCCATCTTGAAGGTTAGCTCAGGATGCGCCTCTTGCAGATCTTTGATCAGCATCTCTAGTGATTGTTCAAAGAACCTAGTCGGCTTCCTGCCGGGGTGCTTCCATTTGCCTTGAGCCATCGCTTTCTCTGTCGGAACTCGGAACGCGGTACCAAAGGACGTCTTGATTGGAACTGCTGGCCGGCCCAAATACGGGTATTTGCCAAACGCAATCTGTTGCTTAAGCTTTGAATTCAACAGATACGTCATTTGGTGTGGTCTGACACCGTCGTTCAACCATTGAACGTAGGGCATTAGTGACCCTACGCGTACCTTTGATCCTTCAACCTTGGCAGACCACTTGTTTGCAGCTGAACCAGTTCGACTAACAAACGGGTTGTGCTCTTTGATCCACCTGGTGATGTACATGGGTGCCTGAAGTGCTACTTCCTGCAGAATCTTCTCCATGTAGGCCTTCCGGAACTCTGGGTTCTCGAGCTTCCGCTTAGCCTTCTCGTTGCTCTTGTTGATTCTGACAGAGATTTTCATCACCACACCAAGGAGGTGTACTCTCGCTCTTGTTGCAATCTCGCTGAGAAGTACTGACGGGTCATGTAAGCAAACGGTTCAGAGTAGGTGTTGTTGACCAAGCTCCACCTCTGGTCGACTGGACCCTGTCTAACACCGTCCATGAACTCAATGAAGGCTTGGTCAGCGATTAGATTGCCTGGGTTGAACTCACCACCAACTCCGAGCTGATCTGGAATCCCACAGTCAAAGAACGACAACGGAGCTGTCCAGAAGTTGTTCGATTGTGAGTCGATCGTAATCCCTCGTAGGTCCTCGCTAAGCTTATCTGGACTGATCGACTTGAGCACCAAAATCCAGGGTCCCAATCGTCCGGTAACACCAACTCGAGGGAATCGCGCTCTCAGAATCTCAAAACTAGGTGAAGGAATGGACACATTCGTTCGAGTAAGCGAGACTTTGAAGCGGATCTTGCCAGAGATTGGGTTGAACCCAGCTAGTTGCTCAATTGGTTGCCACGTAGCTCCTTGGTCCACTGACCAAGCCACCTGAACTGCGCTGCTAGCACTCTTGGTGATGTAGTCAACCTTGTACTCCCACGGCAAGTTTGTTACCGAACGCACATAAGGTATGTCTGGGGTGACAATGTAGCCGTGGGTAGCCGTTTGAGTCAATTCAAGTCGGTTTGGCTTGAGGATGTCGTTCAGATATACGTTAGTCAACGTTAGATTAGGCGAAATACTCGAAAACCAGATGGTTTCAAACCCAAACTTGGTGTAACCTGGCTGAAAATTGATCCCATAGCAGCTATTGCATCTTCGATCAGCGTGCTGATTAGTAGCTGTAACACAGCTGCATGGAAGTGTTCCAGCGATGGTTGGAGCACCAAAACGAACATCCCACACATTTTGCCATAGTGCAGCTCTAATGCCGCCGCCAAGAAGTTGGTCTTGAAGCAAGGTACGAGTCTTCTCCAGAGTCATCTCTGCCTTGACTCTTTGACGGAGATCTCGTCCCCAGTAGCCAACCAATGTTCTACGTTGTGGCATTAGCGTCGCGTCCTAACATTCACTAGGGGTGTATCAGTACTAGTGGTGAAACCACCTCTGAAGTTCTCAGAAAGAAGTCGTTTATCTGTGTCTGGGTAGGTTGGCGGGATAAGATCATACCCAAGACTGATATTATCGTTGATAGCTATCAAATCGCTGAGGATGACGTTGAACGCCATCTCTACAACGACTAGATCCGTTACATCAATCGAATCAAGGAGACGTACGTCTCTGTCACCAGTTACTTGGACGCTGTCAGTGACATTTATAGTGTCAGCAACACTTCTGTCTGCTAGTAGCTCTGCTACTGTAGAATCAGTTACAGAAATGTTGTCATTGGCAATAACATCATTGCCAAACGATACCTGGTCTGTAACGACAACAGAATCCGACAACTGAATGTCGATTCTTCGATACAGCAGTATGTCTAGACTATCACTAATTACGATCGAATCAGATAGTGCCTTGGTGACCTCTGTATTAACAGAGTCTGTTACAACGACGTTGTCATTGACAGAGACATTAAGCAGCTTGTATAGCTGAACTGTTACTTGATCTGTGATACTAATTGTGTCGGACAGGTTCAGAGAGAAGATTGTACTCGTCTGAACCGCTACTTGATCTGTTACGCTAATAGAGTCTGACGTAGAACGAAGGTAGTCAACCGAAGTAGTAAGAGTATCAGAGACAGTGACGACATCTGATAGCGTAGGTCCAACTTCTCTGGCAGCACTCGTAGAATCTGTGACAGCTACAGAGTCACTTACACTACGGCCAAATTCGGCCGATCTAACCACCTGATCAGATACGCTAACCGTATCCGAGAGGCTGCGGTTGTGCTCTGTTGTAGTAGTGGTCGTATCAGAGACGCTAATTGTGTCTGATACTAAAACCTCAATCTGCCGAATCAGATCAACTGTTACGGAATCTGTAACAGCCACAGAATCTGTGGCAACTCTACTGTAATCAGCTGAGGTGGTGGTTTGATCTGCTACAGTGACTGAATCCGAAAGTGCTCTGCCATACTCAGCCGATGTCGTAGCTGAGTCAGTGACTACAATGGTATCTGAGACATTAGCTGAAACTTCACGGGTTACAGACGTAGAATCTGTAACCGAAATCGTGTCGGATCCCGAGCGATCGGCAAAGAGTTCGCGAACGGTTGCTTCTGTAACCGTAACGTTATCCGAAAGAACTCGGCCAAACTCAACTGTGCTCGATGTCGAATCAGTGACACTGACTGTGTCCGAGACCGACACGTCCAGTGCTTTTTCTACTACTACTGAATCAGTGACGCTGATTGAATCAGACGCAGTTCTAGAATAGTCTGAGCTTGTTGCTACTGAGTCTGTGGTAGAGGCCGAGTCGGGGACATTTCTACCATAGTCAATGCTAAGCGCGGTTGAATCTGAAACAGTAACTGTATCAGCAACTGAACGACCATACTCAACACCAACAGTGGTAGAGTCAGTTACGCTGATTGTGTCCGAGACAGACTTGCTGTACTCAATACCAACAGTGATCGAGTCAGTGACTGTGACTGTATCAGAAACTGATCTGGCGTATTCGGTTGAAAGTGTAGTTGAGTCAGTTACGGTAACCGTATCGGAAATCGAACGACCATACTCAAGGTTGATGGATGTCGAGTCGGTTACGCTGATCGTATCGGAAACTGATCTAGCGAACTCACTACCAGCCGTTACAACATCAGTAACTGTAACAGAATCACTACCAGCTCTGCTGTAGTCAACATTGGTCGTGGTTGAGTCGGTGACAGAAGCACTATCCGCAAGGGATCTGTCGAAGAAGCCCTCGCGAACTACGGCATCTGTAACTGTTACTGTGTCAGATACAGTTACATCAATCAGGGACCCCGTACCCTGAGACAGTACCAAATTAAAGGCAACGCCTGGGTCTCTGAGAACCAGGTTGAACTTGCCATTAAGAACAACACCAGTGTCTTCAGTGATACTGACAGTATCACTGACAACAATGTCAAAGAACTTGGAACTAGGTTGGGCGAGTAGGAGTGACATAGTTCACCCCGCTCGCTAGATCATTCGAAGTAGCCGTCGATTGACACAGTACCACGAACGATTTGCGAAGCGGTAGCTGTGCCAACAGGCATCTTCAGAATTACGTGTAGGAATCTGCTCTGAAATACGTGAAGTGGTGTCTGGAAAGTTCTAACGATGTCAGGTACGTTCGCACCAATCGCCGCACCAACTGGGAGCGATTGTGAGCCAAGATTCACTCTCATTGGCGTGTAAGGAGCACCGGTAGCTAGCGACACCGCTGAAGAGTTAATTGCTAGTGACCATGCCAACAGGGTTGGTGTTGTAGCTACTGCAGCACCCATGTTCCACGTTGCAATCTGGATGCCAGTAACATACAGATCGTAGGGTGCTGGGACAGCTACACCGAACAATGCATAATCTGTTTCTGCACCGGCTACTGCTGCAAATTGCCACTGACCACCAAAAGTGGAGTAACCAGCAGCAGTGTTCGAGAGTGTTGCCGAGGTTGGTGCTGCTGAGTTCGCATAGTTAGACAACTGGGTATAAGCTGTGGGGCTAGTTACGGCACCATAGTTCATACCAGCCATGGCGTGCGACCATGGGCGTCCAACAAAACCATCAGTACCCCAAACGCTAACGCCGTCGATCAGAAGTTGTACAGCTGTACCAGTAGCACCTGTATTAACATTTTGATAAAATACGGGTAGGTGAGTTACTTGCAGAACTGTAGCAGACGCAGGGAATTCGATAATCTGCTCATTGAGCAACGTACCAGCACTAAGCAAAATCCTAAACGTGGCTCTTGTCTGCTCTAATACTATCTCGAAGATGCAGTAATCCGTGGTCGGTATTGAGGCTCTGAAAGTTGCGTCTGAGATAGCGTTCCCAAGAAACTCTGACCCACCGATGGATAGGACTGGTACATATTGTCCAGTGCCATCCTTACGCCAGAAAGCCCCGTTTGTTACTGCTATAGCAGTAACCGAGGTAGCCGTACCAAACCCGAGCTGGTGTTGATTGTTAGCAAAATGTGCTGTAGGTCTAGCTCTAACCCTAAAAATCAATCCGCCCTTCTTCACATAAGGGAACTGCTTATGCGAAGTGTGCATAGACCCTGTGGTCGTTGCCACAGAGCTACCAGCATTCAGTGTGATTACTCCGCCTGCTTGTGTGATTGTCTGGGTAGTGGTAGACTGAATCCACTTGTTGGTGTCTACTGCTGCACCTTCCGCCTCATCATAGAGGTACAGAGTCGTAGCAGTATTAACGCGTAGCGATTGATCTGAGTCTGCTCTAACCAATCTCGCAACTCTATGGTCAGTGCCCATAATGGGCAAACCATAGGTTGTGGTTGGGTCAGCTGTACTCGAATTGAGCAAAGCCAAGGGGCTATTTGCACCGAACAGGCGGGTCTGTACCGAACCGTTGCTATCAACCCTCGCTAAGTTCGCTCCACCCTGCCCGTCAACAAGTGTGATTCCCATTGTAGCTCCTTAGTTCCAAACCCAGGACACTCGATATTGCCCATAGGTTGGACCGTAACCTAACAAGACAGCTCGAATTGTAAATCCAACTCCAGGAACAATATTAGTGCATGTCACCTGGATTCCTTCAACGACATGTTCATCAACGGTATGGTCTGTCGTTGCACCTTGGGTTGGATCAATCCAAGCTTCGACAAGGGACCCTCCAGAAATCGCACCTTGCCCCGTGATAACAACGGTTGCGTCGTAGCTTGGGAAAGCTCCAAAGTCAATGACAGTGCTTCCCTGTGTGCCCATTAGCCCTCTGCTCCTACATAGATAGCATAGCCACCAGCTGGGTGTGCGTTATCTACAATGAACCGATATCGATACTTGAGCCCATCACCAGCAGTAAGCACATCCTCATGATTGTTAGGCAAAGTGGTCATACCTTGAGGCACGTCCCAGTCACCCAACTCACCACCAAATGGCCCACCAGAAAAGAGAACACGTTGCTTAATCATATCACACTCCGTCGTTATTTGCACTACGACCTACGTGCGTAGCGTCCTGTTGAGCTTCAGCGTATACATCAACCACATTGTCGTACCAGGTAAACGAATAGTTACCACCAGCTGATGTGGTAGAAGTACCAACAAGCTCACCAGTATCAGATCGATGTACACCTATTGTAATACCTGATCCACCACCAGTATATCCAGATGCATTCCCACTCACCGTATAGGTAATCGAATGATACGTGATCCAAAACGAGAGAGCTAGCGAGATGCCCGTAACCGGAGACCCCGACATTCTCCAGTTTCTCGTTGAAAATGGGTTGCTTCTAGAAGTATCTGCGTCGTTAGTGTATCGATCCCAAGCTAGTCGATTTGTTGCTTGTTGAGTCTCATACCGTGGAGCCCAGTTGGGTAGAACATACGATGCGGCAGTTCGCCACCCATCACCCAGGCCCTCCCCGGGCAAAATCTGAAAGCGTAACTCGATCCCGTCGAACTCGTTCACTTTAAACAGTGGCGTAAAACCGTTGTTCCACCAATTGGATTCAGACGGTGTGAAGCCTACAGAAGACTGAACTATGACACCGTTGTAGATGTCGGCTTGCCCCAACCACTGAATGGTTCGGTTGTGCATACCGTCACCACCAGCATGCTTGTCAGATGTGTAGTTCAGGTACAGAACAGAGCAGGTGACAACCATGAAATTGTACGTCGAAAGGAATGTACCATTCGCGTACAGGCTGAAGTTGAGTAGGTTCCTTCCCCTGGCCAGTGTCAGAGCTTGTCCTGATGCAGCACCTGAATCAACTCGTTGCTGTAGCGGGGTTGCAGTTATACCCCAAGCAGTAACAAATCCAGCTAGGAGTGGTGAAGTGTAATTCGTATACGCAACCTGTGACCCGATCTTTAATCGAAGCTGATCTCCAGCATTGTCAGTGCGTTGATAACCAGCGTTGATTCTTACTGCGCTTTGCAGTAAGGTAATCGTACCTGGTTCCTCAACCCAAACTTCACATCCATAGACAAGGTCGTTAGCTAGTGCAGTTATCTCCTGCATACCAAAACCCTGAATGTCAAACGGTACAATGATCGAATTCAGAATCCGGGTCGATGATGAGTGATCGTACGTGTAGGTCACCACCAGTACGACTGCGACTTCATAACCAGAGCTCGCCTGACTACACTTTGCCTTAAAGTCGTGAGTTGCAGAAGTAGTCATATCAGTTCGCTTCCAGAAGAACTTTGTGAACCCAACATCACCTGATGTGCTACCACCAGTGTGCATAAGAGTCCAGTCAGTTGCTGCTTCTGCGTCTAGCGACACTGAATGTGTTGCGTCAGAGCCATTGTTTCGAGTTGCGATCTGTACCTCGAAGAAGATGTCCTTGTACGTAATCGACGATTCAGGTAAGAATGAACTCAGATTTGGTATCTCGGTCGAACTACCAACCGAGACCAGTGACGTTGTTTGATCGATCTTACTTCCCTCCAGAGGGATCCGAACAGTCTTCGCTCTGGTGGTATTGCTGTCATCATACTCGTATGTGATGATGACTTTAGCGCAAATGGACTGAGTTGCTACAGGACTCTGAAACGTAATTACGCAGCCAAGTGAAGTACCAGAGTAGTTGCTAACAAAGTGTGACGTACAATCTAACCAATGCTCTAATGGCCTGTAGTCGATGTACGTGACACCATTGCCAGTGTCAGTGCCAATCGTGAAGTTCGTGGCTGTAGCTGCACCAAGCTTGATTGAAGCTGTTGGAGCAGTCGTCGATGACGTTGATGTTGTCCTGAACGATGTGTACGTTATAACAAGAATGCAAGACTTAAACGTCCTGCCCACTGTCTCAGGGATGTCAATATTGATTGAGCTAAATGTTAAGAGCGTGTTAGCAGCTTGTTGCGCTGCTTGCCCTTGAACAACATACTCAATCGTTTTGGTGTGCAGTGCCATACAACCACACCATCACTGGATCTTTCTACAGGAATCAGACGAACATATACGTGAAAGCACTGCACCTGGTCGCTGAGTTACTGGATCGACTTCATACGTGTATTCAACTGTCTCTTTCCCACAGGAGTAGCACGGGTTGTTCGGTTGAACCAACTCAGCTAGCTCAGTGGTAATCTCATCAGTGGTTGCAACCTTATCCAGCATCAGGTCACTCTCGCCTTGTACGTAATCCGAAGCTTGTCCGCTGTGGTCTTATTGACAGAGGTGAACGTGGTGCGCATTAGAGCAGAACCACCTGGTGAGGTTCTCTGATTGAAGAGACAAACCTCCTTGATACCAGTGACGCTCTTGGTGCCTGCGCCGGATGGGTAGCTTATCACCCACTGAGCGGTTCGCGTACCTGAAAGAAGCGTTTTTGCATCAGCAGTCTTCAGTGTGTTCGTTACGGGACTGATCAGGTTGGTCTGAGCTGAGTTGGCTGCACCAGACGACGTTCCAATGCGGAAAAAGTTCCACACTTTGGTATTCAATCCCATAGACTGACGCCAAAGTTGACGTTTTCCCGTATTGACAACGAGGTTGTGCTGAGTCTCCGTGTGAATAACCTCGGGGCCATTCTTCCCATCACGAATCAGCTCGAGTGTAACGTAACCACCGATCAACTCGTCATTGTCTTGCAGATGCATTGGCTAAAGCCTCCTCAATTGTCTCTATGTTTTTAATGTGCTCTTGAACGAGCTCTTCTGGAACATCGGGTGGTAGTAAGTCCTTCGATGCTTTAGCCCACTGAAGTGCATCCTCCAAACGGCCTAGAGCACTATAGCACATCGCAAGCCTTTGTGCGGGAATGTACGAATAGAATGATAGGTCTATCCACCAGAGAGTGAAGGGTGGATCACCAATCCGCGTAGCACCATACTGGTAGTACTGCAGAGCTTCTTCGTACCGCTCTTGCACGTGCATAATGTCACCGAGCCAGATCCAGTGCTCAGTCCTACTCCAATCATCACCAACCGCTGGTATGAGTATTTCTCGTGCTTCATCTAGTCTACCTAGATTACCAAGCATCTTGCAAAGGATTAGACGAGTATTGTACCGCATTGGGCCATTCGATCTATTGATCGTAATGAACTGTTTGAGATACGACATCGCTCGCTCGTCGTCGTATTCTCTCCACTCAGAACCCAAGTAATAGAGCGACATTTCCGACTGGTTTGCCATCCAGTCCTGCATAAGTGTGACTCTGTTCTGAACCTTTCTCTGCTTTTGTCTAGCAATGTCTCGTTCGTGGACTCGCTGGTGAATAGTCTTAACCTGTGGCAATCGTACAACGAGGTAGCTTTGCGGAAAGTCGAGGTCATTATGTGTCGCTCTTCGAAATCTAATCGTAGGCTTGTTCCTAAACAGCCACGGGAACCCCCACTGCTGACCCTGCCCCGTCCGCAAAACAAAACCAACCATTGCCTCAGGTGGGCAGAGCTTTCCGAGGTTCAATAGTGCATCCTGTCCAGAACCAAGCCGTTCATGACCTTCAGTCATAAAGATCCACTCGCTCGAACAACGATTGATGCACTGATTGCGAGCATGAGAGAAATGGAAGCCACCTTCAGGTACTTGCTCGTCAGGTGGACCAAGTAGCTCGGTTAGGTAAAAGACCTTCTCGCAATACTTCTCACAAATTGCAAACGTGTCATCTTTGGTTCGCGGGTCTACCCCAATGACGATCTCGTCGGATACGCCACGAAAAGAGGCTAAGACTTCTTCGATGTCCTCAGCCTCATCTCGAACTGGCATCGTCATAGAGAGTGTGTGAGCTTTTGGCTGACCACACACCCCAAGTAAGAACGCTGGTACGCGTCTTCGATCTTTCGGTGGACCAAGTACCTCAACACGTGCATCTTTACTGCACTGCTCTCGCAAATCTTGTAGGAACTTCAAAGCAGTGTACTTCACAGCATGCTGTGGTTCCTCTTCTGGTCCTAACCGATCGTTAGGCACTGAAAAGAGGCACAGATGACCTCTAGCTTGGTTTAGAATCTTGAATCTAAGCTCTCGGTCAAAATGTTCCAACACCTCAGTAGCTACTATAACTGATCCCTCTGGGAAGGTGGGTAGGTCCGTCACAAAATCAACTTGCTGAGCATTCAATCCAGCCTGTTTAGCAGCTGCTATTGCTGCTCCTGACTGCTCCCAAATCTCAACGTCGTGTCCGGCTTCTTGAAGTAGCTTTCCAAGAACACCAACGCCACCACCAAGATCTATCACCTTGGAGCCACGAGGGATCAGCTGAACAATTCTCTGATACACTGCATCTAGTGCTGTAGCTCTCCATGTCTCAGAGCCTTCACTCACCCAGATTGCGTCCCACTTCTCAACACTGTTTTCTTCTCTTGCAGTCATCAGTTGCCACCCATGAATGTGTTCCTGAACAAACTTCCGTTAGGTGCAGCAACCAAGAGAGCTTCAAGTCTGAAGGACGGACCCATCTGAGTTAGCACTGATCCAGTATTAACGAAGTGGAGCTTCATCAACGGGATCTTTCGCTCAAGTGCTTGGCTCATTGAATCAAGCACGCCCTTGAGCGATTGGAAGTGGTTGATAACGAAGCTCGCACCTTGGTCCGAGTAATTGGGCACGTCTGTATCAACAGCATACAGCACTTGTGACAAAAGGCCCCAATATAGGGAAGCCTCCATCAGTAAACTCCCAAAGTCTCGGTACGGGTAGTTGTCCAACGAGAAAAAGATACTTGGCTGTGCTTGGTTGATCGTTTGAATCCCACCAATCAGGTATTGCAGGAGCATGCTATCGGTGTACCCGAGCATGTTTCCAGCTGCTGGGTCAACTAGCTTTAAGCTCTTGTCCAGCATTAGCCGAAATTGTGGAAGGATCTGAAAGATCACTGGCGGAAGTACATATACAACTTGCATCACTCGAATTTCTTCAGAAGGATGCAGAGCATCAGTAGCAATCCACTCAAACAACAGGGTGTCAGTACAGGATGTCTCTTGCTCTCTGTATGTACCAGTGACGGATGTGTTTACAGGGATACCAAAAGCTGTTGAAACAGATGGGGACGTACCAGGATTGACAACACCAGTAGATCCAATTCGCCCAAGCCGCTTTGATCTAAACTGGATCTGTCCACTGTCGTTGAAAGCTACCAACTGACCAAAAATCGGGCCATATGTAGCATTCACTCGATTAATGCACTGGTCCAACGTCTGATCGGTGTTTTGAAAAGCAATCGTTTGAATCTGATCATCCAGTTGAAGACGTAGTGTCTCCCCACCGACAAAGCCAGTTGGGTACACTCCAGCACTACCAGTGATAGTCGCTGGAAACTCTTGATCTCCCCAATCAATAGCGTACTGCCCTACGCTTCCAGAGATTTTGAAGATGCGGTGGACCCTAGGTGCCACATACACCTGATTGAGGTCCTCGCTGTAGATTACACAGTCACCACGAATAACATTCAGCTTCACAGAACTAGCATTGATCGCGTTTCCGTCGCAATCAACCAACTGTACGGTTACACGGCCAACAGCACCACGCCGAATGAACTGTGCGTTATTGCGTACTACAACACTCATGTGATGGTCCTAAGGGGTGGTTGGGTGTCACAAGGTCCATCAGGGCACTCACAATCAGCATCCGACAGAACTGGTACACAGCGATCAGCAGGAGTTGACAACTGAACATCACAGTATCTAGCGTTCAGATCGCCAACAACACTGAAATCGCCTCCGATGGTGCGTAACACTGTCCAGGAACTTGTGGGAGCCACTAACACCGTGTGTATACCTGTCTGTAGTTAGGTTCTAGAACCTACAGCTAACTAGTTAGCTGTCTGAAACCAACCTTAGGTAAAGTCAAACTCTAACGAAACCTTGCTGTACGAGATCGACGGACGCACCTCGAGTAGCTTGTACCGTTACCAGATAGGGCGTGTTCCGAACAATCGCAGAGTCAGTCGTCAAAAACGAGAACACACCATCCACGCTCTGGGTGGTTGCAGTACCTAGATCAACGATCAGGTTCCCTGAAGGGTCCTTCACTTGAGCGGCCATGGAATTGTAGTTGTTCGCTCTCAGACCACCTTCCTCCATCCAGACGCTGATCTTGACGTTAATTCCGTCATCAGACATGACAATACCAAGCTTCTTCTCAGGCACCAGAGTCGAAGCAAAAGGTATAAACACGTGTTGCTCTTCATCTATTCCGATGTTAGGAGCAACTCCGTTTTGTTCGTAACGAACAAGATACTCTTCGGTGCCACCACCAGCTGAAGCTTGGTTAAACGCATAGCTGTAGTCGCCTGGAAGATTCACTGCATCCGTCTGAGTCATGGTGATAGCCTGCTTCGCGTTTTGCCAAGCAGAACCATCCCACCATTTGCTATCAGATCTACGTTGAATCGAGATTGTTGGCGTTTGGCCAGTTAGCCCCGTCCCACTACCGGAGACCAAAAGCATTCTAAACAGTGTGTTTCGGCCACTTGGGTGGTACGTGATCATGTTAGCACCAGGATCGAGAAGCTGTAGGACGCGTGAGTTGGCGAAGGTGGCTTCACGTGCACTGTGATTGTGGTGGGCGTACTTGAGACGTAGCTTATGTCGACTCCATTCAAAGTCGTTGCGGCATACGTTTTGTAGTTAGTAGCCGCGTTTCGCCTTGGCATTGGTAGCGTTACGTCGGTCTCACCAGCGTTAGCTGGCATCGTCTTAGTAAGTTGGATCTGTTCCCAGACAAATTCACCCAAGCCGCTGTAGGTTTTGGATGAATAATATGGACTCGCATCAACAATCTGTGAGCCAGCATCTTGAGCTACCAACGAATATACCGTGGTGCCAACAGCAATTGATGCTACAGCAAGCCCAGTAGTAACTAGCTCCGCGATCACCGCATTTCGAACATTGAGCGGCTTATCGTTAGAAACTGATCCAAATGTGATGTTTAGCCATACGCCACCATCAATCTCGATAGATGCTACGTTTCCGTTTGTTCCCGCACCCGAGTTAAGTGAGATGGTGACAGTCGAGAACCCAGGCGTTTGCAGTAGGGTTGGGGTTGAGTTGTTGAGTACAAGTGTGGGTGCTAGTGCACATTCTGTAAACTTGGCGTCACCCACTAGGTTAAAGGTGCCATCAACCTGGCAACGGGTGAACCACGCCTCAAAATTCCCGCCATTCTTGCCAGTGAACGTGCCAGAGAACTGCAGGTCAACAAACTCAAAGTGCAGCGGACCTGACGTCTCACTCCATCCACCACCCACCGTTGTCAGGATTGTGTTAGACGACCCACAACCTATAAACGTAGTGTTGGTAACCGGAAGAGTTGAGTTCAAGAAGGAACCAGGCCCCAGAAAGATCACCTTTGCTTGTGTTCCATTCCCAAGCAACGTGACTGCCCTCGTTATCGTGGCAAAAGGATTCGAAATAGATCCATCGCCGAGGGTGTCATCACCATTAACTGCAACCCAGCATGAGTTAGTAGCCCTAACTGACTCGATTGTGCCTGGTGAAGCATTCTTCAACCCAGACACAATGCTGGTTATGCCTTTGGCTACCAATGTTGCGAGTGGGTTGAACTGAAGCTTAGCCATGCTTACCGGTTTGCAGAGCAGTTGTCATTCTGAACAACAGATCGTCAATGTCGTTCAGCATAATCTCTGCTGGTTGTAATGGTGACTCATCAGAGAGGAAAAGCTCGTGTCGAGTCTTCCTACGAACGCTGGAACCCGGTTCCTTACTCGTTGTGATAACAAGCAACCCCTCACGTTCTGCCGCCATTGTGTCATTTCCTTAGGTAGGTTTTTAACAAATCGTCCAAGTTCTCTACCGAACGCTTAGTATTGGAAATCCGGCTCTCAATGACGGTCGACTCTCGGATGAAGTCAGTCTTGGACACAAACTTCTCCGCCGCTGTCAGTCGCCACTCATTGAACAGACGCTCTAGCTCAGCAAGTCTTTTCTCAAACTTCTCGTCACTAGACTCAAGGTCGTTTGATGAAGCTCTTTGAGCTGATGCTAGCTCTGCTTTTACCTTCTCTAACTGGCTAAGCACTGCAGCTGTTGCTGTAGCAATGTCCGTTGCGTTTTTTGACTCCAGTGCTGTCTTTAGATTGTCAAATCTCAGCTCCAACTGAGATCTGGCAAGCTCTGCTTCAAGTGGCTTCGTCTTAACAGAGGTGTCCAGTGCCTTGACAACGTCAGACAGCTGCTCAACTGCTTTGTCAATGCGAGCCATCTCTCGCTTGAGTAGGTAGCCACCAACAGCCAGACCTACTGCTGCCAGACCACCCACTAACTCAGCACCCATGTCCATTACTCGGTCTTACCTTGAACTGGTTGTTCAACAACCTCTGACGGTTTAGCTTGTTCTGGAGCTTTTGCACCAAACGTCAGTGGAGGGCGTCCAGCAACCAAGATGAACAGGTTCTTCATCAGGTTGGGGACGTTGAGCCCGGCATCACTCGGAATACGTCGAATTGCTGCAATCCGAGGCCACTTCTGAGCAAACGCATCAGATGGCTTCTTGAAAACCACAGTGAGGAGTCCAGTGAGGATCACCCACGCAATGTTAATCGCGATCCAGTGCTTCTCAATAGTGTCTAGCATTATGGCCTCCAGATGAGCCCAGTCCACACCACAGCAATCGCTAGTTTTGATGCGTTGCCATTCGTAACTCGAACAAACATTGGTAGAGGTGGCGTAGGCGGGATCTGAGAGCTTTGATCCATCACCATTGCACCACCAGACAGGCGAATGTACCCGTCAGACTTAGCACTGTTCACGGTTGGCGGAAACAGTCCTACCAGCTCCGAGTTAGCGCCGGCGAAGGCAAAGGGATCTGCCGCAACTGTGATCATGGTGCCAGCAAACGCGGTAGCTGAGCCAAGAGCAGTACCGTTTCTGTACACTTGAGCAGTTCCCGTGCCCAACGCTTGGGCTGGATCAAGTGAGTAGACTCTAACCAAAAGTTGAGTAGAGACATCGTCACAGTTGAAGGGAACGTCAGCACTTGACCCGGGATTAACGCCGGTGGCTTCTAACAGTACTTGGTAGCGTTTGATAATCGGGTACATGTGACTCCTCAGCCAAGATTATTGTGCAACGTTTCGAAAACGTAAACAAAGAAACAGAGGGAAGCTGTATGCAACCCTCTGTTTCTTTAGGCTAGATCAGCCGTCGCCTTCAGCTGTATTGGCAGACTTCTTTGCCATCACTGACTTGGCCCAGGTCTTCACGGACTTCCAGAAACCCTTCGCAAGAATGTAGTCGAGGTCATCCGTCTTCAGTTCGTCTTCGATCAACTGAAGCTCTGTGAGCAGTTCGTGTGCTTTCATCTTCTCGGCGTCTGGAATTTGTCCATCAACCTGGATCATAAGGTACACCACTTTCGGATGAATAACGTCTTCTTCCGAAACACGCTCGACCACCTCAGGCTTGACCTCAGTAGCTGGGAGTACTGTCGTGTTCTCTGGAATGACGCGGTTAGCAACGTTCAACCGTTTCTCTTCAGCTGCTTCATACGCTTCACGCCAATCACCAGCATTTCCAGCCTTCTGGAGGTAGTATGCCTTGACTTCATCTTCAGTCATCACCCGAAACACCGGCGGTCGACGATTCGCCAGCTTTCTGAAATCTGGTGAATTCTTGATGATCTGAAACGGAATTTGCTGAGTTAGATTGATCGGATCTCGCGACTTTTGAATCAGCACTGACTGGTAGTTGCCCGTGCTAATCTCAAACTGACAAGTCACCTGGTTGCTAGAGATGTTCTGGATCCAGATGTCCTTCTCTTCACGAAAGTAGTCGGTGAAATTCGAAATCATGGTGTATACCTCTGGGGTTGTACGAACAGCTCGCCGTAGACGAAGAACGGGTGGATCAGTCGTTACCCAATCAGCCTCTGACGAGTTGACTAGGATCCTTGCTCTAGCTGGAGAACAAGGGGAGACTGGTTTACCAGTGCTATCGAGAACAGAAACCTGTTCGTACATTCATTGTTCGACGCAGAAAGATCAGTCGTCAGGATTGATCCCACCTCTTACAGAGCTTAGTCCCTGTAAGGTCAAACATGATGATAGAGTGCGTGATAACGAAAGCCTAAGTCTCGTTCCACCAGCGGCCGTTCTTCAGAGACTCGATTCGCTCATCGTAGGCTTGGATCAAGTCTCGACACCCAACGTCCTCCGACAGATACCGAGCCACTCTCTGCACCAGTCTAGTGCAATTCTCACACAACGATGCTGAGCAAACTTCCGCAGGATCACCATCCCACGTGTAGCTGTCATCACAGTTCTCACATCTCCGCCAACCATCGTTGTACTCAGTCATGTCCCCTCCTCAGTAGTGGGGTAGCACTTCTCACAGTTCCAGTAACTCCAGCACGCTTGCAAGAATCCGAACTGGAACGCACAGTGCGGACCATCGTAATAGATGTGATCCGAGGCGATGGTGAATCGATCCCATCGACACACCAGATCGAAGTATTCTCCAGCTGGGTGCCAGACCTTCCCAACATCGTGAAAGATCACCTGACGCTGAAGTCCAATTGACACGTAGCGCTGACCTCTGCCAAGTGCTAGTGCCCACCGCCACCCTCTACGACCACAGCTTTTGATCTCTGGTGCGCTTTCGTGTTCTTCTCGGAATGTGAACAGGTTCACGTCAGCCTCGTGCGGAACGGTGCAGATACGAAGCCCGGCAAGAAGATTCGCAAAACCCGTCGTCAAGCACCTCATCCGGTGTGTATGCTACACAGCACTCTTTGCAGATCGCCGTGTTAAGAGACCTCGGATCAATTTCGACAGAAGAACAGCCACAGCCACAGAGTTGTGCTTTCACACCAAGCAAGCTGAGCCTGTGTATGATCTCGTCCGCAGTCATACTACTCGCCATCGAACTCCTCCACTTCTGAAAGACCCAACACCTCCCCAGCCTTGATAGCTACCTGGTGCATGGTCATGTCTTGGTTGATGTCCTTTGACTCGTGAAGACGGTCGATTTCAGCCCGAGTAAGGAAGCCTACCTCGAGGTAGACCCGCTCCCGCCAAGTGGTGTAGAATTCGTGATTACCCTTTGTCATTGTACCCTCTCAATCCGTAAAACCTGACTCAACCCAGTCTCGAAGTTCACTGAACTCAATAGGCCACCTTGTGATATCATCAATATCGTGGAGAGACTGAAGGCGGACCAGCAGACTTTCGATAGCTTCTGAACAATGGAACGGCATGAGATAGAAAATCTGCTCTACCGTCTTTCCCTCAATCTTCGGGTCATAGTCTTGATCAGAGATCAAGCACCCAATGGCACACTTGGTATCGCCCTCTCCTCGGTACGCATTGATGATTCCATTGCGTTGGTGAAGCTCTGAAGCTCGACCTTGTCGCATCAGATGGTCTTCGACCCAATCAATGATTAGCGTGGCCAGTTCTTGGTCTCGAGTCATTCCAGTGCCCCTTTGAGTTGAGCAAGGTCAACCGAAGAGCCGTCTTCCTTGCTCCAGATGACGCGACCGTCGAATCGAACTCCGACTCTGACTCTGAGTGCCGGTTTTAGTCTGTCGTAATCCAGGCTCAGTTCGATCTCCAAGCGTTCCATCATAGTCTCCATGATCAACGCCTTGATTTCATCTTCCGTCATCATCGTCCCCCATGGTAGCGCTTGCAAAAGCTCCATCCGCTCGAGAATCCGATAGCCGAGAAGACTACCATCAGCAGGATCAACTTCCAGAGTTCCATACAATGATCATAATGATTCGGTACGAGAAATCAAGGCCCTCGAACAAGTTCGTTGAAAATAGTCACCTTGTCTATTAGATGTCGATTTTGCACAGCTAATAGGATAGCTGTGCAATCTAGAACTAAGGTTACGTCAAATATACCAGACACAAAAAGAGAGGGCTAGTTGTTTCCAACCAGCCCTCTCTTTACCTTCAGCTCTGTAGAGCTTACTTGCTTGCCTTCGCGCACGCGCGGGCTTCTGGGATTGCGAATCCGAGAAGCTCACCGAACGCCCAGCCCTTCACGAGACGACGCTCAGAGTACTGATTGAACGGCTCAGAGAACAGTTCAATACGGATACCCATCTCGCCGAGGTAGTCAGAAGCTGTTACAGCGTACATGACGCCTGCTGGCACAACTTCTTCGACACCCGTGCCTGCCGTGGTGATGATGCTTGCGTTCAACACGTTGCCGATGTAGCCCGCAAGGATCAGTTCACGTTCAGTAACAGGGTCAACGACCGTGCTCATCGTCTTGACGATGTCCGACAGCTCTGCACGAGCAATCAGGAACTTCTCAACGATGAGCCGGTGACGCTCAACCTGATAGCGAGTATCTTCGAATGCGCCGATACCGAGCGTACCGAAGATCGTCGTGGTGTTGACCGCCTGTGAAGCGCGATCAATGAGCATGAGGGCGCGCTTGTCCTCATTGAGCTCGATCTCTTGGCGCGCAGTGTCCTGAGCGCGGTCGAGAACGTCGTAGTTCATTTGGTAGATCTCTTCGATGTCCACCGTGGGGAACGAAGTGATCTTGAACTCAGACGGGGTGATGTACTTACCGAAGAGACGGCTTTCGATACCCTGGCCGTCCTGGCCGATGACGAACGCTGAAGCGCGAACGTCCTTGGCGAGGCGGAAGAGCTCACCTTGGGCTAGCGGACGAACACGGAAGATCTTCCGTGCCCAGCCTTCGTAGTCGATGATCGACTTGATCGGGAGCAGAAGCTCCTGACCAACGATTGCGAAGCCCTCACCCGAAGGATCGTTCATCGCAGCCGCAAGGACCTTCAGCTTCTCTGCCTTAGCTTCACGGTTCTCAGCAGTACGAGAGAAGTCTCTCATACCAGCCGACTTAACCATGTTCTGCATAAGGTGAGCAATCTGAGTCAATGCGTCGCGCTTGTCGACAGCATTGATCGAGCCCTTCTTGTCGAACATCTTGTGACCAGATGGAACTGCGGAGCGAACCGCTGAGCGCCACCCGCCGAACCCGGCCGGGTTGAACTCGCCATCTTGGCCAGCAAGCTGAGAAGCTTGCTTGCTGTTGGGGTTTGCCTTGAGAGGCGCCTTCGCTGACGCGCTCTTAGCAAAGCTTGGTGCAGTTGGAGCAGGAGCCGGAGCGGGCCCTGACATCCGACGATACGGATTATCGCGAAGCATCGCTGTCTAACTCCTATCAGTAGTGTCCGGACGAAACGATTCCCAGGAAGGGGTCGTCCGCCGTGGGAACCTGAATGCACTTACCAAACGTTGGGCGACCGCCCGCAGCAGTGGTAAGCAGGCCAGCCTTCGCCGCAGTGTCAACCGTGAGGTTCGCACCAACAGTGAAGGTAATCGAGGGGTCGTAGGCAAGTGTATAAAGCACCGCCCAGTTAGTGATAACTGCGAGACGACCTTGAGCGACCGTCACGTCGTCCAGCGAGTTCCAGAAGTTGCGGCCCTGGAAGTCCAGGTCAGCTTCAGGAATCAACCAGTTGTACGTGACGTACACAGTTGCACCAGACGGGATGGTCGAGCCGGCAGTGCGGACGACAGTACCGTTGGTGTAGTTGACGGTGTAGTCAGCACCACCACCTTCTGTGTAGACCGTACCTCCGTTCGGTGCTGACGAAACACGAATGCCAGCAGCGGCGGGGGTGAGGTTTGAGTGCTTCAGAGCAGACGCGACGACTCCTGTGAGTACGACGGGTTCATCCGAAGCTGCGCCAACCAGGGTGGTCAACTTGTTCCACTTGGCAAAGCCAAAGGGAACGTTGAGCGGTGCAACGCCGAGGCCATCGCAGACTGCCAACTGACCAGATGAGTTCATCGCCATAACCATACCAGCACGGAACGTTGCTGTTGGGTCAACGACAAACTGCCCTGGATCGTTGTTGATTACCGAACGGCGAAGGTCGATGCCGGTCGGAAACGGATCAGATCTGTATGCCTGAACGCGGGGATCATTTGGATTCAAAACAATAGGCATGTTCGTTTCACTCCTTTCTCCACATCAATCAAGCTTAGTCAGCGCCCCTGTGGGAAGAACGCTGAGTGGCGTGAAGCAGCTCTCGTACCGTTGAGAGCTGCCGAAATTTGTCTACGCTTTGGATTTAGGTCTTCCTCTTCCGAGGTCTTACCAAAGGCAGGAGAGATGTCGAAGTTGCCTTCATCAGCACTACGGCGGCGGGAGGCAGCCTTCGCTTCAGGAGTTTCCTCCTCGACCTCGACCTCTTCCTCTTCAGGGAAGCCGTCATCAGTGCCAAACTGAGCTGTTACGTTCACTGGCAACGATCGCTTGAGATCTGCCTCAAGCTGAGCGAGGGATTCATCAGACATCTTCATGAGCGAAGCAGCTCTCTCAAACAGAGAGTCAATGTAGGATACAGCTGCCTTCTGGTCTAGTGCGCGCTCAATTACGAACGTTGCAGTACGCTCATCCATCGGAACGTACTCTTCATGGCGGCTCATGAATGCTGGGCTCATGAGCACGTCAGCGAGTGCAATCTTGATCTGATTCGATTCAAGGTTGAGCGCCTGACGACGAGCAGCCATTCGAATGCACCGAGCAAGTCGAGCTGAGAATTCCTTGACCTTCTCGGCCGCGAGTTTCTGAGCCTTCTTGTCGTAGTATGCAGCAATCTTAGCTTCGTCTTCCTCACTGAGGCCAGACTCCGGCTTGTCATTCTTTTCTTCAATGAAGGATGCTGCAGCCTTGTTCTGATACTCAGGGTCCGCAAGAACATTCTCTGCATCTTCCAGAGAGGTATCAGACATCTTAAACGGCGTGTAGTCTTCTGCCATGTTTGACTCTCGCCCCTCAGTAGAGGACAACGACTTCTCACTGCGATCGTTGTTCTCATCGGCTAGGTTAGTTTCCCGATCTGAGAGTGAACCACCACTGATCTGAGCAGTCTTCAATGGACCACCAAGACCTGGAACATTGCGAGCTGGGTGCTTCTCTTTGGCAGTGAGTCCGTCTTCCTTCGTGGTGCTAGTGACGCCGTTGGCATCATAGTTCTCATTCTTGAGAACTGAAGCACCGTCCTCAGTGATCGAGCTCTTGTCGTAAGACGGTGCGTCAACCATGTTGGTGTCACCATAGTCAACCACCCCACCGTCTGCCTTCTTGACAAGAGCCTTCCACTTCCGCGCGGTTACTACCAATCCATCTTTGGCAATGCCCTGCAGAACTCTGACCGCACAACCTTGCAACGCAACTTTCGAACGCTTAGTTGCATTGTTTGTACGAACGGTCAGAAGCGCAGTCTTCGAGGTATCTTGAGGATCAATGACCTCGAGATTGCCTTCACTGTTGGCTCTGATTCTCAAGTGGCCATAGACTGAAGCATAGCGCGCTTGCGGGCGAATGCCCATCTCATCATTGGACATCTGCTGTTGAGCTTCAGGCTTATGCTCATCAACATAATTAGAGATGTCCTGTGCCTCGACCTCGTCCATGTCTCCCATTGCGGGAGGGGCCGGAGGAGTCACAGGCTGAGATGTTGCGGATGTAGCTGCTTCAACGCCGGGTGGCTCCATTGGAGCCGGGGCTGGATTCATTTGAGAATTAGCAGAGGTTGCTGCCTGCACTGGAGCTTCTGGAACACCAGCTGGAGGGGCGGGAGCGGGTGGAGCTTGCATCTGTGAATTAGCAGACGTAGCAGCTTCCACCGGTGCCTCAGGCTGCGGCATCGATGGGTTGGGAGCAACTGGCTGAGAAGTAGCCGAGGTTGCTGCTTGAAGTTCGTCTTCCTGCGGAGGAACCGGAGGAACTTGCTGAGAAACCTTAGTAGTCTTCGTGTTTGCCATTTTCCCGTTCCCGAGGTCAGAGAATCTTGCTCTTTCTTCGTCAGAAAGACTTGCTTCAAAAGCGGCGATCTTGGATTCGAGTTCCTTATTCAGCATAGTCATTCAGAACCTCCGCCAAAAAACCCTGTAGAGTCTTCGGCATGGAGTCCTTGTGTTTCTTTGCGAATGCGACAATCTGCAGTAGCTCTTCCCGATCAACCTGGGAGCTAGCATGCAGTTGGAAAACTTCACCAGAGGCAAAAGCTCTTGGATCAGCCGGAGTATCGACGGCTGACAACTCAGAGAAACAAACACCATAGCAACGTTCAAATGCTTTGATGTTACGACCGAGTTTCTCTGAAAAGAACAGCTTGTTTTTGTTGCCAGTTCTAATGTGAGCGCAGAACTGCATCCTGTTCGTAGCTTGATTGCCACAAACTGAACACTCTGTCATAGCGCATTCACAGCCCATGCTGAATGCTTTGATCTGTCCACTCTTTAGTCCGGCAGCTAAATGCTTGTCTTTGGTCGAATCAACAGCAAGCAGAGCTTCGATGAACAAGTCCTGTGGATGATCAACACCTGTGGCATCGGCGTACTTCTTCCGCCACTCATCAGGCATTGCATTCTGATTATTGTAGTGCACGTCAACGATAAATCCACGAGCCATAAGTGGGTTATCAGCTCTGTGGTTGACGTGGTGAGGCTTCAGCATGTAGGTTTGATACACTCGACGACCCAGCTTGGGATCAAATCGAAGCATCTCACCATTCATGAAACAATCGCCGTTCTCGTTTGGAACGTCGATTGAATTGGCACGTACTGGAATGAAGAAGTAGTCCTGCGGATTTGAGCTGATGTTGTAGAATGCAGCTACATCAGCTAGAGCTGATGTCACATCGATACGTCCAGCATTCTGAACGAAGTGTGATGCTGTCTTTTCTAACCCTGCTGTACGGGACAGAGTGCCACCCTGTCCCTCCCAATGCGCGAGTACATCAGCTTTAGCAGTCTTGACGAACATGAACTTCTTCAAAGAAGATACAGTTCGTCAGTACGAATCTATTTCTCGATTCAGGAAACCACATCGAGTATACGGCGAGCACTGCTCTTACTCGATGTAACAGACTACTTCTGCGGTGTAGTGAATTTCTGACGAAATTGTGACTGGCACGCCTTGCATGGCGGCGGAGGCAAGCCGTCGTTGGTCGTTGCTGTATTGATGCACGTGTGCACTTCAGTTGCTGGTGACTGTTGGATTGGATCACCAATCACTGGAGCAATTCCGGTCTTTTTGAAACTCATACGAGCCACTCTTTCTCTAGATCGTCTGCAACATCATCCAGAGCCTTCGAACTGGATATGTCGCTGACCTGTTGAACACGGTAAGGCGGGAAAATCATGTCATCAAGCTTTTCTCTGAGGTAACTGGGATCGTTCGACGGAATCTTCTTTCTGATAATCGACCCACCAACGACAGTACCTCGGACCACTGGTTTGGTGGCGCTAAATGCGAATGAGGCAGCTAAGTCAGAACCTGTTGGACCCTTAAACACCACCCTTCCAACAGATGGATCATGCACAAAGATCGCAAAAGGTTTTCCGACGTTGTTGACAATCACTGCGAATTGCATCAAACCACCGGAATCCCTTCATTGTCAAGCTCTTCCATGCTGATATCAATCCCAATTGTGTTTGAAGCATCGTTCAGATCTGTGATGTCACCTGGCTCTCTAGCTACAGGCACTTCCTTCTGCTGTGGTGACCAGATATCATCCCGATGAATGCTCCAGTTGCAGCGTGGACACGTGTATCCAAATTCCCCAGCTCTGAATCGCACTTTGACAAGCACCTTCTGACATTTCGGACAGCTAAACCTGCCAGACTGGGCTTCAGATTTCGTAGGCCTGAACTTCCTACCACGCTCGTGATGGTATAACGCTGTTCGAGGCATGACAACCACACTGTGCTCCACAAACCAACTAGGATGCACCAGATTGCCAACTTTGCAGAAGTCGTCGAACGACATTCGCTGGTTTTGGATCGCTTTCGTTAGTAGCGGGTGGTCAGCCATCAGAATGCCTCGCCCTTGAACACAGAGTCTCTGAGAAACTCAAACGCTTTGGGATCTTTGTGTTCTAGTATGTAAGGAGACGTTACGTAACTCACAAACGAGTCTACGAACAGTTGAAGGGCTGAGTTACGTGAGTGCTCAGAAACGAATTTGTTCGTTTCTTCTGTGTCTACTACCTCTCCACTAGTCATCGACCACAGTGTATGGCTATCTCTTCCCTTTAAAACCGAGCTTACATCAGTTTTCGAGAGCCCAAGCTTACTTAGTATCTCTCGCAATTGATCCTCTGGTAGGGCTCGAGTCTTTGCTGTCAACCCCAGAGCGTCTCCAGACTCTAGGTAGTAGGTGCTCGCTAGAGCAAATGGCTTGAAGGTTTGCTGGAGTATCTCCAGTGCTGCTGGGGACACTTTTCTGTCGGAGACAGTCTCACCATCAAAGTGTGACGTAAACCACTTCCTGACTGTGCCATTATCTCTCCAGACTCTTGATGCCCAGTCACGAGCCATTACCTCACTTGGGGAAGAGAATTGCGTAGCGTATGAAGAGACCCAGGTCGTCTTTGTTTCCGGATCATACCAAGAGTCGACCTGACCTTTCTTCGATTCATCAGTTCGGCCTCGCTGTTGATACGCATCAGTCTCAAACACATCCTGCACAAACTTCACTTGTGGTGGTGCTGAGTCAGCCAGTGGTGAGTTGTCAACCTTCTTGGCAAACGACTCCAACTCTTCGGCATGCTCAACTGGAACACGATCAAACTTCGTCGAACCAGCCTTGAAGTCTTTCAGAATGTCTTCTAGACCGAGCAGTTCTTCGTTGAAGATAGGCTCACCTTGAATGAACTGATCCGGGTGTGTCTTTGCATACTCTTTTTCGAAATCATCGAAAGACACGAATGCTATAACAGGCTCAAACCCACACCTGCAGTTCGGGTGACTCATAAACGTCAAAGGATAACGTCCACCCTCAGACAGTAGGTACTCAATCTCGAACGTGTTCCCGTCAAGTGTTTTGCAGAGGTTACATACCTTTGGATCGTTCTGTAACGCTTTCCAACGAACAGCTACGATGCCTTGCTCTTTGTAACCTTGAAGTTGTGCTAGTACGAAGCCATTCATCGACTCTGTACGCATAATGCGCTGAATCTGATACTGCTGCTTTCCATAAAGCTCTTCAAGCATCTTCTTGAACTGCTCTTTGCCCTTTTCCTTGAGCTTCTCTGACTCTTCCTGGATGATCTTATTCGCGAGCTCAAGCGGATTCTCGTTCTCAGACCCAGCAGCAGTTAGAGCTTCGAGGATTTTGTCCCTAAGCTCTTTGTTCGCTATGCTCTTGACATTCTTAAGAGCAGTCTCCTTCAGATGCTGGAGCATAAGTTTGTCCTCAACCGTGTCAATTGTTACCGCCTCCTTCAAGAAGGCCTGCTTAGAGGACAGTTTCTTCAGACGCTTGATCTTCTTCGCTTTAAAGTCTGTCAGGCTGTACGCATGCTCCTTGCCAGAGCTATACAGACCGGTCAGTGCATTATCGATAGCACCGCGATCCACATGATTGAGTTGGGTTGCGAGAGCTGAATCAATCAGGCCAACTAACGTGGACTGGCTCAACCCACCAGGCATTTCGAGAACCTTCTCAATCTTGCTCCACAAGGCTTCAAACGACTTGGCGTTACCGTCAATAACGTCATTTTCAAGCTGTTTGATGTAGCGTTTTGCATCAAGCGGGATCTTGCTTAGGTGCAATCGCTTCTGCCAGTGTTCCCGACTCTCGTAGTTCTTCGGAGCTAGAAAGTCAGGTGTCTTTATCGCAGTTTTGTGGCAAGTGCAGTTGACACCATGGATCAACTGCTGAACTTGTTTCTCGGTGCGGATATCACCACTTCGAGAGAACATGAAGTCAGCTGCTCTAGTACCAGGTCGTGCTCTATGTCGCGTTCCGTTCCCTTCACCAATCAGGAAGGTGTCTTCGGCGTGGAGAACTCTCGGTTTTACCGAGCTCTCCGCGCCCTCTGGGCTAAAGGGTGGTTTTCAACCTTTTCGGCGAATAGCTTGCCGAATGCTTCATCAGAGAGCTGGCTCGGATCTTCAGGTAAAGCTTCGAGAAACTTCTCATGTGGCGACTCAAACGTGCCCTCATGGTACAGTATCTTCTGCAGATCAGCTATGTCTTTTGGCGGGAAACCCTCCTCGTCAAGAAAGGCTTCAATCTGCTCCCAAGCTGAATCTTGGTCTCCGTTCTGAAGTGCCTTGTACGGAGCGTAACCTTCGAGGACTTTCGTAAAGACATACGACCCATCGGGGTGCTTGATCTGCTTTTTCACAACTTTCGGCGTGAGCTTTGACCAGAAGGCAGATTCAGTCTCTCCACTTTCAAGAAGATCGATCAGCCCCTCGATGTCATCTTGCTCCCAGACGCCGAACTTTCGGTTTGCACCCCAGAACTTGTCAGTTGAGTCGTTACCCAACCCTTTGTCTACAGGTCCAGGGTTGTCAACCGGATCAGCTTGTGGCCCTTCGAGAGCTGGAGGATTAACCTTCTCGGACTCCTGATACTGCTGGTCTTGCTTCAGCATTGGGTTTGGCGGGTGCTTGCCACCGTGTGTGTTGTCAGGACCAGCATCTGGCTTCCCCTCTGATTTAGAATCATCGTCCTTTGTCTCGTCTGTGTTGTCGATGATCTTCTGAATCTCAGCCGGGTCAGTCTTCTTATCATCAACCCCGTGCAGCTTGCGAACATCGTCCTCGAACTTGTCCTCTTCTAGCGACCGCTTCAACTCCTCTTCGAATGAGAGGTTGGCTACTGCCATCTTCTTGGTCTTCGAGATCCGAACGCCCAATTGCTTCTCCAGAGTGTTGTAGGCATTGAGCAGATCATTCTCAATCGAGGGACTGAGCTTGTTAGCCCACTCAATCTTTGGAATGATGAGACGTCCTTCGTCTCTAGCTTGCTGAGCTGTTCGCTTGACTTTGGTTCGATGGGCTACCTCTGCTGGAGTTGGCTTGTAGAAACCATTGATCTCAGCAACTGGCTTGAAGAACTTTGGCTTCAGCCAGGCGGACTCAAGATAGTTTCGCATCGAGAGTGCTCGACGGAGAAACACTTGCAGACCAGCAGTAGCGGATGCATAAGTAAGCTCACCACTGAGGAAGCTTCGAGAGATGCCAAGCGCTGCCAGCTTGATCCTCTCGATGATCTCCCACTCCTTGTTGATGGTCAGAACACGATCGGTGGTACCAAACGCCTCCAACGAGAGGCCGTAGTGATACACAATCCAGGCATGCGGGTCCATCTCTGCTTGAGCAACAAGCTCCATGAACCGACGTTCGTGCTCAGGTCCAGGAATCCAGTTGGTCTGTGGATTTCCCAACTTGGCGATCTTCAAAGGCCCAGCATGGCGCCGAGCGGTAGCAAGTGATGCTTCGAAAATCGCATCCTCGTACATGAGGACACGCCACATTCTTGAGAGGATCGAAGTTCCTCGAGTCTCATACGGATGCAACTTCCTCGCAAGAAACGTTGCATTCGTCTCAGTGTTGATCCGGATGTTTTGCCGGCTCTGCAAACGAGCTAGTAACTCGGGAGGCATCTTCGATCTGATAACAGCAAGCTCTGGGTCAGTGCTGGTCAGAATCGACCGAAGACGGTCGTCCGGAACAAACTCGACAACTGGATCCATTCTGATGAATGGAGCGTCAATGACCTCAAGCGTATCAGGATCGTGAAGAGCAATGTAGGTCCAGATCCCTTCACTGTTGTCAAAGAAGCAATGGGGGATGCACTCACCAAGGCCAAGAAACTCTCTTACGATCGCTGGAAGAACGCTCAGAACAGAGCACTTCTCCCACATCGCCTCGTAAACAGATCGCACCTCACCCTCGACACCTTCTCCGGTGAGCTTGCAATCGCTCCAAGGCATCTCGCTGTACATGTCAAGACCCGTACCAATGACGGGGTCAAGCTTGATAAACAAACGCCAGTAACGATTAGCTAGGATGCGGTGAACAGGATAGTTCTGTCGATCAGAGGAAGCAAACTCAGGCTGGTAGGGCTTCTGGACGGTCATCATATTGCGACCGCCCCCTCCACTGTTGTTTAGGCCAGAAACCCCCATCGCGCCCCCACCGAAGTTGGCAGTGCGTGGAGCCCAAGTTGCTCCCTTCGGAAGATCGCCACTGAACAAATCTCGCTTAGTGGTGTGCGGGTTTGCAGAAGCTAGACGAGGCATCATCTCGTCAAACCTGCTGTTCAAAGCAGCAGCTTGATTGACTGTCATCCCGTGGATCGTTGGATCCTGACTAGGAAGAGGAGCTGAAGCTTGACGCCGAACGTCACCATAGCTCGAACCTGGGATAATGATGTCAGAATTCCATCTTTTGGTAGTCATTCTCAGCCTACGTAGTAAACAGGTTCAACGCTGTTGTTGGTGATCCACCACCACAGATCCTTGGCTCTATACACGTATTTACCTAGCCCTGTAGGCAACGATTTATCAGGCTCTTGGGTGTCAACAGAATCAGCAACCGAGATTTGAGCAAACTTCACAACACCTGATGTTGATGTTATAGGTGCAACCGAAGAGCATTTCTGAGAGATTGCAACCAACTCGAGTTCGTTGTCGGTGTAACTGCCAAACAAGTTAATCGAGCCAGCTTCCTGCTGGTGGTGCATGAAGATCAGATGTACCGGGGTGTTCTTTTGCATCGTAAAGCTTCCGAAACTTCCGAGCTTCTTTTGCGACCAGCTGGTCAATGGGTTAGCGATTAGCTGACCTCCGCCACCGTTCTTAGAATTCGTAGCGTAGTCAGCCACCATTTGACTAACGATACCAGCATTACCGTACTTGTTCTCAACATTTCTGCTAATCGTGAACGATGTGATACCAGCTGCCTTACACGCTGCTTGTGTCATTGCGTATTGATGCAAGACCACTTCTGCAATACTTGGGCCAGGTGTACCATCCTTCATTTTGATTGGAGCTTCGACGTCGGAGCTGTTGAACACGAAACCTTCGTGTGAATGCGAACCATTCAACTGAATTGCTGGACTCTTTCCAGCAAACTCCTGCTGAGTGATCTTCATCTGAACCAACGCACCATTAAAGATCTGTCCAGCCCACGATTGTGAATTTCCGATCCAACTCGCAGCAAATGCTTTCAGTACCTGTTGTACTTTTTTCGGAATCTGACTGGACGCTGCGTTCAGCATTTCGTTGAACTTAATGTCGTCAACGTTGTTGGTTCCAAAGGCAGCTCCGTTCGTTTCTGGTGCTGCGAATTGATGATAGTAGTCGACCAACTGGTGGAACATCTTCGCATGCTTCTCTGACATGAACTGAATCGGGTGATCAGCTGGATACTGAGCTCTGATCTCACTGACACCTTCAGCTGGTTGAGTCGACGTGGCTTTGAGCAGCTCCTCGCCGGGTTTAGTCGGAAGCTCCGACGTCTGGTTTGGCAGACCACTAAGAAGATATGATCCATCAGGTTGTTGAACCACGATCCCCTTTGAAACTAACTTAGACAAAACAGAAGCGGGTGATTGCTTGAACCCTGCATTTTGAAGAACTGCAGCAATCGTGCTTGGGTTCTGAGGCTGAACAAGCAATGAGATGATTTTGTGCGTCATCGTTCCTGGACTTGCTTGCATCTCTTTAGCAGCTTTGACAGCAACTTCAACTTTCTGCGGAAAGGACATTGGCGCTTTAGCAGCTGCTACTGCTTGGCTATAGGTACTGTACGCAGGCTTTGCAGGCGTTAATGCTAAAGTATCGAATGACGGCATCACCGCGTTAGGCTTGGTCTTCGGTGGTGGGGCACCTGGGCACAAATGTCCGTCACGATGGTTGACGTGACACTTTGGGCACTTCGTTCCTGTCTTGAGGCTATACGCCATCAAAGACCGCCACTTCACTCGTATTCCTTCACCTCGGCTCTCTAACAAGTCTGAGGACAGCTTCACCTTCTTCCCAAGTAGCTCAGCCAACTCAGATTCACGCCACCAGCGACCGGGTTCAGTAGACATAAACTTGATCGCGTTAGCGTCGATCGTTGTAACTTCCTGCGCTGCAGCAATCGAGTCCTCCAGCTCCTCTGAGACTATCACCTTGCGAGTGATCTGCCCGTCAGCATAGCTCAACTCAGTCTTTGATGGAGCTGGCATGAACTTGGCTACCTGTGCTGAACCCGGTAGCTTCTTCTTCGAGAAAAACGTAGCTCCAAGAACAGCGTCGCTAACCGTTTCGTCAAACAGGGCAGCTGGACTTGTGCAGTCAATAACTCCTGAATTGACGAGGTTTAGCATCGCTTTTCGGTTCTCACTTGTTGAGCAGAGGTGCTTCGCGTTCATCACCCCGTTACTGATTTTCTTGAGCAGCTGTCCCTCCGACGAACTCTCGAACTGTTTCAGCTCTTCAGCGTTGTGCAGGTCCTTGCCCAAAAACTGAGCTATTTGATGCACGTCTACTGGAACACCTTGTGGAGCAGGTTTCGACGCATACTGTGGCTTTGGCACAGAACCAGCTGCATAAGTGTTTGGCGGATAAGTCAGAGACTTCAGTTTGTTTTGGATCAGATCCTGCTTAGCCTTCTCAGCTGCTGCAATAGCATCTTGCTTGGCTTTCTCCTCAATTTCTTTCAGTTTCTTCAGCTTGTCAGCCTCAAGCTTTGCTTTGTCAACCCCAAGCGTGTACTTCTTCGTCTTTGCATCATAGCTTGCAAGACCCTTGTCAACGACTGCATCTAACAGAGTCTTAGCCAAGGCAGCATTTGGCTTGTTAGAACCGGCTTTCGGCTTTGGCATGGCGGTAATAAGCTGTTCTACCGTCATACCGTCTTCTGCTGCCTTGGCGAGGGTCCGGAGCATTGCCTCACCCTTGCCACCAACATTCCAACCCATCGCTTTAGTTACGACCAAAGGATCTTGAGCAGTCCATCCGGTGTTCGCTCTCGGGTTGGGGTTGCCGGAGAAGTCACCGAAATAGATCTTCTGTTCGTTGCCAGACCCATCTGTGGTGATCGCTTTACCAGCATCAGCTAACAGAGTTTTAAGCGCGGCTTCCGCTTCCTGCGGGTCTAGATGTGAAGATTCGAGGAGTTCAGTCTTGGTCAGACCATCGACCCCAGCATTTGACAAAGCCTTGACAAACCCCAACTCAGCTGATCCAGGAGCCAGGTCTAGTTTATCAACTAACGCAGCTACGTCACCAGGTGAGAACTTCGACTTATCCAGCGGTGCTTCGATTTTTTTCGGCTTCAAACCCTTCTGTGGAGTTGGACTGGTTGATTCCCCACCTGGGTCATACACAACTTCTCCATTTTGCTCTTTGAAGAGACCAGTTTCAGTCAACTGTTTAAAAATAGACTCAGCCTGCTCGGTGGAGCATTGCATCTCCCCCTTGATAGTAGCAATGAACGTACTCTTCGCAGTGTGCCAAGTAGGTTCTCCAAGATCCTGGAGAGTGGCAATGAATCCCGACAAATCGGCTGATGGTGCCAAGCCAAGGCCAAGTTTCTTGCAGGCGTCAAATATCGTCGCCTTGATACTTTCCTTAGCCTTGTTGTGGTTGGAGTGTTCGGGTGGGGCAGAAGTTTCAGAAGTGCCACCACCCGTCATAAACGGGCACTTGGTGTTTTTGTGGTGGTTTTGCTTGTGATGCTCACACCATCCGGGGGTGCCTGGGCCCTTTGCCGCTGTCAGATCAAACGCGGTCCGAACCGAGAGTTCATCGAGATCAGTTCTTCCAACGGCGAGATCTGTCCTCTCGTGGGGAGCGTTGTCACCAACCTCATAGTTCTCGTCCAGAACCCACGAATCTGGCGTCATACCCAAGGCCTTCTTAACGTCAAGCATATGTGGTCACCTTGTCTTCCACTGGGTGATCAATCTCGCCATCATTGCCTAAAGGACCGTGGTCTGGCATCTCGTATTCTTTTGCTGATTCCTTCAGGTAAGGGCCAGGTTGATATCCAGGCCCGCCGATAAGACGCCACATCTGAGACCAAAGCTCCTTGAGCTTACCACGTTCCTTTTGCCACTCTTGCTCTACTGGTGAGATGGCCTCCGACATATCGACAGAGTCTGGCTTCGGTTTGATCTGGGGTTGCATCGGCTGACTTTGTGATGGCGCCTTTGGTGGAGCAACCTGTGGCAATTTCTGCTTAGGCTTAGCCTGTGGTAAGGTCTCAGTCTTGCTGTAACGAGAAGCGATTGGTGTGTCCGCTAGCACTTCTTTCAGCGCTGACTGTGCGTCCTCTGGTGTTGGCGCCTTTGCCAACGTCTCTGCTAGAGCACTGACAGCTTCTCCAGCTACTGGAGAACTCTTTGAGATAGACTGAACAACAGCTGGAAGCACCTCTTTAGCTACTTCAGGCGATTCGACTGAAGCAACAATTGCATCTGATACCTTGTCAACCGTCGGATTACCAGAGGTTTGGCTAGGGTCAAGATGCGTTACAGACACCTGATCTGGAGCAAGTGCAAAATCTGGGTTTTGCTTAACGAAACTGTCTAGCCTATTCAGAGCTTCGTTCACTGCGGCTTCAACATCCTGAGGCAATGGGTTGACTCTGAACTGATCAGGAGCAAGCTTAGATCTCTCTTGAACCTGCTTTACAGCCTCGTCTACATCGTTGGGACTTGGGTCGATCGAGAACTCGTTGGGTGTGTCAGATGGTGAATCTGAATCAACTGCAGGCTCGTACTTATCAGCGTTCTCTGGGTTTACCCAGCCAACCCACCCAGTCTGTGGATTCTTGACCTTGACTTTCTGAGCAGTGATCACCTCGAGAGGCACCTGCTTGATGATCAGCTTTGGCTTCCAGGGGTCCTCACGTGATGGTTGGCAGTAGTCGGAGATGAACTGCTCCATGCCAAGAGACTTCATCCCACCGAAATGGCCTTCCCCGTTGTTGGGGTAGTGCTGACGATATGCAGCCTCTGCATGCTCAGGTGATTGAAATCCGAGCATCACCTTGTCCTCGTCGTAGCTTCCGTCTGGCTTGAGTTGGCTCACCACGTGCGCTTGGTGGCTCGGGTAGTGCCCCATGTACACGTCAATAGGCTCGCCATCAGCTCCAACAGTGCCGGGAATGAAGCCATAGTCGTTTCGGTACTGCCGTGAGTTGCCATTTTCGTACGTCTTAGTATCACCCGCGTTGTATTCGATGTGGATGGGGAGACCACCGAAGAGCATCTTTCGCTTTACAGCGTCTGCTCGCTTGATCCAAGCTGCTACTCGACGATTGTTCCAGTAGATCGGCTCGATGTTATAGACTGTTGAACAAGAACCACAGATAACCAATCTACCTGACGTTACACATTGGAAGCATGCGTACTTAGAAAGTATAGCTTGGCGACTTGAACACATCGGACAGTCGTGTATATCAGTGCCATGTAGACTTTCTCCGCATGTCGCACAATCACCCATCTTGTCCAAGCCTTCAAACGCGTTCTCATCGTGGTAGCTCTGCTTCCACTGTTCTGGCTGTGACAGGGGTGCTTGATTTACGACTTCAGCCAGTCTTCGAGTCGCCACTTTCGATTCATTCGGCGAGTACCCAAATCGCTTGATGTCATCATTGTGTTCGAGTTCAGTGACAAGAATCTCTTCGACTGTGTGACTAAAGACCGACTTGCCACACATCTGCAAAAGCTCTCGGTAGTACGTTAGCCCAGATTGCTCTCGCTGCCAAAGCTCAGCAAGAATCTTCTCGAGCACATTCGGGTCGGTGGGGTCAAACACTACCGGCTCAGCTACTTTAAAGTCCAGCTTGCCACCGAGAGCTACCACTCTTCGAGAGAGAATCTGAGCATGCTCGGACTCCTTATCCGCATGCTCTACAAACTCCTCAGCAAGAGCTTCTCTAAAGGCGAGCCGTAGGGTTGAAGCATACGTTAGATAGCGAAGATGCTGTGAGTACTCCAGCCCGATACCATCGTTCAACTTGGCTATGAACTCGTCATCACTGACAGCAAATTCACCTTCTGGTGATGCGGTGTAGTGAAGAGCCTCTGCAACAGTTAGATCAGTGAGGTTGTTCCCAAAACCACTACCTTCTGTCCGTCTACGCATGCCAAAGTCTCTCTCTGCAGAGCCAGCTGGGTTGCTGTTCTCCTCTGGACGATTGATCAATGGCACTGATGAGAAAGCATCTTCTTTCAGAACGGAAGCGTCTCCAGCACCAGACTCGCTCCCAACCCCGGGTTCTGGTCTGTCTATGATGTTCACAGCTGCTTGTTTTCTCAAGCACGCTGAACAAGTGGGTCCATCACCACCGATTGTGGCTAGGGCACCGCAAATGGTTCTAGACGGGACATATGCGTCCTCAAAACTCAGCTCTTTGTTGGGGAAAATATGCCGCATGTCATTCACCAAACTTGAATGGGCCTTCGCCCCGCTTCTTTCGAAGCTCACTAAAGAACTGCTCAAAATCCTTGCGTACGTTGTTCTTCCGTTCGAGGATTTGCTTTGTCAGCTTCTGCTTCCATTTCACACCAGCGTTTGGTGTGTCCTTAGCAAGGCCCTCGACGTAGGGTTGAACTACAGTTTCCCAAGTCGAATCTGGAATCGATTCGATCTTCTTGATATACGGAAGAAGCTCGTTCAGATTCAGATCAATCTTCTTGTCCGCATAATCCTTGTAGAACTGGTTGTAGTACGGTGGCTTCTCACCAAACTCTGCATTCGGGTGGTAGTCAACGTCTAGCTTATCACTGCCTAGGTGCTTGAAAGCCTGCTCTTTATCGACCCCGAGCACAGTGTCGCCTGAGAGAATCATGTTATTGCCATGGCTATCGTGGTTTCCGAAGACCCAGTCCAACAAGCGTTCTCTTTGCACACCCGACTTCTGCGCCGGCGTTAGAGACTTGGGAGCCTTGCCGATCAATGGTGTAGCATTCGGTACCAATGGCTGAAGTGTACCAGCATGGTCAGCCTTCACGGGTACAAACTCTGCTGGCGAAACAATCATACTGCTAAGATCTGAAACAGCCTGCTGAACAGCACGTCTCCACGGTTCGGCAGCAGGCTTGAACAGGTACTTCTTGCCGCTCTTGTCAGAGTAGATGTCCTTTGGCTTCGCGCCACCAAGATGTGCTCCAGAACCTTCGTGCTTAAGCTCGGCTACTGATGGTAGCTCAGCCGACGGGAGCACTTTCTTGCCACCTTCAGGTACTGGCAAGACAGCTGGAGCTTCTTGTGGCGATGTTGTACCAAGCTGTGTTGGCTCACCCTTCAGCTCACTGACTAGCTTCTCGAAATCAGCTTTGATCGACTGCTTTCTCGCCTTGGCACTTTCCAGTGCTGAAGGTGGCACAAGCTGTGTCCATTCCTCATCCGACAGATTTGAGATCTTCTTTACGACGTCTTGGTACGCACTGGGATCCAGCTCTTTCGGATTGTCTTTGAAGAACTGGTTTAGCTGCTTGTAGATAGATCCGCTACCCGTGTGTTTCTGCTCCACTTCGAGGGCTGGGACCAATTCATAGTCCTTGAACGATTGATCTTTGTCGATCCCAAGCACCTTATCGCCAACCAGGATGAAGTTGTCAGGCTTGTTATCGTAGTTTCCAATCAACCAGTCAACCACTTGCTGCTGCTGCAAGCTTCTCCTCTGAGCAGGTGACATCTTGTCTACTGCGGGAGGTGCATCAGCATCCATGTATGGTTGTACTGAACCAACGATGTTATCGATCTTTGTGGCTTCAACTTTAATCGCAAACTCTGGCAGAAGCTTCTGAAACACCTTGGACGCCTTATCAGCAGCCTGAGAGTTTGGCTCCCCTTGCTTGAAAAGGAACGTTTGTCCATCTGCGTCTTGGTACACAGTCTTAGGAGTCTTCCCAGTTAGCTTGGGTTGCACTGGAGCAACATGCAGGCCCTTGCCCTTTTTTGGCAATTGCTGAGGCTGATTCAACCAAGGCTTAGACTTTAGCTCTGCTGCGCGAATCTTCCCATCTTGAAGCTTCGCGTAACCTTTGCTGATCAGATCGTCTACAATGCTTACAACTACTCCTTTGGTAGTAGTCGTACCATCTGCAGAGAGCTTCTTGAGGAGACTATCAACAGTGTGCTGTCCACCAGAGAGCAGGGTGTCAAGTACCTTAGATCCCTTCCCATTTGTGTTCCATCCGAAATCAGCGATTGCTTGGCTCTTCAGATTCGTCTTCGTAGCATTTGGTACTGACTTCTTGGTGGTCTCATAAGTGGTGAACGGTGCTGGTGTGTTGGACTGAGGTGCATCTGACGGAGTCTGTATCGGATCTGGCTTTGGCTTTGGCTGCTTAACATTCGCAGAAATCTGCTTTGCTACATCGGGTGCCAAAGGCTTCAGCGTAAACTTTGGATAGCTCGAATGCGCCACGTCAGTCTGTTGAAAGAGACCTGCAGCAATTGCTGCTTCAACAAGATCTTTCGCTTCCTTCAACCCGAGCTGATACGATGTCTGAAAACACCAAGTGTAGTTCCGAACTCGCTTGATCAGATCAATCTTGTCAAGAGGCCACGGTGGTGGGCTAGCCACAAGGGATTCAAGCAGCCAGGATTCGGGCTTGGTTGAGTTAAGGTAATGCGGGTTAGCTTTCGTTAGGGAAGACTTATCGAGCTGGTTGGTCTTTGGTTTCGTCGTATCGGCTGAATCAGACACTTCAATGTGCTTGTTGACCTTCAACCCGTTCAGCTTGTCTGGAACTAGAATCCCAACGTCAATAAACGCGTTTACAAGCTTTTGACAGAAAAGCGTAGTATTCCCTGTCTGATTTGATATCTCGTCAACCCACTGATTCTTGGACAAAGTATCGTCGCTAAGAAGGGCGTTTGACTTGGTCAGCAACCAAGTGATCTTCTTCTTAATTGCGTCGGGGTAGGTGGGGTTCCAGCCCTTCGTGATGTTGGTGAAGACTTGGTCGGCTACAGCCTGCTTCTCAGCCGTGGTGAGCTTGTCTAAGCTTTTCCCAACAGGCTCTGGTGGTGCTTCGGGCTTGGTCGAAGTAGCTACCTCAGCATCCTCAGCTTCAATAGCGTTCTTCCACTTGGCTACAGGTCCAGCCAAAGCTGGAGTAGCTGTCACAAGTCCTGCACTCGATTTTAAAAGACCAGCGGCGAGTAATGTATCGACTAGCGCTGATCCAAACTCCAAGCTTTCGCCTAGAGGTTCGGAAAGAAAGTTGGCGAGATCTTCGAACTCTAAACCGTCTCCGTTAACTAGAGTATGGCCCTCGGTGGAGGTTAGGAAATCAGTAACTGCCTTGACTGTCTCTACCAGGTGCCCGTTCCAATCATACTTTGAGAGCGGAGCATAGATAGCACTGAGGACCTTAGCTTTCTCAGCGAAAGCTGCAGACTGGGTGGGTTTTGTCTCCTCTGGTGGCACTTCTGAAACGCCACCACCCGTCATAAACGGGCACTTGGTGTTTTTGTGGTGGTTTTGCTTGTGATGTTCACACCATCCTGGAGCACCGGGACCTTTTGCAGCAGTCTGAGAAAATCCTTTCACTTGTGTCGCCAACCACGGGAGTGTGTTCCATGCTTCTAACAAAGCCTGCGCTTGATAGTAGCTAGACCCATCAGGTGTCTCTAGCTCTATCGGAGCTGGTAGTGGTACCCCATGGCTGAACATCTTTGAAGCAAGAGCTGAGCCCAGATCAGACGCAAGAAACGCCTGTACCTCCTGAGCTGAGAACTGAAGGTTTTGAACATTCGCCGTATTAACCACTGAAGCTGGTTTTGGCTTTGGTTTCAACCCCATCGCGGACCTCTTGCTAAGCCACCAACAAACTTGCTAGCTCCAGCTTCTTCTTTGGACCGTCTGATTTCCATGGCTGTGTTAGTGATCTTACCGATGCTTTCTTGAACCAAGCGATGCGCACCAGCAAAGCAGTTAGCAAGGTCGTCAGAGTTTGCTCCCCTAACCTTGCCTTTCAATGGGTTAAAAACCTGCTTGAGATCTTTCGATCTCTCAAGCTTCAACAGCTCGTAAAGCGTTGCACCTTCTGCAGATAGATCCTGTGGCTTGATGCCCAGAATCAGTGAACCATTCGATGGATCAAGAGACAGTTTGTCAGATGGTCGTGGTGGGAGCAGCTTAGCTCTACCCAACATTGCGTCTTGAACAGCCTTCGAGAAGTCTGATACGTTCAAGCTAACCTGGGTGGTTGGGATACCCATGTTTGAGATGGTTTGCAAGGTTGAAGCTGAGTTCCATGAGTCGAAAGCAACCATGGCGATCTTTCGATACTTCATCAACTTCCTGAGAATGTCCACAACAGATTCGTACCAAACCTCTCGCTTGCCTGGGTTACCGTCTTCTGGAATGATCCGCAGAGACCACTCATGGACGGTCATCAATGTCATCTGCTCAGGGTCTGAGTTGTTCTGTGGCTCGATGTACAATGGATCCAGTTGAACTGGCTGCAGTGGCACTGCAAATTGATCAGCAGGCTCGTTGAACGCCGGCGCCCAAACACCCGAACAAGCGACTAGAGCGAACTGGTCAAAACTCTTGCCCGCGTCGCCAAAGATGTACAACGGACGTTGACGTTCAACGATCGAGTGCTCAAGTTCAGCACCTACGTACTCACGCCCAGACTTGTCGATGGGATGCGTAGCTCTAAATATAGCTGTGGGGGTGGACGACTTGGCTACGCTTAGCCAAAACCGAAGAGGGTCCTGAATCAGAGGGTTCGTGGCGTTGGGCGGGCTGGCACCGAAATCACGCTCCGCCATCACTGGATCCGCTTTGTAATCTGATTCAAAGTTGGAGCGAGGCTGGAACGGGTTGAACTCCCAAGTGGGGTACTTCCACGCGAAGTAGTTCTTCAACTCCTTCGCTTCATTGTACAGACGCATCGTCTTGTCTTCGATGCTGATGGGTGAGCTTACGGTAATCGCAGTGCCAAGCCATGGCTCCTTCATCTGGAATTGAATACGAGCACCCCGAATCGTCTTCAGAGAGTGATCGAACACAGCCCAGATTTCATCAGCGCCCATCTTTGAGTCTGTCACACCAAAGCGTGAAAGCTCGTCAGCGAGAAACCCAACTCTCGTTCGCCCTGCTAGACCACCTGAGTTGCTGTTCAATGATGCACAGTTAAACATCAGCCAGTCGTCCTGGATGAAGTCTGTGAGCTCATTGTAGATCCAGGGACGCTGACCAGGGCTAACCAGCTGTCGGTTCATCTTCCTCGTGATCCAAGCAGCGTAGCGCTTAAACCAGGGCGAGGCTGTGCATTGCTTCTGAAAGTTAGCCCAGATTGTCTCTTTAGCCTGAGTTGCGGTAGTTGCAACGAATGCCAGTTCTAGGTTTTGCGTTGGCAAAAGGCCAAACATCTTGTGGATGCTGCCTTTGTCCTTAATCCCAAACGTCGTGTAGACGTGTCGGATGTAAGTCCCTAGCATCCCTGCCATGACACTCTTGCCAGACCGCATTCCTGCGACCCCAATGAACGTATCAAAGGAGCGCAATAGTTGGTCATGGTTGAATTCTGTCCGGGTGGTGTTGCACTTCGGACAGACATCTTCACTGTACGCTGGAGACCAAACCAGCCTGACTTCGTCTTGGAGCTGTGTTGGACTTTTACCCCAGCAGTCTCCATCGCCTTTGTTGCAAATGGGACAACGAAGCTGGAAGAAATCACGGACTAACTCGTACTGACGAGTAAACTGCCAGATCGACTCGACGTTTAGGAACTTCGATCCAGCGATCCACTCCACTGCGTTTGGTGCTCTGACTCTAAGGTCAACACCATCCTCAATAAATTCGTCATCGGCTGTCTGATAGACGTGAGCATCAATCTTCGCGTTAAGCTTCGTCTCTAGGTCGGACAGATTCGACATAGCAGTTCGTAACGATTCTAAAAGAAGCGTCTACGAACTGACGTTGGACTAAGCGTTATTGACGTGCTCAATCGCTTCGATCGCTGCTTTCAGATCACGAATATTGAGCACGATCTTCTTGCCTTCAAGTTCAATCTGAAGCTTTGGGTAAGCTCCGTCGTGAATAGGTGTGTCACTGATGACCATGACAGGGCGGGTTTCGTTTGGCTTACTGTCTGAGTAAGCATGCTGAATCTGAATCTCAACCTTCATTGACTTGCTCCGACTCAGGATGATGGAAACTATACCACTTGAGAAGATTCTCATACGATCCATACGCAGGTGAAGGCATGTAGTTGTACAAGAACGTTGCCCAACCCTTCAAGCTATGGTAGTTTGCTTCGTCAGCTTGAGATATTGTCTCAACGAACTGGTTCGACAGAATCGCCTTGAAGAATGTTCCCATCATTCTTGGATGCGGAAAACCCTCCTCGATCCACTGTGTAACCGAGTCGTGCATGTGCTCCGGGATCAGGTGTAAGCCATTTCGATAATCTGCCATGGTGTCCTCCTAACGAGCTTCTTCCATCTCTGCGAGACGCAGGAGCATCTTTTGCATGTGACGAGCATCCATCAAAGCGTTGTGATGCCCGCTTTCTTGCTTCGGCATACCAACCTTCTCGATCTGGTGGTCATCCATCTTCTGTTTGATATCTCGACAATACTTCGGAAAATGTGATGGAAGATCGAGCATGCGACCAAAAAGCTGGCACAGTAAAACCCAGTCGTAGTCTGCAAAGTATCCCCAGAACTCTGGCTGATTGTGGAAGGATCGTCCTCTGATGTACTCGAGCTCTTTGACAACGGGTGGAGCTTCGGGTTTGACGAACTTCCACAGATCCTCTTTGATCTGCTCCCTGGAGCGGAACGGTATCACCTTGGCTGCTTCAGACGCAATGATCCCATCGAAGAGATCAACTCTTTGACCGTCAGGTGACAAAAACGGTAATACGTTCGCTTTCAACCAATCAGATACACCCCGGGGGTCCCAGCCATCAGACGCTACAGCGTAGAACTCACGCCCGTCCTCACAGACAAGAGCAATCGAGATGAGGTCGATTCGCTTGTAACCGTCTTCGAAGAATTCGCAGTCGAGTGTGTAGATCATGTTCTAGCCTTTCAATGCAGGCGTTCCTCGGATGCAATAGCAATATCAACCAGCTGCCGAAGGTATGACGTTTTGACTCGATCCGCGTTCAGCCCAAGCGACTTGGCCTCTGACTCGATGTCGTACCGAACCTTTTCCGGTATGAGGTCGAAGAACAGATGCAATTGATCAACAGTCGGAGGCCATTCAAGGTCGTTGTTTTTCAGACGCTGTCGAATCTCGAACACCTGCCTACGACCTTCAGCTGTCAATCTATACCGCTTCGTGTTCGACATCGCGAGCTCCGGCATGTTGATAAAACGACAAGCCTCGTCTCCGCCCCTTTGAATTGGTCCAGCTTTCGATCCACGTGCAAGCGGCTCTAGTGCATCGCCAGCAGACGATGAATGTAGGTGTGTAGGCGCATCCCGTGGCGGGGTGACTGACACCACCACAAAGAGGGCACCAGTGGGTGACAAACTCACTTTCGATCACAGGCAGAGTGGAGATATGCATAATTCCGCCAACCATACTCTTCAGCAATCTTCAAGCAGCAATAGAATCGCAGGGTTTGATCAGAACACTTGGAGCAAGTAGCCGACAGCTTCGTTGTTCTATCAGACACCACCGTCGCCGTACCACTGATCCAATCAACCAGATGGTGTTTCAGTACCTTGATCATACTGAAACATACGTCTTCTCACCGGTAATCGGTGCTAGGATCAAAGTTGCTCTCTTGAGAAGTACTAATCTTTCGAGATGACTCTCGACCAACTGGAGACTGAATGCAACAGCGTTTGAAATCGTGGAACTGTTCTGAGGGGTGGTGGTGAGAGCGAGTTCGGTGTACTTGATTGCACCGAGATACGTGTTCATCTCCGTGACGTACGTGAACCTCTTCGCTGCGAGAAAGTCCAGTGCAGTCTGAGTGTCTTGGATAGACGCGTTAAACTGGGCAGCCAGGCTGCCCACGGCAAAGTCTTGTGGATATGCTTGATCCAGTGATCGTCGAACTTGCTCGAGAGAGATCATCTTGCACCCCGAATCGTAGAATCTGAACTCTATCCATAGCAACTTCCACCACGGGGAGGAGCTGGGGTAGGGCTTCAGCAGGTTGAAGTACTCGTACTCCGCCTCATCAAAGCTGGACCAGTACACGTCAATGTACGGAGATCCAGGTGGCTCTCCACTCTTAGAGTATACGATACACCACCCCGAGGTCAACACTGTCAACCCGGCAGGTTGCGGAACTGGGACTGACGTCCACCAAAGTCGTTGACGAAGGCCTCTTGGCGCTTGTTCTCGATCGTACCCTTTCGAGTTTGGCGGACAATTCGCATCGCGTCTTCAGCAGACCAGCCGAGGCGAATCAGAATGCAGCTAGCAAGGAGCCCGGTTCGACCCAAACCCGCCTTGCAGTGGATCACAATGTTCTCACCGTAACGGAGCTTCTGGACCACAGCGTTGACCACCGACCTGGCTGATCGCATATCCCGCGGGGTGCCCCCATCGGGCATCGGATACCAGAGATAGTCGATCGACTGCTCCCGACACTTATGTGCCAGCGTATCCGCCTGAAGCATCCGATACTCGAACGCTTCCATCAAACCAAGGAGGGCATCAACCTTGGGATCCATTTCCAGCATCGTCGTAACATCTGCGTCGACCGAGCGATTGTGGATTTGGGAAGCACCGTGGCCCTTTCGACCGGGGCACAGGGTCATTCCGACCAGACCAGGCGTACCAGTGTACTTCTGATCAATCCAATTGACTCCCAACGGCTTATCAACGGACGGACCAGATCCCATTCCCAAAAGTCTGTGTTCCATGTTCCTCATACAATGATCATAATAATGATCGATCAGAAATCAAGGAGCTCGAAGTAACTTCTCTGGTCCTTGAGGAGACTAGTGTCTTTGAAGTGGGGAGTATATGGTGACTGGTCACAGAACCCAGCTGGCCAGGCTGGTTCGAGGCTGCTCTTGCTACGTAAGCGAGAGGTTTCTCTTTGATGAACTGTGTACACTACCGATTTACGCCGATAGCTTTGGGTCCCAGGGTCTAATTAAGTTGTGACTCCTGATCGCCATCCAGTCGAACCCCAAAATCGAAAACACTAGCCTCCTCAATGATCAGAGCAGCAAACAATTCCTCCTCTGATCTCTTCGCCGTATCAGAGGAGGAACCGGAGACACCGAGTCAAATGTCTCTACTGCGACTTCAGCTCCACGGCAGTTCGTGGTTGTCCGCTCTCAATGAGAGCTAGCTGAAGTCAGTCTTCGGAGTGGTTGCTGGCAGGACCGACGAGGATGTGGGACGTCGGCGACGAATCGTAGCTACCGACGTACTCGAACCCCTTCGGAAAGGGAGCTCCCGTCCGAATCACCCGCAACTCGACCGTCACCTTCTTGGCAGTGGGATCGACCAAAGCCCAGACCTTGGGAGTCCCGCTTCGGTCCTTGCCAAACAGGATCTTGTACCCCTTCGGGAGTTCATGGTTTCCGTGACCACTGAGCTTCCAGATCACCTGCTCCTTCACCCGCGCGGGCTTCCGCGTCTTCTGAACCCGCTTCACAGTGCGCTTAACCGTCTTCTTACGCGTTGCCATAATCGATTCTCCTGAGTTGATCTTGTTCGATAAATACCAGACGCCCGTTGGTAGCATGGAAAATGGCTACTAGCTTTTTGACAGGCGCGGCAGTGACGTCGGGAACAAAGAATGTAGCTGTTTCCGGTTGCCGACGAATCCAAGTAAGGTCTACCAGAGTCTTTTTCACTTCTTCGACGCCTCACTGAGAGCATCAGGTCGGGGAGCCCGGCCGTTCTCCTTCTCGAACTGCTTCCGAGCAAACTTCGATCGGGTGGCACGGCGTTCCAGCCACGCATCCATCTTCCGCTCCCGACGGATCTTCCTTTGAAGCTTGCTCATTGTCTTCACTTGCCAATCTTCGATGTGAGCTGTGCTCGCTCGGTTTGAAGCTTGTTGATCTGTTCGTCGAAGAGGGCAGGGTCAGCTCCGAGAGCAACCCAACCAGCCTTCGTTGCCAGAAAATCAGCGATCAGCTTGTCCTTCTCAGCGATCAGCTTTTTGTTGGAGATCATCTTCCCTTCCTCCTTACATCATCAATCATAATGATGCTTGTAGAGAAATCAAGGAGTACTAGAGAAATCTTCTTGCTTTGCTGGCACTACCATGTTTTCATGGAAGACTACTGTGGTCTTTCGTCCGAAGATGCTTACGCTTACCGAAACCTTGTCGCCAACATGATCGACTACCGTTCCGTGGAAGTTCTGGAATCCACCACCAGTGATAGCAACTGCTGAGGCTTTTGCAAACTTAGGTTTCGCTGCTGTCGGGTTGGTTGCTTGCATCATGCTAACCAGAATCTGTTCCATCTGCCTGTCAGGAATGTGCAACAAGCGATCATTCGAATCGCAGATGAACTGTGACACTGACTCAATCGACAGAACCAAGTCTCTCAGAGATGGAGTCATCTTGGCTAGCAGAAACAAGTAGCCTGCAAACAAACGCTCCCTCTTGATCTCTCTGACACCCTTAGCATCTATCACTGGAATGAATCCGATGGGTATAAGCGTAGCCTTAACTGCACTCTGCATTCCCATCAGCTCGAGATACTTTCGAAGTCTGAGTACAACCTTGCCCTCAGACGCAGAACCAGTGACAACACAGTACCACCTCCAGACCGAAGACGGATCTACGGGAGCTAGCTCGGGCGGAAGATTCGACTTCTTTCGTGGCTTCTTCACTGGTGCTGTAGTATTCATCCCATCCTCTGATTCTGGCGTCTACGCATACGTCTTGCGGAATCCCTCCGTGCTCTGCGTCGATTGATCAGTTTACGATCAGCACGTGAGTACATGTTCGAATTATACCCACTGGCGATTCGAAACCACTCTCGACGCAGAGCACGCTTTCTTGAGGGAATCATAGCACTTAGTTCTTGGCGTAGAGCAGAATCGTACCGCGAACGAGCTTCCGATTCACGGACGTGCTCTGGACGAAAATGTCCCAGTTACCGTGATTACCTGGCTTGACCTTGATGCTACCAGTGCTCGGAAAGCCAAGCAGGGAGCGTGCATCTTCTCCACCGAAGAGGTCACCCGTCTTCTTGTCACGGAGCATCAGCTGCTTGTAATCTTGGATTGCCTTTTCATCCTTGGTGAGCTGATAGAAGCCCTTGCCCTTCTCGTACTCGTAGCCTTTCTGTTCCACCAGCTCCTTGATCTCGCACTCCGTCGGGACCTTCCATTCGAAGAACTTCCCGTTGAGCTTGTCCAAGGCCTTCTTGGCCTTGCTAACGGAGATCTTCGAAGCGTCGGAGAAGAAGCTCGTAGACTTTGTGATGCCCTTGCTAGCATAGTTGCTAGCGTACAACTGGGTTCCTCGAGTAACAGCAGAGACGGCTTCGGTTACGCCCTTCTCCGTCTGGTCCCACTCCTTGATGTTGTCAGTCGAGATCCCGAGTTGCTCGAAGTAGCCTCTGCTACCTCTCGGACCGAGGAAGACGAACGTCCACAAATCCGTCTGCATCTTCTCCTGCATCAGGTTCTTCAGAGTCTCCTTGTTGAACCGACGAGAGAAGTTCTCACCACCGTCTGACAAGCAGACGACGAGAAACGTTACCTTCTCACCGGTCTTCGGCCGGATGCCGTCAAACCCCTTAGTGGCGTCTCCAACACAATCGAGCAGGGGCGTTTGGCCTTCCGCTGTAAATGGGATCTTTGCCTTCAGAAGCTCCATGATTTCGAGATTGGCGTGAGTCTTCTCCACACCACTCGTACCGCCGCAGCCGAATCGGTAGATGCTAGTTCGGGTCTCAACGCCAGTGTCTGACTCGATCTTGCGGAGATCTGAGGCATACTGTTTAAAAGCCTTCTCGGTGGGTGCGAGAATGTTATGCATCGAACCCGATGCATCAATGCAGAATGCAATGTGCATGATCTTCTTGAGATTCGATTGCTTCTTAGACTTCTTCTTAGCGAGTTTCTTAGCCATGTGTTCAACGCCAGACAACTGCTGGCTCTCCTTCGTAGATGTATTTGCCAAACGTTTCGGGATTTGCGTACGAGTGAATTGGGATCACTCCCAACGGAAATTGGAGATCAGAATCCTTTCGCCACCAGGGTGGTGGCTGAGTCGCCTTAAACCTAAGCTTTGGCTTTTCAAACGACCGGCGACGCAGATCCTCACGATCGAACTCTAGCCAACTCTCTGGCCACAGGATCTCTTGCACTTTTGCTGGATCCAACGACTCTCGCCAGGCTGATGGAACCGGCGATTGGTGCTTAGACGGCTCCGATCCGAACCGAACACGTATCTCTTCGACTAGCTCAGCATGGAACTGAACTAGCCACGGCTTTTTGTCCTTGAAGAACTTCACCAGCGGATGGCGAACAAATTGCTTGTTTCGCATCATTGCTTCAAGCATATGCCACTCTTGGTGCTGACCAAGAACGTGCTGATCAGAGAGCTCAGATAGCGGAACAGTCCAAACTCGCATATCACCTCTTTGCTTGGACAATGGACTCAACTCGGTCCACTTCAAGCATTAACGGAAAGCTGTGTTGGTGGTAGGGATCGAGGCATACAGCAGTCAGACCACTCAGTCGAACATTCACGTGACTTGGGTGCTGATGCTTCCGATCTGTCTCCCGAAACTTCAAGTGATCGAGAAGACTCTTTGCGAACGAGAAGATAATATCACCTTCATAGGGACCAGTCCATGTTACCGACTCGGTTGTGTACCACTTACCGGAAGGCTTGAAAAAGTCAACTCGAACGCAACTGTCATCAGTTGTGTATCCCATCTCTACCCCTTCAGGATCGACTCTAGCTCTCTCACCTTTGTGGCGAGATCCTCTAGGGTTCCGTCATTATCAATTACCTTGTCAAAGACGTCATCTTCAATTCCAGCTTGCTCGGACTCCGATTGGTGGTTGTACACCTGGCCAATATCTGGTCGACGGATTCTGATCACCTTCCCACCAGCTTTGCGAATGGCGTTGATCTCATTCACAAACCTGACGTCTGGAATCACCACATGCTCGTGTCTGCTGTACCAGGTGTTGCCCCACGGTTCACTACCTGATGGTACCCAGAGATGCTGAACCACGTCATCCCACTGATATGCGCCATCACGTGCTGTGTAGATCATTGGGTAACGTGCACGAAGTGTCACCAGCTTTGGATGCATCCGTTCAGCTTGGAGCAAATTCTGAGCAATGCGGATTGTTTTCTCAACCCAGATGTCAGGGTAGCAGTTGCGGCCCCATTCGGTTCCGAGCTGTTGAAGAGCCAGGCGTGGAGTAAGGTACTCATCTCTTGGAGGAGACGGCAGATAACCGAAATTCTCTGGACTACCGTACCACGTCAACTCATGATCTAGCCCAGCGTACTGCGGGTACTTCTCCTCTGGGATGTATGGTGTTCCGTTCGCCTTGCTATACTCAACCAGTGGTCGAACGTCAGCCCACCCATTTGCACCCTTTTTCACCCGCAGATAACGAGAATCTTCTTTGTTCCGCTCTTCACTTGGGCCCCACAGCTGCTTTGGAGTGAAGTCAAACACCTCCATGCAGATTCGTTTCAGCGGATCCGCCAACGCTACCTTACTAGAATTGAAATGTGAACAGAAGATGTCAGCAGCTGTGTCCTTACCAGAACCAGCAAACCCACAAAACCCGATGATGCTCACTTGATCTTCTCCAGCGTAACAAGCCTTGGGAACGTCCCTTCCCGTGGCATTTGAATAAGCACTACTTCGTCCTGTTCTACGTCTGAGAGAGCCATGAATGCCTCTGTGCTGATCTCTCTGTAGAACTCACCTGTGCCACCGCGGGCTGCTTCCTTCCGGTTGGGCGTATCTTCGTCAGTGGGTTGCAAAAACGCACTTCTCAAACCTACCGTCTTCGAGCTGATCGTAGAATACTGTTCCAGGTTCAATTGTGAACGTCATCTCGTCCTCCGCTTGTACCTTTGCCCTCCCCAGAAATGTGGACCCTTAACCAAGCCAACACGGTTAGCAAGGTCAGAACGATCCCTGTGTACTCCAGCCATTGGCTGGCCACGACGCGGACCTTGGTCGTGAATACACGGGTTGCCACGAGCGGCCCTACATCGAGGGCACGAAACTTTCAGCTTGCGCTTAATCAGGTCCCGCTGGTATTCACGATCCAAAGCGTTTCGAACGATACGCTTCTGCTTCGATAGCATTTCGCGGAAGGTGAGGGATTCGAACCCCCGGTTGGTTGCCCAACGGCGGTTTTCAAAACCGCTGCCTTAAACCACTCGGCCAACCTTCCCTACGATCATTTACCTACTGTGGCCAACCCAGACAGAGCTTCTGAGCAGCTTCCAACAACTTGACGTCAACTCCGTCTGGACGCTCAACGATCAACGTCTGACTACCAACCACTCTGCATCCGCTCTCCACGTCATCGTGGTGCATTTTGCGAAACAGGGCGCGGACTCCGCGATTGTCTCCATCACGAACCAGACCGATGATCCCAACGTTCTCGGGAGCGTCGGAAATCTTGACTTCGTACATCCGTCCACGATACCGAAACTCCGATTCGAAAATCCAGGTCGTCATACAATGATCATAATAATGATGATTCAGAGATCAAGGAGCGAAAGGCGCTTCCTTACCAAGCGCTTCTCCAACTGATCCACAGTGCGATCAAACTCAGCTTCGGCTGCCTTCAGATCTCCGCGCAGCATGGCGACACTATGCCTGCGACTGAGTTTGAAGAATACGTGAGCGTATGCCCTAGCGTGAGGATCATGTACGCTAAGAGTCAACGCTGATTCGATTCGGGCTTTAGCTTCAGAGAGCTTGAGCTCAGTCGGGATCGGATCAAACACTGCCAGGTCAACCCTCTCCAGCATCCTACTGATCGCAACTGCTCGCCAACTGTTGAAAGCCGACTGTGATCCACAACCGATCAAAGCACCACTGTTCTCGGTCTCCAATCGGTAGCAAGTGTTATCAACGTGACCATCCGGTGGGAGAGAGGCGAGCAGCTCCCACTTGATCAGATGGGACATTTGCACCACCGAGTAGAGAGGAGCATGGATTGGCTGCTTGAGTACCTTCTGGATTACACGTTTGTCGCAGCCTCCCTCGAAGAAGTCGAGAGGTGATGTGAGCCTCGAGATGCCATTCACAAGCATCCCATTGTGTGAGTATGCCGCAGCTCCCCACGTCAGATGCTTTCTCGGGTCCCAGTACCCTTCATAGCCGAGTAGTGTGTATTCATCCATACAATGATCATAATGATGTGGAGTCGGAAATCAAGGGTGCTGGCTGAGTTTCTTTTGCAAAGCACTCGTCACAAAGCCAGTCATCTCGGTCTCCTGAGAACAGGCCACACTCAACACAGATGTCAGAGCTGCATTCCGAACAACTGCGAAACTGTGCCTGGTCGATCACCAGATACTTGCATGCCGAGCACTGCGTATCACAAGGATTGATCTCGTCATCGTTAGGGGACAACCAGTGCTCTGCAATGTCCCTGACCAACTCGCCGTTCCAGAACTCCACATCGTACAGAAACCCTTCCGGAGACTCGCGTACGCCAACCACCTCTCCCAAGAACCCCGCAAGTGATCGGTACGGCGTTATCTCATGAAACTTCAACCAAAAGACTTCAGCGCCAATTGCAAACTTTGTTGAAACGGGCCCATCACTCATTTGTCTGTGTCCTTCTTCAAGTCTTCAAGGAGCACCCGATAGAACCCGGGTGGAGTAGGCTTCCGTTGTGGGGTGAAACCAGGGCGGGTTGGTGTGTCTTCCAACAACATCAATCTAGCGTGCAGGAACGCGAGGACTGCTGCAATGTTTCCGTCCTTCAAAGCCTGCTCGGTTGCTTCTTGCATGTCACGCAAAGAGATACCGGGCGGAATAGAGTACGACATACCTCTATTCTAATGAAAATACTCGATCTTCTCAGATCGGTTCCACCGCTTTTGGCTGGACAGTAACCACGTCCGTAGCAGACACTGGAAGATCAGCGTCAACCCTAAAACACACGAATCCCAAGTTGCTTGCGATGTTCCGCAAGGTCTTCTGGAGGCGGAAAAGTTGTGACATAAGGCCGATCGGCGTTGGGTGCGATGGTAACGTAAATGCTAACTTTCATCAGGAAAACTCCTTCGGTCGAGTGAGAATTGGAGCGTCTTCGGGTCCACGCCAGTACGGTTCGATCCAAATCACTTTGCGCTGCTTCCGACCAACGCCAAGCACTTGCCGTTTGTAGTGTCCACGGACCAGAACCTGCACTGATGGCGGAGCGACTTCTCTCTTTCCGCGTCGATCAGTGCCAACCAGAAACTTCCGAATCGCTGGACGACAGTCCACTTTGATCGCCCTACCGATCATGCAGACTCGATGGTTAGGCTCACCACGTGGCTCACCCTTCTCCGCGTTTCGTCCACCGTACTCTTTGTTCTTGAAGTTGTTGGTGTTCTGCATGGTCAGAAGCAAACCAACAATCAATCGCTTAGCAAGTAGAACCACTCGTTGATGATAAGGAGCGATCGACAGTTCGCCAACGGGTTCGATCTCTTCGGCCTCGTTGAACAACTCAGCTACGTTGCTTCCGCTAACTAACACCGATCCGTCTTCATGGTTCTGAGCCCTCACCAGTAAGTGATAGGTGAATGGTTCTTGTCCGCCGTCACCAGTAATCCAGAAGTACAGTCGGTCCCAGTGATCAACCAACTTCTCTGGTAGGACCACCATGAACGCTTTCCACTGTAGCTGCAGATCTTCGATGGACTCTGCATCAACCTTAGTTGACATCAGCGCTGCGGCGAAAGTGTGGCTTGTAACCAGCTTCTGGAAGGCTGAGTCAGCCCACTGATACGCGAAACCCGAAACAAGCTTAACGAACCTGAACTGTGGGTCGTCTGGTGACGTATGACTCTCCTGATGGACAGCATCGATCAGTCGCATTTGATCACGGTGAACTCGAGACCAGAGCCTTGAACCATACTGCATCAACCACTTGTCTTCAGGCAATTCAGGCTGTGTTACTTGAGGCTTGGCTGATCTGTTTTCCTTAGCGTCATGAGCAGCCTTGGACATAACGTCCAGACAGATGCGTTGATGCAAGTACCCTGTCAGAACCGTTCGGCTAAACAGAGTGGTCTCTGGATTCTGACGAATGACCAACGGCGTGATGTCAGACTGCCACTCAGCATCCTGAACTACCTGCCAAACTTCGTCTGAGCAAAAACGAAGAGCACGATCAAGATCCGTGTTTGGTTCCTTCGATCGCTTCGCGATTGCTTCAATGAACATGTCCTTGAAGAGTGTGAACGAATGCAGCTGATGAACATTGATCTTAGCGTTGGTTGCATCCATCCAGTCTAAGATCTCACGTACCAGCTGCATCTCTTCAGCAATTGGTGCATGAGTTTTCTGTTTCGGTACAGGGTGACGCTCAATGACTGAATTGATCGTCGACATCACCACCTGCATCGGAGTCTCTTTCAGCTCCCAAGTGGGTGGTGGGAAATACCCTTCAAACGTTTCTTGACTTTCTTCCGCGCTTCCTTTGATCTTGATCGAGATGCCCATTGGGTGTCGAACTCGCATGACTTGAAGCATGCGATCTTTGAGCGACAATTCGGATTCGCGTTCTGATGCCGGTGCGTATACTGCTGCTGCACCTGGGGTTGGGTTCAGAACTGACGAAGTCGAAAAGGGCGAGGACGACGGAAGATACTTCTCGAGCAACGAGCTGGTCTTAGTTCTCATCAACCACCGTCATAGACTGAGTGTTGGAGCGCCCGTCTGGACATTTCGGACAGTTCTTCAGAACGAGTTTGAATCCGTCATCCGCAGATGGTTGCTCGCCAACGTACAACCACTGAGACCACGGGGTTTCGTTTTTGCAGATCCGGCACTTCACTTTTGGATCGCTCATACAATGATCATAATGATGATCGATCAGAAATCAAGGAGTCGGATCAATGCTATCAGATGTCGATTTCTCACAGCTAACTATATAGCTACGTACACCTAGAACTCATTTGGAGACAGGTTTACCAATGGTTAGTTGCTGAATCTTGTCCTTCAACAGACTGTTTGCGAGCAACCCCGACTGTACCTGCTCGTGGTGGGTTTGGACCAGAGTCTCGATCAAGTCGTCGATGGACTCCACAAAAGCTGATCGAGCTTCAGGTGGGAGTTCGCGAAGCTCCCGCAGAGACCCTCCACCATCCTCCTCAATCCACCTGAACCGGATCAAAGTTGCTCCGTGATACGGTGGCTCGATAGAGAAACTAAACCACCTCTCGTCAGCTTTGAGACGAGCCGTTACCATACCAGAGAACTTTGGTGTGTTGTACGAAATCCACTTTATCAGTGACTCAACTAGCTGAGTCCACTCACCGTTCACCACCATCAAGTCTGGTGTGACCTTTTCCATCTCAGTTGGAAATACTGGTGACACTTCGTGCACGTTGCCATCTGTGTCATCAACCAGCTGCACTGACATTGAAACTGATTCCCCAGTCGGAGGATCGATGTCCCAAGTTGCTGAATGCCAATCTGCTGAATGCCAAGTACTCGGTATAGTTGCAGTACCTGACGTCGAAAGCGCTTTGTAGTACATGGTGACACCAAGAGCTCCAAGTGTACCAGCTGCTTGCTCCAAAGGGCTCATGCAGCTGCTCTCTTACGTCGAACCAGGTCTACAGCTTCTTTGAGCATTGGGAGAGCAACACCTCGCTCACGGTGTGGGTTGCCGAAGATTTGCATAAGGTCAGCTGTGAGTGTTGAGGTAGGGCGGAGGTGTCTGATACTGATCGACTTATCTGGCGTCTGTATCGTAACCCTACCCTCCGACACTAGGTATTCCACCACTGGTTCGATGTTGTCTTCGCCGCTTTCGCCAGAATACAGCTGAGCAAACAGGTTCAAGAACGGGAACTCTGCAGCAATAGTTAGCCAATCTTCTAGCACGTCAGCTGCTGAAGGGTACTTGCCGATGTTGTAAGTGTTGCAACCAATGTTTCCATCCCAATCGCACCACCCTTTTGGACCACCAACCCAGCTCGAAACATGTGCTCCCAATCTGGCTGGACGTGGCCATGCTCAACCTTAAACGGAATCCCCACTGTCGTCAAGATCTGCGACCGGAATTCGTGATCGTTTGTAAAGTGGTCCCAGTCGTCAGTTCGAATGAGGATCTCTTGTGCCTGTTCTCGAGAAACACGCTCTCCGCCAACCACAAGAGCTGGCCACTTTGGCAGTGCAAACCTAGCGGTTTCAAGCAGTTGGTCTTGCGTAATCTCAGCCTTGGACGTAGTCAGCTTAAACACTGTTCACCTCATTTCGATGCAACCCCATTCGTTGGGGCCAACCGTATAGAAGCACCGAAGAACCTTTCGAGCCCGCATCAGAGCTTCACAACGCGGACAAGGTCTAGCATTTGCCCAGCCTTTTTGATTGCGTCTAAGAACAAATACCGTAGCGCCTGCTCCAGCCTTACGCATAAGGCGCCCCTCAGCATGGCAAGCAATCGTCGGACTCGAATTCGAGATATTCCGAGCGGTTACTAAGCACCCGTCCTTGCGTATGGCAATTGCTGCTAGTCGGTAGTTCCTCTGATCAGGGCTACCAACGTGCTCATCAGCCAGTTTGAATGCGCGGAGAGGATGCATCTTGAATCGCCCTAGCCCCAGACTCTCGAGGCTCCCTACTTACCTGAACAACTCCGACGTGTGGCCACGACCCTCTAAGTAGAAGCTGCTTAGCTTCTTGCACAATCTGATGAAAGTCACTGACTCGTGTGCCATCTGGAACTTCGATCGAAAACGTGATGTGAAGCTTCATTTGCCCTTTGGGAAAGAAAATCCGAAACCGATGTTAAACGGGAGGTAAACCCACCATTGTGAGTCCCCTTCGGTGGTGAGCTTGTACAGCGTCACCCACCCTCGTCTCCATCTAGACACTGAAGTGAAATCGAGTCGGCAGTCCTTTACCGATTGGTGGTCCCACTCCCAAACCCACCAAAACTCGCGTTTATCAACCTGCTTTTCCATGGTAGCCCCTGAGGGATTTGAACCCTCACGTCATTTCGACTAGAGATTTTAAGTCCCTTGCGTCTGCCTGTTCCGCCAAGGGGCCATTGTATCAACGAAACCCGAACGAGTCATCCGCAGGAGGACCCGGCTCTTTGTCCAAGTCGTCTTCGTCGTCTTCGGCTGGTTCCGACATCACCAGAGCTACGATGCGTTCTTTAGCCTTGGCCAAAGCTTGTTCCGTAGTGTAAATCTGGTTTTCCAGCATTGCTTTGCTTTGACGATGTTGCTCGATCACTTTACTGCACTCGGCAACTGCAGTCTTAGCCAACTTCATCCCTTCTAGCCACTGAGCTCGAGTCATTTTCTGAGTCATCACTTACTCTCCTTACGATAGATGGGTTCGGGGCAGATGTTTTCGAGGAAGCCTTCACTTTCACGATACTCTCGTGCGTGGTGCTTAGTGGGGAAACGCAAAGCAAACGTTCTGTTGGGATGGGTTCCACGATCAGAGACCGTCTTAGGGCAGACGAATTCATCATCATCGTTATCCCTCAACACCCAACAAAGTACCTTTCGCTTTGGGCGGGGTGCGAGGACGTAAAGCACGCGGAACGCTCGCCGTTCGGCGTTGGCAGGATGGGAGTGCTCCTCCTCTGTGTAAGCAAACCCTGGATTCTCGGGATTGGCGACGTCCACATACACCTTGCTCGGTGGCTTCTTCATGCTACCTTCGCTTTCCGCAACCTCAAAACCGCCGGTGTACCAGTCCACCACTTAGTCCGACGAGCGTCGTCGAGAGCGCAGTTCATAGCATCCGCTAGACTTGCACCCGAACCAAGCACTAGAAACGGTCCGACAATGATAGATACCTGAAACTGCTTTCCGCTATAGCAGAGGTGGATCTCTGCTCCAGGAAACGCCTCAGCAACAGCTCGAATCGATTCATCCATTGTCATCTCTCGCCCCCTTCGCTAGGTCGTAGTTTTCGCCTCTTTGGCCCGTGCCTCGATCAGCATCTGCTTCGCGATATCTCGGAGTTCGTAAGCAGTGAACGGAGCCATTGCGTAGAGCTCTCGAAGCTTTGCTCCAACATCTCGGAGCTTGCTATCAGCGTTGCTCTCCAACTCCGAAATGATCTTTGCTACTTTGGCTTCCATACAATGATCATAATAATGACCATCCAAAAATCAAGGATCTGAGCAAAGATCGTGGAACTACTGTCAACACCATAGTACGCCGAGCTGGACTTGAACCAGCAACCTCAGGCTTATAAGGCCTTTGCTCTAACCGTTGGAGCTATCGGCGCGAACAACTTCGTTGGAACGCTTCAAGCATTCCACAATCTTTCGAATGCCCGAGGATACATTCTTTCTGCATCTATCGCAGAGATGCGTTGGAAGTTCCTGAGCACTTGCATAACCATAGCCAGCATCTTCGTGAATGTCCAACCCAGCTTTGCAGATTTCGCATGCAACTGCCACGTTAAACCCCCGGATGCTTCTCGGAAAGTTGGGCAAGAGTCAGTTCGCCACTGAGCAGCTGCCTACCCTCTTCCAGCTGTTCGTCGCTTGGCAAGCCAATTGGCAAAGGTGTGAAAGACCAAAACCAGATCTCAGCCAGCTTCGGATCCTTAGCTCGAAGGCCTAGGGCAATCCGCTTAGTCTCTGCTTCTCGTTCAGCGTCAGTCATGGTGCGCTCACTTTCTCGGATGCCAGTTTCACTACGTCGTTCACATCTCCGCTCAAATCGTACAGACACACCTCAGTCTTCTCGAGGATGCATCCAATTGCTGATAGCGCCCGATGTTGTTCTGTTACCGTGCAAACCAGGCATCGCGCAATGTAGCCGCCGGAAGGTTTGTGTTGGGGACAGAGTTGCGTAGCGGCTTTAAGATCAAGCAACTCTTGCGCTGCTTGTATCAACTGAGGTAACAGCGCATCCGACAAAGACGTATAATCAGCCCACCTTGCAACACCACCATGGGCTTGCTCACGAATGAGCTTCAAGTCGTCAAGCACCCTCTTTGTCACCATCAGCCTTCTCCGGTGCTTAGTACAGTTTGAACGGGAACCGATGCTAGTTTTGCCTCATTCGTCAGATGAGCAGTTCCCGTACCACCTGGGAACACCACTACCAAATCAGGTTGGCCTTCGCGAATCATCCTGCGGTTGCGGATTGGGCCAGCTTGACGTCCAATCAACCAATTAGCAGGGAACTCTTTGCGTGGTACGTTTCGTTCCATCGCCCACTGTACTGCGTGGTGATCAGCACCCATAGCTCCACCGTGGATCAGCAATGTGATTGGTGTCTCTCGATGAATCTGATCCAGCGTCTGCTTCAGCAAAGCTCGTTCATTGATAGCCTTGTCAGTCAGACCACCGGACGGGTTCCGTTCGTCACCAAAGGTTCGACCTCCGCCGACCACAACCTTCATTGGCCACGCTCGAGTCTGTCAAGGTGCTTGATGAGCGCCGCATCTGTTGCGAACCGTTTCTTGGTTGAAAACGATGTGAAAATCGACTTCGGGTCAGGTCCACTGATCAGAATCTGATACGGACTCAGGCTCTTTACATCTGACCAGCGAAGAGATTGTTCACGGAAATTGCTACCACCAAACGGTCGAGCTTCGTACATCTGCCCGATCTTGACTCCAAGCTCCACCCAACTACCTGGGGTCGTCTCATAGACCGGTAGATTCTCAGGCGTCTGCGGAAGAAGTAGCACGAGAGTTGACGCCCTGAGCACACCTAACACATCTTGTCTAGCGTTTGCCCTGTGCACGCGCTCGGGAGTAGTTTCGAACTTCCCGTATTTTGCACGGTTTTTCAGAATCTCTTCTGTCCAGTCAAACGTGATGCTAAACCCGATCTTTTCGAGACCACGCATCACTTCCTTAGCACGAACCAACTCTTTCGACCGAGCTGCAACGTAGACCGATTTCATTACTTACTCCTGGACAATCGACAAGCGCTCCCACCACTTCGCCACCCGATCAATAGCCTGTACCTTGACTCTGACTTCGACATCAACATCAGCGGATGACATAGCCACATTGATCTGAGCGTGCTCGGAATCTGCGGAGTAGGGGATCTCAAGTGAGATCACACACTTGGTTGAGTGTAATTCGAACTGGATACCACCATCGCCCATGGGGTAAACACCGAAATTGGTGTTCAGGTTGAGCCGATCAAGCAGCGCTCGAGCATACGCAATGGCTGCCAGAGAAGGTGCACGACCCTCCCCTTCTTTGAACCATCCATCTTTCAGACCAGCAATGTACGACAGACGCTGGTCGTAAGGTTTACGAAGAGTTTCGTCCATAAAGTCCTCCGCATCCCGGGCAGGATTCGAACCTGCGACCCACGGCTTAGAAGGCCGTTGCTCTATCCAGCTGAGCTACCGGGACATTTGCTCTGGTGGTAGGGGTCGAACCTACGACCGATCGGTTAACAGCCGATTGCTCTTCCACTGAGCTACACCAGAAAACTATTAGTATTCGCTAAGCGTTTTGTCACAATCATTACAGATTGTCAGACACAACCCGTAAAAATCAACCTCACGCTTACTTTTGTGTTTGCAAGCAACTGGAACAGGAGGCTCTGGCAATCGAACACCCTTTGAGATCGACGGGAGATGGTCCAGGTTTCTGACACCTTGTTTTGTGAGCTTCATCCCGCAAGCTCCTCTTCTAACTCCTCGAGAATGGCCAGAGCTACCAAAGTGTCAGTAGTCAGCCTTTGCAGAATCAGAACCTCTTCTCTCAACTCACTAACGTGAGTCTTACCAGCGTTGATCCGAGGCGCGAAGCCAACGCGTACATTGAGTTTCGCTGACCGCTCGAGCAGGAGATCAATCTTGGCCTTGACCTCATCCCTTCGTTTGCTCAGAGCACTGATTGTGTGCTTGATCATTCGCTGTCCTCGTCATCTTCGCCGAACTCGTCAACAACAGCCTTGGACTTGTTGTACTCATCACGAGACTTCTTACGGGTTGCGTAAGCAGCCGAAGCAAACTGAGAAGCAAACTTGGTAACTGCCTTGACAGTCCCTTCGTCGACCTCCTCGAGCTTGCCGGTGCTCCCCAGCTGCTGAAGACCAGCCTGCAATCCCATCTGGTAAAACTGATCCCAGACAGTAGAGCGCCCGTAGTCACTGAACGTAATTGTTTCGGAAGATTTCTTCTTCATACAATGATCATAATGATGGACTCAGAGAAATCAAGGATCAACGCTTGAATCCCTTGGACCAGTCCTCAATCACAGGTGGGTGCTCACGTGGATCACGTTCAGCTATGATCACAAAAGACCCAGTTGGAACAATGATTTCGACTCCTTTTCGAGCTGGGTGTTTTGACTGACTTGGGACGTAGAAGTTTGGCGTCATTGTCCCACCACAAGTCTCAACGTACAGCTCATAGGCGAAATTCTTCTCGAGGAGCAGTGGACCATCAGCTCCATCGTTCTCAAACACCACGTCCTCTAACATGTGAACAACGACGTGAGTCGTGTCCTTCTTGAGGTTTGTCGGAAGAATCTCGACAGTCTCCCAAGTGTCATTAACCGGAAGTGGATTCGTCTTTACCTTGTGAGCCAAGCTTGCCTCCATCATGCTACCTTGAACTGCTCTTTAATCGCGTCAATCGTTACCTTAGCGCTATCGCGGAGAATTCTAGCGATCTCCTCTTTCATCTTTGCTACAAGCTCCTGATCTTTACCAGCAAGCTTGTCAACTGCTTTCAACATCTCAGTAATGGACGTCTGCGAATACGTAAGCATCGCAGACTCAATCGCTTTACTGAGCAAGTTGTCTTGCTGTCTGACTTGAATTGCGTCCTTCCGCAATCTCCCAAGGAGATCAGCCAAACTGCGGAACGCATTCAAAAATGCAATCCGGGTTTCAGTTTCGGTTGCAGTATCAATGCCCTCATTGATCTCTTGAAAGCGTTTCTCGACGGTCTCTACCAATGCATGATACTTCTGGAAGTCTGACAGGTCCGCGTCCAAAACAGATGCTGCTGAGGCAAGTGCCTCAAGCTTGTTCGAATTCGGCGATTGAGTATTCGTAACTAGCTGAAGAACAGGAGCAACCTTAGCAGCTGTCTGAAGCTCCACTGGGACGTGTTTGGCGAAGTGGTTCTGGATACTCGTGTCAGAGATTGCGTGCTTCTGATCCTTAGGGTTTGCTGCGTTCCAGTGCTGAATCTCGGTATTCAGCCAGCTGAAGATCACCTGGATAGAGAAGCCCTTTGCACGTTGAGTGTGCACCTGTGTATAGAGCGTGGGGTTCCACTTCTCTAGGTTGCAGATTTTGCACCGCATGTCCTTCATCATTTGCTATTTACCTTGTAGGCATCACGGCACTTTGGACAACACCAGAGCAACTCATCAGATGTGATTGGCAGAGAGATGTCGTAGCCGTCACCAGGTTGTATAAACCCGCAAAGGCTTGAAGTGGTTACCCCACCCTGAAAGCGATACCCATCCGAGTCTAGTTTGCGAATGTGGTACTTTCGACCCTTGGTGGTTAGTGAGGAGCAGAAAGCATGTGTCATGGTGGGAATTCTCGAACAAGGCACAGTAGCTCGAATGCCACTGTCAGATACAGCAGCAACTCAAACACTCGTTGTCGCCACGCTTTCTTCACAGTGGATACCGCCACCAAACCTTATCGGGGGTGAATGGCTCTGAGGCAAAGAGCGAATGAAGGTCTTGCCGTTGGTATACCTGACTTATATCAATTGGCTCATTGTCGATGTATACAGTATTGCATAGCAGTCTGCAACCATGACTATAGTCGACATACGTGTTGCTGTGTGCGTCCACCTGAACCACGTGCTTGGAGCCACCCTGAATTGGGATGCCATTGCTTTGGTGCCAGCCATAGATTGCAACGTTCTTTGGGTGCGTTAGCAATGACGGAGTCACCACTACATCTTTCTTGTGACCTGCAACGAAATCACCCTTTCCAATGCCTGACACGTCACCATACTGCTTCTGCTGAACACGACTATGCATCACGTAGTATTCAGTTGATGACATTCTCACCGAAGGTGGGAGCGGGTTTGGAGCTAGATGCGTAGCCTTGGACCAGATCAGGTCAGAAAGTTTCTGAGTGATCAGACAGGCATTCCAAGCGTTAGCTACCTTCTGGTACGTTGCTGGCCAAGCGGGAATGTAGAGATAGTCGTCCGACGTACCAATACACAGCACATCTGGAAGCACCAGAATCTGCACATGCTCGTTCAAATCCAGCTCTACAGGTGTTCTGAGCCATGCTGGAACATGTCCGTCAAGTAGTGCCTGGCAGATCCGATCCTCGCGAAATTGCCCGTTCACATCCCAGATTTGCTTAGCAAACTCTGTCCCAGTGATAGGGTTCTGGGGAAACGGAATGTTGAACAGCATGCTGTCGTAGGGGTTCATGACGTGTTCGTTAGCGACGATGTTCATGGAGGTCTAGTGAATCTAGATGTCGAACTACCTTATCGATTAACTTCATTCGTGTGTTGACTTTGCGTAGATCCAACCCTAACCACCTAGCGAATCTCAGGAGGTTTGGGGTCGACGCTTTGCTTAGTGTGTATCTTCCGAGCCGCATTCGGGTGTGAAGATCTGCACTGTCCACGGAGACAAATCGATTACGTGAGTGTCAGTGCAGATGATCACTCGTCGATTTTTCCAACTGGCAACAACGCCAACTCCAAGCAGACGTGAATACCACATCACTGGCATCGAACTGCACATTCAGAAAGCTCAGCTTTGGTAGTTACCTCAGCTACACAATCCGCCATGAAAAGTTGAGGTCTGCTTCGACAAAGTTCTGTGCAATTCTTAGCAGAGCGGGGAGGCAAGGCTTCAGGGCAGTTGTACTGCCACAAAACCCGGCAAGCTCTAGCACAAGAATCCATCACCCCACCGGACTCATCGGGCCACTGATCTTGTGGTTTCCGTGATGGGTCCTGGGGCGCTGGAGGCGAAGCTCCACAAGCCAGAGTGACAACAACCAAACTAATCAGCATCATCCGCATCGAGTTTCTCCACAAGTTCGGCTAACAATTCTCGAGCTTGCTTCTTAGACATGCACAAGCCCTTCTCGTCAGATGCAAACCACCCCTCTAAACGCTTGAGTTGCAGATGCTCCTCAACAACAATGTGCACTGTCTGATTTACGACGATCACTTGATAACGCGTGCGATCGTCGATGCGGATCATGACAGTTGCTGAAGAGACTTGTCATTTACTCCGAGCAGCAGAATAACGCAAGTCTTATCAACGGGGTTGTACGAAGCAGAGATCACTGGGAGATCATCGTCTCCGAAGCCAAACCGAACCCCTCGGCGTTCAAGGACCTCTTTTAGCCTCTCGGATTCAGAGATCAGCTGCTCTGGTTTGACAACCATCGCTACGTTTGGTTCAGGAAGAGCGCCTTCCATCCCCTCGAGGTAGTTCGAGCCATCTCCACTGTCAGTGGTTTCGAAGTCAAGTTCGTTCAGCAACTTAACGAGCTGCCGAACCCCTGGAGAAACCTCTGCTAATGTCGCTTCGTCAATCATCGTTTGTCCTGAATCTGGTGGTAGGGTGTAACTGTTCTCCGCGCTGAAAATCCACCGGGTGTGCCTACCCAACAGCACATATCGGCTGGACATGTGCTACCAGGTCTGTCGGAGCCACATTCGTCTCCTTCCCAGCAACACATGTGATTGCCGCAAGAGATGCCACGAACTCCGCAGGGGTACTCAGTGCCTGGCCCGGTAGCTGGCTTTACCGCCGGGCCTTCACAAGCAATGAGAAATGCGACTATAGCAATTGCCCACTTCATTTCAAAGCTCCTCGCTTAGCAGATCGACTCTTGCCCAACTTCTTCATCCGCTTTCGCCATGCTGGATACGCTTTGGCAAACTGCTGGGTGATCTTCCCACCCGCTTGCTTTATCACGTACCCGCCAGACGCTAGGCTAAACGGTGCCTTCAAGCTTGATAGGAAATCAAACTTGGAACAGCCCGCCTCAACTGTAGCATCAAAATAGCTGGGCAAAACGAAGTTGGAGACATCCACAGTCCCCACCTTGTAGGTTTGCTCCTCTACAGGATCACAGACCTCCAGAGCGTACAGAGTCGATTTGCCATTGTCCGCCCAGTAGTTTGCCCAAGCGTCTGCAACCATCTCTAACACCTCGTGCGAGAAGGTGACAGAGACAGACGCGTTGTACTTCATGATGGTTTTGACAAAAACCTTCCCCACAGGAGCATCGCTGGTGTCGTCCGAATGGTACCCAAGCGCCCCAGGTGAGTCTGCGTCATTGAGAAACACCAGTTGTCGAACGCCAGACGGTACGAGTTTTGGAGTTGTCGGACCGTGTAGCTTCACAGATTTCAAATCCCAAGCAGGGCAAAAGTCCCGTGTGAGTTGCTTTTGCACTGCCGACATCATCTGTCGCACTTGCACTACCGAAAGTGCTGTAACTTCGGGATGGATAACAACCCAGATGTCTGATGAGCTCATGACTTACCTAATTGTGGAGCGCTGTTGATTGCGTAGAAGTCCGAGTACTGATGTGAGCTACAAAGCTCCCTGAATGTGATTCGTGCAAAACCTTTGTTCGCGAAACTCGTTCCCCAGCTACCTGCAACCACTGCCACACCCTCTTCATACGCGACAATGCATTGCATGTGACCGCCCTTATAAAAGCCAGAATCGCCATCATAGACCTGGTCGCTTCTAAGGCGCTCGTACTCATCCGTAACCTGCATGCCGAACATTACCGGTGTTTCAGCAGCTAGATAGGACTTGATCTCAGCTTCGCGGGTAGACAGATCCCAACCAAACCTTTGCCAACTCGACAGTTGAACTGAGGCTTTTTGTACCAAATCCCATGGTACAGGTTCATTGATCTTCTCATCGTCAAATTCGAGATCTTCCGAACTTAGAACACCCCAGTCCATGCTAGCTTCAACCACTGCAATTGGGAAGCTCCCAGCATCTACAAGTTTCCCGTGCTGAATACTCTCCCCACCTCTAATCCGACCTAACCCGTACAGCCCCAGTACTGAGGGAAAGATGTCAACTTGATGATGCACCTTCATGAAGGTGTACATAGCTTGAGCAGCTGCCCAGCCAACACAGCTTGAAGTTTGCTTCTGATTCCCGATCTTAGCAGCTTCAAACAATCGGGTTGGCGAGCTCAGTGGCAAGCTGGAGGTTGACAAAGGCGATCCGAACCGTCTGAATCTTGCTATCGGTGGGTCTTGGCACCACCCTCGTCCAAAGCTCATGAGTTGCTCCCTATTTCAGCCCTATGTACGTGTTGAACCTAGACAATTCAACACGCTTAGCACCGCCACAAAACGTACACTTTGTGCCACCGTTAACAGTCCCTTCGGACGTAACTGAAAAACCCTCTGGCGGTGGCTCCACCCCAGTAGCTTTGCAATGTGGACAGTCAGCCAAGCCAAGTCGATAACCACCACTTGGAGCTCGACGTTCCACAGCTCACCCCATTTGAGCCTTCACAAGATCTAGATACCCAACGATGGGGAAGTTGGGTCCAGGATCTGTGTGATTTCCGATTCGGTAAGCTTGCGTGACATCGCCGTGCCCAGTGATCCCACGCTTTCCAGCTTTCAGCTCAGCTGCTTTCAACCAAACAACAGGAATGTTGTACCGCTTGCAAATCTCAGCAGTAAGCTTTGCGCTCAGCTGTAGTTGAGCAGTAGAGTAGTCGTCTGCCCAATCGGTGACTGATTGGGCTGCCCGCCCGGAATGCTCAATCCCAATCCCGTTCCTGTTCGCCGCGTCTGCATGCCAAGCAACATCGCGTTCAAGTACGCATTGGACAATCTCTTTGTTGTCTACGCAGTAGTGACACGAAGCTCTTGGAGAAGGGAACTTCGGTGCGTACTTATTCGCAAACCAGTTCGCAACATTCATCGCCTGTCCTGGAGTCTCTTGATTCTCCATCGTGTGGATGACTACCAGGTCTACAGTCTGTCGATTGGCTGGTGTGAAGTATAGGGATTGGACGAAAGGGTACTTGCTGAGGGCTGGTTTTGTATCAGCGAATCCGAGCCCAGCAGCAACAGCTCTCGTGGTCGGACCCACGATACCATCAGCATCTAGCTTGAATCGCTTCTGAAACTCGATAGTAGCTAGCTTAGTCTTCTGTCCAAAGTCCCCGTCAGCAGTAAGGGGTGGTACTGCGTAGCCGAGCTGGTTAAGGAAAACCTGCCAAGCTAGCACCTCAGGACCTTTTGCTCCGACTTGAAGTAGCATCTCACCCTTCCATGTTCCACTGCAGAAGGCCCTTTGCCTTCGCTTGCTTCAAGGCTTGCTCTCCAAGCGTTCCGTAGCGCTCCCGAGCAACCTGGATCACGTCAATGGGGCTGTAGCCATACTCTCGCAATGACTTGATCTCTGCAACAATCTTTCGAACGTCTACACCAGCAGAAGCCTTCTTGAGGAAGTCCTTCTTCACATCAGCCTTCACGCCATCGAAGTCGACAGTGAACACCTGACCATCACCGAACTTGTCGGTGATAACCACTCCCTTAGAGCTGGCGTCTAATGTCACCATCCCACCACCACGGCCCTTGACTGTGTACTTCTCTGATAGCTTCACCTCATCTCCAACATGAAAGTCGTCTGTGTGATCTCTTTCAGCTGGCTGATGTTCACTGTCTACCTGACTAAGTAGAGCTCCGTCTTCTGGTTTCTCTTCGGCAACCTTACGTGCTTCCAACTTCGCTGGAGCGAGCTGTGGAGCAGCAATTTCACTTGACTTGAAACTGACAATTGCTTCTCCCTTGTCTGTGTCCAACTCCTCAAGCTGCACGTCCGCAACCATTCCCCAGTCACGATGCTCCTTATGCGTGCTCCGCTGGTTGACAAAGCTTAGAATCGCTTGCTTGAGCCCGTTGTTGCTGAACCCTTCTGCGATCTCTGGATCCCAGCTGATGTCAACGAAGGCCCGATCTCCGATGGTCTCAAGATCCCCGACCTGGAACACCATGTCACCCTTGGCAGGCGGGAGGTTGTGCTCCTCAACGTCTTCCTCATCTTCGCCTGCAGTCTTCAGCGAAGCAATCCGCGCTTCTTCTGGTAGCTTGTCCTCTGGGACGTAGTCATCGCAGATGTCGCAAAAGTACGTTGGAGTGTTTGGGCTTTGCAGGCTGATTGTTTGCTGTGCCCGATTGCCACAAGTAGGGCAGGGGATTTGGTCAGGTAGTTGCCAAACAGTCTTTGCAGCTGCCTGGAACTCTCGCTCATCACCACGGACAGCAGCTGCAAGCAGCTTACGAGTAGCTGACGTTGTGAACATCCCGGGGTTGAGACGAACTCTCTGCTTGATGTCCTGCTGTGGGGCAACACCCGCCAGAGGTGGCGAGAACATAGCCCGCTCTGGAATCTTCTGGGTGAAGGTACCCTTTCGAACCATCTCATCAATGCTACTCGGAGCAATCACGCGAATAACACCATCACTCAGGAACACTGATGGCTGAACAACTTGACCCTCTTTGATGTAGACAGGGATGTCGATCTCGTTCCGAACACCCGAGAGGGTTCGGAAGCTAGCTGTCAGCATGATGATCCCCTCATCAATAGCTGCGTAGCGATCTTCAGACGCAGTCTTGAACACCTTCGATCCCACATACTCAATGCGTGGGGTGGACGGAAACGGAAACGTGTTCAGCAATTCACGTGTGGTGTTCAGAGCCGCAGTGATCGACTCTGGCATCGACCCTGGTCTACCAATGCCCTTCGTTCGATCGGCAAGATCCCAGGCAGACCCTTGCTTGTGAAGAACGTCTCGAACTTTCTCGAAAAGAACTTCGCGCTCTGCCCGCTTCCGATTCTTGAACTGAGTGTAGGCGTTCATCGTATTCACCGATCTCGACTGGTAAACCTGTCTCTAACCAAGGAACAGTCAATACGAGTATATAGTTATGCTTTCGAAAATCTTACGTTAACCAGCTCCGTTCGGTCTCCCCACACCGACTACTAGCCTCGAAGCTTGGGTAGCCTACGAGCTCTTCAAAGATTTGGTGGATGTTGCATCCAGCGTAACCTCGCTTATGCAACATGTACATAGCGGTTGCCCAAGCGGGTGGCAAAACTTTCGCAGCATCCCAAACTTCGTCAGTGCTGTTAAACGTTCGGTAACCACTAAAGGTATCGAGCTTCTCTTGAATCTCAGGCAAACAATACCTGAACACAGGAGTCAAGAGTGCATCCAAGCAATGCGGAAATGCCGGATCGGGTCTCCGAGCTGGCAGACTGAGCTGACTGTGACAATCGTCTAGACCTAATACGAAACACGGGTGACGTCTACACAGTGTACTAAACGCGTGCTGGTTGGCGATCCACTGGTAGAGGTCCGTCTTTGCGTCAAGTGCCTGCTTCTTCCACCCGTCAAATGAAGTGGCGAGAAAGCGCTGATACGCTTGAACGTACCTAACATCAACCAAGGGAGCGTCAGGCTTTCTTTCCGCCATGCAGCTCTTCTCGGGTGGTGTTGTAGAGGTGCTTGGTGGCGAGCGCTCGGGGGATGTCCACCTTATACGCACGAGCCCGATCAAGTGCTCTGATGATCAGATCCGCAACCTCTTCTTCAGCGCAAGTGAGCTCTGGCAAACCTAGTGCCTTCATCTTCTCCGCCTTGTCGCACGGCTTGGTGAGCGAATCTGTTCTGAATGCTTCCCAAAACTCGACCACTTCAGCCACTTCGTTAATGCAGAATGTAGCAGTATTCTCCTTGTTCGGAAGTGGTTCCAGTGTACGGAAGCCCTTCTTAACTGCGTTCTGCTCCACAACCACGGCAAAGCTATCAACAGACGACAGCTCGATCACCAGCTTCATGTACTCACGGGTGAGACTGACCGGTTGGTCCGCCACGTGACCCTTGGCTCCATGCTCCATCATCCCGCTCATGTTCAACTCCTTTTGTAGCGAACTCACAACTGCTCCACAGACACACCTGAAACCAAGCACACCACCAGACATGATGTCTACTACCGGAACATCTGGGATGTGTCTACAAACGTCTTCAAGGCACATTCCCACCTCTCAGTTCGTCCAAATCAATTACCGTTGGATTCCGAGCAACCCTGTACTCAGCATCCATAACAGCACAATTGCAAAACCATGGGACCATGTTCCGTGTTAGTCCACCCATTGGGTGGACATGCCCAAACGTATGCAGTAGCAACCGCGAGCAACGGTTCACATACGCTAACAGATGCTTGCTACCGTAGTGACACCACCCGTCGGACTCTCCCGCATCTTCTTCACCATCACGAATGCCGAAGGGTGGTCCGTGAGTGACGAGGATGTCAATGTCCTGGGGAGCAGTGCTGAACTGGTCACGATTCCGGTCGTAGAATGCCCAGTTGGTTAGGTTTGGGATCCAAGGACTGCCAAACACCTTGAGCTCTCGTTCTCCGGGTTGCTGGAGGTAGGTGACTCCGTCGATCAACACGGTCCAGCCCTTTGACTCCAGCACCTTTACTGCATCACGTTTGAACAGTGACTTCGAGATGTCAAAACAGAAGTCGTGGTTGCCCGGCACAAAGATCTTTCGTTTGTACGGAAGTGTTAAGCCCCACCTGGCCATGTCGCGAATGATGTCCAGCTCGCCACTGCCAGTAGCGTCCCCGCAATGAATTAGCACGTCACCCGGAGGCATTTCGAGCTCTCGGTGTTTCCCATGCGTATCAGAGATGCAAACTAGCTTCATTGAGTCACTCACTCGTAATCGGTCTTACACCCATCAGGATACTGTACTTGATCCTATGTTTAGAGCCGATCGGAAACTGTTTAAAGACAGACTCTGAGGTGGGCTTGTAAGTGAAAGCCTTGTCTCCGGAAGCCATGAACACTTCGTAGGTCTCAACCTGGCCAGAAACACGCTCGGTCTCCCCGCGAGTGGTGGACTGGTTCAAAGCCACACTAGAGTCCGATGGCCAGTACGGGTCGGAGTCAAATCCCTCGACCTTCACTGCTCGCTGAAAACCCCACCTCCAGCTGTACCAGCTATACCATGTTTGGTAGCGAGGTTGGTCTTCGTAGTCTGCGACTTGTCGGGTGGCTGGACGGTAACACGTTCGGGGTGTGCAAGTGCGTGGCGGACAGATAGTGTCGCCGCCGGTGCAAGTCGCAGATCCGTTCTTGTTACTCGTGCAGTTCCGAGGGGTTGTGTAGCAAGCTGGAGTCGTACAATCCTGACCGCAAGAATAAGACTCCTGGTAGGTTTCCGAATGGTACCCTACCAGGACATGGTCGTAGTGATGGATCCTCTGCCCTTCGCTCCGAATGTCCTCAGCGTCAAAGTCGGGGCTCCACCCCTCGTAATACCTTCGAGCATATCTCTCAACGTTTGTAGTTCGCACCCAGTGAACTGCAGTGACTGTAGTGGTGTAGGACTGCTCTCGAAATCCGAGGAACAACGCCAAACCAATCAGTGCGATCGACCCTGCGGCCACCAAAACCCATGTGGGACATTTCCAGCGGAGCTGTAGTGGTGGGAGTGGCTTCTTCGGCCAGTCAGTGACTGTCGGAGCAACCGATCGCCTCTCCTTATGCTGTTGCTCAGCTGGTCGGGCATTTGATCGGTACGCGGATTCTTGCTTCTTCTTAGGAGTGTGGCTGGTAGCTTTTTTCTGCGGATCCGCAAGACTGAAATCTGCACCACAACTAGTGCAGACCTGATCAGCCCGAAATTGCTCTGTCATGCAATAGGGGCAAGTCCAGTCCTTGCCAGCCTTGAACTTCTTCAGGAGCTTCGTATCTTGAACAGGGGTGTCCTTAGCAATCCATTCTTTGGCTTCTGCATGTCGAGGAGCTTTGCAGTTCTCACAGGTCTTGAACCGACCTCGGGATGCTTGATGGCAGTAGGTGCACTCCCACATCATTTCGACAACCAGCATTGCTCGTCTCCGGTGGTGGTTTGTCCTTCCCTGGACACTTCTTACCAGGGTGAGCTCCCCCGAACCCGTCGTGACACAAACAAAGGCAGGTGTCAGGACAGTGCTTCTTTCGTTTTCTGCTCATTCGCCCCAGTGAATTCTTGAATCTTGCTGATCAATTGGTCAACCGGCATTGCATCAAGCTCCACGAGAGAGTTCCGTGCAATCAGCTCTTTGACCAACCAGGTACTCACTTCCAGATCTGGGTAGCATCCGTTCGAATCTCGTCCGTAAATGGCGTCGTACCACCATTGTCGGGAGTTCGACATCACAGACCGGACCCGCTGTAGTTGAGTGGCAACCCTTTGCTTGAAGTTCATACAATCATCATAATAAGATGAAGACGAAACAGGGAACGATTTACATAACTTCGGACAATCAGCTTTTTGCGAATGGAGCTAGTCGTGGGAAAAGCTGAGATCAGAGACCTGCTGTTGTATGCGAAACAGCGTGAAGCTCGGCATATGATGCTTGTCACAAAAGTTGACAAGCACGTGGATGTCCCCGTATTGACGTTTTCAGAGCAGGACTTGGAGACCTGTTTGGAGCACTTCACGCTCACCGAGGGCTATGTTGTGCTAGAGGTGTATTCGCTAACAGGTAAGTATGACTTGGAGGAGCAATTAGCCGAACTCATTGCGTTCCATGTTGACTGAGGGAGCTATTGATTTCTACGTAGTCATTTCTCTCCTACAATGATCATAATAATGATCATCGAGAAATCAAGGACTGATTATGAACAGAACCTGGTCAAGGGCCTTGCTCAAGCAAGCTTCCGAGCACCCGGCTAGCGGCAGATACTTCTTGGGGTCCTCGTGTTTGTTCTTCAGGGACTCAACTTCTGGTAGATAGCCCAACCCTTTTGCCACGTTTCGCGTTTGCCACAACCGTCACAAATCCAGACTCGAGTGCCCTTCTTCACCTGACACCACCGCGCTGAATTCTGCGGAGTTCACGTTCACAGTTGCTCAAAGCGTGCTCAAGAGCCTGTGCCTCGGCTCCTGACAGTGCTATCCGCTGCTGACAAGCAGATCGAACACCGAGTCTCTCGACTTTCCAGACCTGCCACTGTCCAGCACGATCTCCATCGATGTCTGTGATCAGTTGCGGGCCTCTCTGCACCAACTGATCCCAAATGAACAAACCACGAGTTGCGTGCGACTCTTCCATCATCTGCTTAGCAAGAAGACTAAGCAGAGAGGCACGTTCGAACACCTTGTCCTCGTCGTCCACTTCGATTTCAATCACCATCTTGTATTTCATGTTGTTTACCTCTACCAGGACACCCAGCAGTTCATACCGGTTTTAATGTCTCCAGGAAACTCCTCCCGCAGAACAGCAAGGATCTCCTTGATGAAGAGGTGCTCGGTATCATCCCAGCTGATCGATTCGTCAGAGATGTCCAAGCAGAAATAGCACCCGTTGTGAAGATCGTACCGATACACCAACCAGTGCCACATGTCCTGGTACGGGCGACTCAGATCGGTACCATTCGCACCGTACTTGCCCGACCAGTCGCGAATGTCTTTGCCAGTCTTGAACTTGATGTAGTCTTCGACTTGGTTCCAGTGATACGCCAGCTTAATCGGTGGCGTCTTGATCGGCTTCTCCATACAATGATCATAATGATGAAGTACGAGAAATCAAGGAGCTAGCCGTAGTTTGTCAGCCACCCATCAGAGCAGCTAGCCCACCACCGTCGCCGCCACCCTCGTCGCCTTGTTCGATCTCCTTCAAAACAGACTCTTTGTCTTTGTCTTGATTCAGGAGATCCTTCTTCACCCAGCGGGTGTTATCGTCCCCGTCAAGTTTGATCTTGACGGACTTGTCTTGGACTTGCATCACAACACCCTTGGCACCTTGCTCCAACCCATCACAGTCTTCAGTGACACTGAAGCGATCACCAGGGTTGAGGTCACCACCTCCAGATGCTGTGAGTGGTAACAAGTCAGGGTTTCCAGCACCCAAGGTTTCACGAATCAGCGGATCCCACTGCGATGAATGAACGCCGGACTGCTTCAGAACTTCTAGCTCTAAGTACGAGTTCGGATCGCCAGGTTGAAGTCCGCGTTGTTTCGCGTATTCCTTCAACTGATCAACTGTCTGGTTGCTTGCGAACTTTGGTTCGCGCTTAGCTCCCTCGTACTTCAGCTCGTCCGAAATCTTCTTCTTCTCAAGTGGTGACAAATCCTCCCACTCGTACTTTAGCTCGTCCGAAATCTTCTTCTTCTCAAGTGGTGAAAGCTCTTCGTCTAGATCACACCCATCGGAATCGCCCGGGCCATGGTTAGCAACCACTGCTGTTACGTCAAAGTTGAAGTCAAAATTCTTGCTAAACTCCTCTTGGATCTTTCGCTTCTCGTCCTTGGACAGAGCGTTCCACTCGGCTTCCAGCGCTTTCCGACGCTCTGGGCCAAGGATGCCTGCAACTGCTCCCGACCACTCATTTGGTGGGCCAAATTCGATCAGATCTGCTTTGGATGCTTTCTTTGGTATGCTTTCATCCAACGTGCGCTTCCCCCACGTTTTGAGATAAAGTGCGCCGTTCAAGTCTTGTCTAACCAACCCATTCTCGATGCAATGGTCAATCGCTTTAGATTCTTCGGGGCTAAGATCGTCGTGACTCAGCTCTCCTGGTTTGGTTTGGTTCTGGATCTTCTCCAGCAAACTTGGTATGTTGACTCCTGGAGATTGGTATTGAACCCCATTCAGAGCGGTCCGTCTGTTCTGTGCTTCATTTGGTGATTCGGGTCCAAAGTCGGGTTCAACATAAGCAGCTTCTGGCTGACCACCCGCGAGAATCGGAGCCCACTTCTTCATTTGTGAGTCGATCAAACCTTCCCAACCAGCACGTTCATATTGCGTCAATTTCGGAGCGTTTGCGAACATGTAATGACGCAACGCTTTCTCAACGAGTGCTGGATCTTTTCCGGCCACCTGTTTTACGAGAGCCCTCTGCGCGGCTGGGCTATTAAGCCGTTTACCGTATGAAGACTTTACAATTGACCCAATAGAATCCGAGAGACTCAGCACCTCCGGTGAAACCTGGTTCTTTTTCTGTTGTGATTTGGGTTCAGGACTGTCTTCAATTGCAATGAGGCCATTTCCGTAGCCAACAGTACTGGACTCGCCAGGTTCAGAGTCCCATTCAACAATGGGGCCAGCACCCGAGTAGTCTACAATCCGTCCAGCACCCATTCCGTCTGCATACACACGTTGGCCAGTCGGAAATGCACTTTCGTAATCTGCCTTCGCCTGGTCTAGCTCTTCATCACTTTCAGCGTCCCTGATTGCGTCATCTAGCTGTTGTGCGGTGACTCTATCTTCGGGGGTTGGCATGCCCGCCTTGCTCTTCGGAGGTTTTGGCATCATCTGAGGCTGATCTTTCGACTCCGAACCGGACATAAAAGGGCAATTGGTGCCCTTACGATGGTTCTGTTGGTGCTTCTCACACCAGTTAGCCTTGTCAGCTCCCGCCTCTACGACCAGCTGAGCACTCATCCGAATCGGTGGGACGCGTCCATCCAACAATGGGTCTCGACTAACATCGTAGCCAATCGTCTGTTCTGGTCCAGGGTGGTTAGTGCCGACACCTGGAGTATCAGCTGGGATCTGATGCTCTTGAAATCGATCTTGTGGCTGAGTGTGCGAAACAGCTCCAGGGGTACGCTTGTCTGTGATCACGAGCTCTTCGTTTAGCTGAGCAACTCTCAGCAAGTCAGTAGCTTGCTCGAAGCCAGCACTGACCAAACTGTGAACTACTGCATCCCGATCCCAGAACGACAGAGTTGGTAGAGCATCCAGCCATGCCGAATTGATCGTGGAGCTACCTGCCTTACGATCGTACAGATCGAGAAGCGAGACAAACGATCTAGCTGCTGTCATTGGCAGCTGGATCTGTATGAACTGCTGTGCTAGTTTTCTGTATGCAGCCTTCTCCAGCACCTGGTGGGAGAGAAGCTCCTCTTCCTCATCATTCGCTTCGACGATGCTTCGGAGCGGGTTCCAGCTCGACCCTGCTTCCTTCTCGGCTGTTCTTGGCGAGTCAAAGTATTTGCCATCGAAGTCTAGCACCTTCACCTTTGCCGTTTGGTCGCCTCTGAGAATAGCAGCTCCCAATCGAGTATGGCCAGTCTGCAGATAATACTTCCCTTGAAACCTAACCACCAGAGGCTCCTCAGTCGGAGCTCGTCTAGAGTAAGCTTTCAACCCCTGTTTTGGGATAAACGACTGTGAGGGAATGAGTTTGTCTAATGACACCTCCAGTGTTTTCGCTCTTTTTACGTCCGAAGGCTTCAACCCGAAGATTCGCATCTCCCCAGGTTGTTTGAACACCGCCCTAGCATCAGCATAGAGCTGTGGATCTGGATTAGGGAAACTCTGAGCATCCTCCTCGTCGATACATGGCAGAGCGTCGATAGCGCTGTCCACTTCAGCCAGCTTCGCATCAGACAAACCAACAGATCTCTTACCATCTTCTGAAATAGATTCAGACGGTTTGCTTTCTTTGGCACCACCACCAGCAAAGGGACAAGTCGTCCCAGAACGGTGATTCTGCTTATGGTGCTCACACCAATTAGGCTTGTCAGCTCCGGCTTCAACTGCGAATTGCTCAGTTTCTTTCTGGTCCGGGTTAAGCTCGATGTTTGGATAAGAATCACGAACCTGTCCTGATCTCTTGGACGCGTTTCTTTGTGGTACAAACACTGATACCTCCATCCCTACACCAAGCCCTCGGTCTTTGCACCAGTTGCCTCGGAGCTCTAATACACTGTTGGCTGTTCCAGTGTACGTCTGTTTATCGCCTGGTAAAACCGTTTTCACAGCAGTCGCCTTGCCGTTCACAAGCCATACTATGTCGATCGGGAACGACACCGAGCCCATGTGAAACGCATGCGTAGACACTGGACCTGAAAGTGGGTTGGACTCATCGTAACCGAACGGGAATAGCATTGCCTGTGCTTCGTTCAGTTCGGGATGTGTTTGAAGTCCACGTACCTTCTCATCCGAGGTCTCACAGATCTCGGCGATGAGAGTGTCGTTGCCCACTTTCAGTTGCAGAGCTCTCACAGCTACTCAACCTCGGGATCTAGCGCTGCTTTCAACTCTTTAGCAAAGGCGTTGTCCGGAGCAGCTGCTATACCTGCTCTCAGAAATTCAGCAAACCCCGGAACAAACGCAACCGGCTCTTTAGCCTGCTGAACCATTCTCTGCAGTTGGCGAACGTAGTTTCGAGTCAGATCTAGTTGTGACATAACCATCCTCAGGTTGGAGTATAGCTAGTAGACACTCCACCAATAGGTGAAGTCGGCATCGGAACCACCTGCCCGAAGCCGCCGTCCGACAGAAGCTTGTTGAAGTTGTCGTTGGTATACGCGATGTTGCTAGCATACCCGTAGGGGTACGTGGTAGTGATTCGTGGTCCCGATGTAGCTCCACCAACCATGAAGTCCCCGAGTGCACCAACAGCCTTCATCAAGCCACCATTAAGAATCATACTAGCTCCGCGCTCGATGTTCCACCCATACCCAGAATTACCACTGCCAATGATACCACCATTCAGCAGCAAGGTGTCGTTTGAATTTAGAGTGAATCCGTCACCATCCTGATCGAACACTTGGAACCCGCGGGTGTGGCAGTGAAAGTCAACACCACCGTCTGTTGGTAGGGACATGCCACCCTGGAACATCACATAGTTCTGGAAAGTGGGCTGACCTATCCAGATTCGAGTGGTGTTGAGAAACAAGCCGAACGCGTAGTATGTGTACGTCTTTCTGGATGCAGTCACAAGACCGTTCATCTGGCAATTCGAGAACGTTGCCCAATCACCATAAAAGACACTGTTGTCGAATGCACACTCTGTGAAGACTATCTGACCAGCTGCTTGAATGCCCAGGCCAGAGAATCTGAGCTTGTTTATGAGCATGCTCTGAACGACTGGTTGGGACGTCCGGATGTCATGCGCCCCAATCACTGGAAGGTCGTACACGTCGTAGGTGTCATTGATGCTAAACGTGCCGTCATTCGCCCCATTAACGATGTCGTCTGACGCGAAGTGGGTGGGATAGGAGACGCGATAAACACCTCCGCCCTCATCTGCTGCAACCCACCAGCGATTTGGGAATGCAGTGACAACATTCGTTCGTTGCAGATATCTGCCAGGGATGATGTGTGAAGCCAGATTAGTACTGGTAGTGATGCCCCAAGTGCGATTCAGACCAGCATTGTAAGAGCGAACGTTTGTGATCGTACCGTTTGCTCCGTTCACCTTTTGCGGAGTACCCAGAATCTGGTAGGGGATGTACGAGTTGTCGAATGGGTAGTCCGGCAGGGATCTGAAAGTGAGATCGATCACCATCTTGTCAGTTGGCAAGAGCGAACTTCTGATGAGGACTTTCACCTTTGGAGTCTGGGAAGACATAACCGAATCCACTTCGTGTCTGCCAACCCTACGATGTTGCTCCAGAAACGTTTTGATCGGCTGGCCCTCTAACCCCGTGTTATTGTCGTTCCCATTGATCGGATCAATATCCCAGACTGGCTGGGTCCAGGCAAGTTCGGTATAGCTCGTGATTGTGATGTCTTGAGCATCAGCCGTGGCGATCATACTGTCCAAATACACTCGGAGCTGATCACCGTTCAAAATCACTACCGAGCCCATGGTCAGCTGCACTTCACCTCTGTTCAGAGCCAGCTTGAGGTTCACATAACCATCCGGGCTACCAGGAGTTAGGGATCCATCAAACGTCATTCGGTAGCTGTACAAGATGTCAGCCGACGGAATGGACCCAGTTGGCTGTCCTGGCGTGAGAGTCACCCCGAACAGAGTGATCTGTGAAACGCCAGACCCAATCAGAGTGATAGTTGCCTGTGACATGTACACTCCAACATGAAAACTGCCCTAAACACAGTTTATAGTGCTCAGGGCAGTTTTGCTATGCTCGAATACTACTTCTTAGCAGGCTTCTGAACACCTTTGGCTGCTGGTTTTACCGGTGCCTTCGCTGGCGATTCCACTTTAGCCAGAGCTGGCTCAGGTACCACTACTGGCTTTGTCTCAGCTGCAGGTGGAACACTCGATGGCACTTGGTCCAGCTTCTCCAGTTCGGGTTCTGCTGGAGGACCGAAAGTCTCCTCAGCGGGTTCTGAGGCTGACGCCTGCAACTTCTCAGCATCATCAAGAACAGCTTCGGGGTCAGTGTCCAAGACGGGTGTAGACACTGCTTCCGGAATTGGTTCTGGGTCGTGGAAAGCTTGGTGTGCAACAGTTTTGTGTGCGTCGTTCAGAGCCGCTTCCAGCTCCTTGATCTCGCTTTCATGCATTACGCGAACCTTGCTATTCTTAGCGAACGGCAGATCGGCTTCCACACTGAATAGCGCGTCCGAGCCACTGAGCTTCTCCTGAAGAGAGCGAATGTGATCGAACGGACCATCGCCTCCGAAATAATCTGGGTAGACCCAGTTGCATAGCATCACACCCAGACCTCGGATCTGGAGGGTGTAGTACAACTTTGCAACCGGAGCTGTGATGTCCAACTGGTAGAGAGATTCACCAGCGTGAATGTATGTTCTCTCATTCGGGTTGAGGAACGCAGACGCAAGACGCTTGGAGATCTCCAGCGACACACTCTGGAAGATATCGTCCGCCACCATCACGTACGCTCCGGTCTTGTCCAGGAGCTCACCGTAGACTGGGGAGCTGGTGACGTACACGACGAAGTCGTCCTCGTCAGGGACGAAGAACGTGTTGACACTGCGGACACGTCCCTTCTTCACTCCCCAGATGTCAGCGATGTCGTCCAACTGTACTTGGAGCGCCTCCGCCAGAACGAGTAGCTCAGCTTGCTTGTGGCTGGGTAGCTCGTACCCAACGATAGTCGCTCTAAACATTCGTCAATCTCCTTCGTAGCACAAGTTTATATGTCATTCGGATGAGCAAAGGATCGGAGTCTACGATAATAGACGGTCTTCCACCTTTGATCGGGATGTGCTGAAAGCCACTCCTCAACCACTCCACTTGGATGTTCGTCTGTAACGCTTTAGTTCGTCTTGAGCCTTCAGCAGATCGCGCCCAACTGTATCGAGCCAGGTTCGAAAGTCAGACTCCGTCATCTGGCATCGCCTCGTCAATGTAGTCACCCAAGGTGCACGAAAAGATCTGCACCTTGTTGGCCAGAGCCCATTCTCTCACTTGCTCTTCAGTGAAATCAGGTGGTAGTTCCATCTGCAGGAGAGATAGGTCGTCTGCGCACAACGCGCATACAGACGTAGTGGTCTCACGTGATCGGCACAGATAGCACTTATGCGTCATTTAGCAATACATACCCGCACTTGACAAGTGCACTATCAGCGAGTTTCTGAGCGGTTGGCAGATCAGAAACAATACCTATGGACTGCATAGGTGTTTGGCCAGCCCGAAGCAAAACAGCATATCTAGTTGGTAACACTGGCTCTTTCGCACCAATGACTCTACCAATGTCAGTAATGGTGGCTACCACTAGCCACTTGCACGGTTTTCCGTCTTGCCCCAATGAGTACCTACACCAGTGTCCACTATAGGGTCCGAAGAGCAGTTCGTCTACCACCTGCTCCCAAGCTGAAGCTAACTTCGGCAGAGCTGTCCAAGCTCTCGCAATCTCTTCGGGCTTGTGCTGAGACCAATCAATCTCGCTCATGCTTGCTCTCCACAGTGCAGACACTCACCCAGAGGGTTACGCTGGTGTTGGCAACTCGGCTTCAATTCTTGTGATGGCGGGAAAATGCTTAGATCGATGTAAGGACCACCGAGCTGAATGACCCACCCTAGCCGACCGAGTGGCTTCTTAGCCGGGTTTGGCAACGCGCCTGGAGGGGCTGAGAAGTTCTCCCGCTCGGTCCAACCCGAAGGACCCGAAACCCAGCCAAACACGGCTTCACATGCTCGGTAAATCGCTTCAGCTAACTCCTGTGGCTGACGTGGCTGGGGAACCCACGGTACTGCCACTAAGTCAATGTCTCGCTCAAGTGAGCCATGGACTGCGAGAGCATACCCATGTCGTCGGGCCACCTCCACCAGACTTGGGTAGATGGTCTCAAACTTCGACTTGGTTTGTCTGGCGTGTTCTTCACTCGGACGCGGATCATAACCCTTCATCGCGCTTCCCTAGCATGTTCGTTCCACAAATCGTCTGTTAGCAAGACAGACCAATCAGCAAATGACTGTGACTTTTTGCTGAACGCAAGGACAATCAAATCAGCGAACTGTCCGTTCTTCTCTCCGATGAACCAGATCATGTGAGCAAACTGCTGATAGCCACCACGAGGGCCTACAACCTCATTCAACTGGTAGATGGGACGAGGACCCCAGAGCTTGTTGGAAAGCTCCTTGAACTTGTCAACAACTCTCCGCTGATTGACTGGGTCTTCCCACCACTTGTCCTCATCATTGAGCCCAAGCAGTTGTGTATAACAAGCGTAAACCCGCCTACCCATGACGCTTAACTTTCCGAAGCGTTCTTCTCAGCCTCTGAATGCGTTGATCAGCTCGCCAAAATTGATGTCCGAATGCGAAAACGCTAAACAGCAGAAGAGCACCTAAGATGCGCTCGGTGATAGTCTCACCGACCAGCACCGCTTGCATTGCAATTCCCCAGCTGAGTCCGAACGGCACAACAATCCAATAGCTCAAGTGCATGATTGCCTGCTCAACGTAGTCCAGCTTTCTTCATCAGTGCCATCCAAGCACAGGTGTCGGGGCGTGGTTCACCAACATATCTGCAACCACAAACGCACATGTCAGACACGTAGCCATTGTTCTGCTCTAGCAGACGCAGTGCATCTGGAGCGCAGGCAGCGACACGGAGCACGTCTTCGTTCTGCTCAGAATACAGAACAATCGGACTGTGGTGAGGAATAGTGCACTGTGGTGAGGAATATTGCCGGTCGCTAAGGATGCAATTCCCCTCCACCGACCAGGTCTCGTTCTCCACAATGCGTTTTGTCTCGTCGCTCATAACAGACCCGAGTTCAGATTTTGTACTACACTGTATTCCTGTACTATAATCACGTCCAGCAGTCGTCCAGCGGCTTGGCAACCAGCTTTAGAGCCAGTTGCTATCACCCGTTCGTCCATCGTAATGTCCTGCAGGATCAACCACCAATGATCTCTGGCAGTGTCACGCGGGTAAAGGTACGCGAACGGACGCTGAGAACTCTGATCCCAATCATAACCTTCGCTATGCATCGACTCCCTCAGAATCAATCCTAATCAGACCAAACGAGGACAGTCGTCCAGCTCTGTAGATGGCTGCTATACGATAGCCTGACAGTGCAATCATCCCGTTCAGAAGCCCCAGCACCCCTAAGGAGTACTCTCCGTCTTCTTCCTCGTATGCTACAATGTACGGGTGTTCAACAATCGCATCGGAGCACTCAGCACGTGTTGAAACCATCATCTGAATGTCCGGTTGGATGTTCTCGTCTTTGACGAAGGCGTTGAGGTGTTCGACCAGCACGTTCGCAAGCCACTTTGGATCATCCGTGGTGGACACGCAAGACAGAGCTTTCGCCATCTTTCGAGCCACGTCAGGGAGGGTGTTGGCATGCTGACTAATCTGGTGTTCGATGTCATCAGCCAGGCTCTTAGCGACCTCTAAGTCAGCCTTAATCTGCTCATCAGACTCTAGCACCAGAGTTGCGTTAACCATTCGAGCTGCGTCAGAACTCATCTCTTTTCCTCCGGAAGTCGTCCAGCGATTGAACACTGTTGTTGAGCTTGATACGCAAATGGCAGACAGATTGGACACCTGATCTGGTGCACGACCGAAAACGAGTTCTTGCGCGATGGATCCTTCAGCACCCACCCGGAGCCACTGCAGTTCGTACACTTGACTGGGTGTGATGCATACCAAATCCTGAAATTGCAAACAGAGTGTAGCGCGCGGAAAGCTCATTATAGCTTTGAGTCCGATGACGGTGCCACTCTCGGAATACAAAGATTGGCGCCTGTACCTCGATGATCATACCCGCCATTTCGAACGGCGTGTAATGCTGGTTCTTCCAGAGAAACGAGAGCAGCTTTTCATCACCGACGGCAGCGTCAACCTTTGTGATTGAGAAGCTCTGCTTCGGTATGCTGTAACGCTCAGAATAGATTTCAGCCGCACTAGTCGCTTCCGCCATTGAGGCAAATTCGCAGTTGGGATTTTTCTTGCTGGTCGTGACGAGAAGTTTTGAGAGGTACAGATCATACGGGGCATCAAACCACCGTTGATCGGCTTCCGGAATCTTCAGAGTTGCTTGCCAGTGCTCTGGACACCCCCAGCCCTTGAAGCTCTTGTTAGTGCTCATTCGAGCAGCTTCGATAATTCGCTCATCCGAGCCCCAGCTCTCGATCAGCTTAACGTAACCGTGGTCTAGGACCTGGATTTGATCAGTGATCATGCTTTATTCGCTTTCTCCAGCTGCTTCGCCATCTTCTTGTAGTTTTCAATCTGCATCCGTAGAGACTCTCCAGCAATGACAGACACGTGTTTGTCTTGCAGATGTGCCACTCGGCTGCCAATCAGCAGAACAAGATTCTCCAGCAATTGCAGACGATCCCGCTCCTTACGTTTCCTCCGCTGGACTCCAGTTCGCTTCAGAGCATGCAGGATGGTAGTGTGATCTCGTCCCCACATGTCAGCGATCTCTACAGTGCTGAACCCACGTTCATACTGTAGTCTCCAGCAGGCGTTCCGAGCAGCTACCACCCTCTTCTGGCGTCCTTTGTTGTGAACATCAGCCAGGACAATACCGGGGAAAGCTACTTTCAGCAGTTGGTTCAGAGGTGCTAGCAGATTTGATAGTTTCAGTTGTTTCTGAAACAACTGCCACACACCCCACTCTCTATCTGCACGTTCGTTTAAAGCCTGAATCTGTTCGTTGCTATCGTTCAAGCGGGATTCCTCCGGGTGCTAGTGGCAATGTTTTGTCTCGCCGCTCTTCATTGATCCACTCACGAAGCTTGAGCTTGACTTCTGGAGAGATACCAAAACCATCTTCCAGCAAACTTTCCAGCTTGTCTATGAGCGGACGAGTATCAACATGATCACACTCCCGCCACCGGTGTTCTGGTCCGCCTTGATAGCCTCCTGAGCAGTTCTGATCAGAGCACTTTTCGCACTTACTTGCCATGCTCGCGTCTCCAATAAACTGATCGTCTGTCTTCTCTACCTTGGTCGTCTATTGCCTGCTTGAACCGCTTTCGCAGATCTGCAAGCTCTCGTCTACTACTTACCTCTCGAGGATCTCTCAGAGCGTGCTCAAGAGCAATGATCGCATCCCTAGCAATATCCCGCCAGACCGTAACGTGCTGGATAGTTGCTGGACGCACTTCTAAACCACCGTACTTCGTCAGCAAGCCCTGCGGGGAAGGGCGCTCAGCAGTCTGAATGTACTCTTGAAACTTCTCTTGTGGGATAGCAGCGATTTTCTCCGCTCTCTGAGATCGATTGGCATTAATTCCGACTGATCGAAGTTGCGCCGATTTAGACGGACCCGGTGATCGCCCTGGCTTGCGAGGAATCTCTCTGGACAGTTCTCCGATCCGACGCTCAGCCGTCAGGACAATAACCTTAGCCTTGCGAGCTAGCTCCTTGCCGTTTTCTCGAGCTTTGACCCAAACACTGAATGCCTCAGCCTCGTCCCTAATCTGTGCGACTCGTACGAAATCTGTGGTCTCAGACAGCTCGACAGTCATCATCTCCAACCGGGTGAACTTGGCAAGCTCTGAGCTCATTTTTCTCTTGGTAAACCTGACGTAGACCAGGTTCTAGCCGTACGTAGCTATATAGTTTAGCTGTGGGAAATCGATGGCTGTCAGACAGACTTAGCAGCTTCTTCGATAACTCTGCCACTGTCAAACTCCGTCTAGTGCGTTAATTAGCTCCCAGTGTGCATGATACAGCTCCGGGTTCTCTGCTGCAGGCACAAACTGCCGCATTCGTCGTGACGCTCTGTAAATCCTCAGAAGTTGCTCCGCAGCTACCTTCTGCTGTTCCTTAGAACCATAGGTGCAACAAAAATCGCACCCTCCACTCATTAGCGGGTTGGCGCAAGAGCACGCAGCTTGGCACTGTCCTACGCCATGGGTGCATGGACAGCTGTTCCTAGCGTTGTTCAGCATTTCGTCAAGCAAAGTAACCCACTCTTTTAGAACGGACAGCTTCAGCTTTGCGTCTTTGAGATTCATCTGGACCTTTCTGGTAGCGCTTGTTGGCACTTGCAGATCAAAGCTCGAACCACAAATGTGCTTGAATACGCTTCTCTTACATTCACAAATACCAGCTTTGACGACAGCCAATCAGGACTAGCCTCGTCACACTCTTCGATTACGTGACCAGCAGGGTGATCGAAGAGCTCGTGTAACCTGCCCCACTCAACACTGATGCTACAGCCCGGATAGAGCAGACGAAGCAGAAGTGCAAACAAAATCATTCGTCAGAACGGCAACTTTCGCTGGCCGACAGAAGCGTCATCAAGCATCTTCTGCTCCCTTTCCAACGCAGCATCCATCTCGTCTTGGTTGTCGTAAGCGAACGAAAGCGCGTCTAAAACTTTCCCCGGAGAGATCTGTGGGTAGCGTTTCAGCAAAGTCTCCACAGTGGTTCCGCGTCTATGCCAGCTCCACATCCGATGAACAGGCACTTTGGTGCCAACGACGTACCACGTAGCGTCACGAAGCTCTACATGCGGATGCTGAATAGTCATCAGTCAATCCTGTCGGGGACCACGTAGATCGTGATCAGCACTGCTCCAACGATGAAGCCGAAACCAACTGCCAACGGCCACGCAAGCAGTCTGTATTTGTTCCGATCACACATCGTCTGACTCCTTGTTGACGAATCGCTGGAGAAATCGCAACTCCAGGGCCGCATAGTCCGAATCGATCTTGACCTTCTTCCGCTCCTGCTCCCAAGCAAGTCTCAGAGCATTTACAGACTCAGTTCGAACAGGGATGTTCTGAATCTCGGGTTTTGAATCACGAAATGACACTTCAGCCTCTTTGATTTTGCGTAGCATAACCAACAGCTCTGATGCTTCAAGCTACTAGGCGGTCAGCATGCATAATGAGTACAGCTCTCGCCTCGCCAAAACGACTCAACTTCTCAGCATCATCTCTCAACTCACACGCCACGCGGTGGAGAACTTCAGCCTCCGTTTTGACACCCGTTTCACATACGTCGCACATCTGTACGTTAGGGCGCACCTGGTAGGCACCACAGTGCGGGCAGTCAACATCTGGGCCCATTACTTGCTGCTTACCTATCAATTCACTCGGAGATCGGGTTGCTTAGGTGGCTCACCTATCTGTAGCTTGACCCCGTTGAATGCACACTGGGACAGAAACGCGTTGGATCGTGTTTTGAATTGGTACGGAGTGACATCCACTCCGTAAGCCACGCTCCAGCCACGGAGGATGGACACGAATGCTTTCGAAGCAACTTTCACCCTTGTGAAGAACGACTCAATTTTCAATGCGTCGAAAGACATGTCAGCCCTCGTCTTTGGTAACTGCCAGGTTGACATCAGCATACAGAAAAGCTGCAAGCTTCTGTGCGTCCTGAACTGGCATCTCAAGCACAAGCAATGCCTTGTCATCTGACGGAGGTTTTACTAAAACCTCTCCATCTTCAGCGTGAATAGACTCTGCAGAAACCATGATCACTTTTGCTTTCATCTGCCACCATCGAGTGGTACATGGTCCCAGTATGCCTTGCTGGCTTCGGCTTGTGCTTTAGCAGCTTCAGAATATGCTGCCGCTGATTGCAAACGCGCCTCATCAGCCCTCGCTTCAGCAATCTTCACAGCATCATGTGACGTTGCTTCCACTTCGGAGCACTTCTTCTCCTGCATTACTCGAAGGTCTGACGATATCCAACAAGTGGTTCCGCAGAGGCAAACAACCGACAGGGTTAGAAAGGCAAAGAAACCCATCCAAGTAATCTGTTTCGTCTGCTGCTTCGCTTCAACGACTCTGTCGGACTCTGGCAACGACATCTCAACCTCTTCTGGAACCTCTCCAGGTGTGCGGAACGGTGCACCTATATCACGAATGCTCAATCGGCACCTCCGTCCAGCTTCGCCCAAGGGAAGCACTTGTAAGGCACCTGGGACAGTGGTTTCTCAGCATAGGCCGAACACGGCAGAATCTGCTCTGAGCTTGGTTTGGTACACAAAGCTATCAATACTACTACGACGAGTGAAACCAAGGCCAGGCCGTACATCTTTAGCTCACGCTGACGTTCTTCATCCATCGTCATCTCCATCTCGCATTGCTGCGAGCATAAGCACAAATCCAGAGAACACAAGAGCCATCACAATGGCGAACCACTCAATCCTTAACACCGAACATCTCCAAGGCTTTGGCAACGTGTTCGTCCAGCAAGCCACCTTCCGAAAACACTGTCTTGACCAACCTACCTTCGACATCAGCTGTCTCATCATCGTCGAGGATCACAAACGACTCTGGTCGGTTCAAAGTGCCCTTCAGCCACGCCTCAATCTCGTCTGAACGTCTCCGAGTTGCTAGGTAGGGTGTTTTGTCAAGCACGTTCGAATGCTCTATCTCTGGGGTTAACCCCTTCGCCTTCAAATACCCGCGAATGTCTGCCAGGCCATACGCGAGTCTCCAACTACTGGAAATCACAATGTGTGCCTCTGCAGTCTTGCAGATCTTCGCTAGACGAGCTACATTCTCCTCGTCAAGCATATGAAGAGGGGACTCTGACTCGTTATACGGTCTTTCCCACAGCTTAGAGCTGTTCAGAACTCCGTCGATGTCCAGAAAGACTACCCTCATCTCCCGGCCTTTCCGTACAGCAGATCAGTTGAAGTTGGTTCAGTAGCCCACTGGGAGCTCTGCTGCTTCGTAAACCGCTCCATAGCAGCTGGGCATTTGCATGGTGGTGGGTGGTTCAACGGAAGCTCACAGCGCGCACCTTTGCTATCAGTTGCTGGGCAGATGAATGATTCGGTTGCCAACTTCTGCAGCTCTTGCTCAACCACGGCATAGTCAGCTCCGAAAGAGCTGAACTCCGCGTTGGATCTGGGTCGAGATTTGACTTGGTGCAGCTGGCCCTCCCTGATTGAAGCTGCTCAACCACCCAGCCATGCCAGTTCGAGAACTCTGACAGCACCCACTCTCGAGTGTTCCCGGCCGTATACGGGTGCAACCGAGCATTCCCAAGGCCAAACTTCTCTGCAGCCTCTTCAAGAGTTTGGCTTTGATCACCGACTTGCCAAGGGCAGCGTGAGTCACGTCGAGTTAGAATCACCCCACCGAAGTAGCGTACGTCAAACCCTTCAGCATCTAACTCCTCCGGTGTGGCCTGTGCCAGGCGTGGGAAGTTTGCTGCGTCGATCAGCGTGAAGTTGTCTGTCGTTCCCTTCGGTCGAATCTGAATAGGCCTTGCCATCACTTAATTCCCTTCAAAGCTGCTCGTAACGACTTTGCGATCGCATTAGCTTTGTCGCGGGTTGGTCGTTCTGCAATCACCACCGTGACGAACTGTCCGTCGTACGACTCGGGACCAAAGTGGTTCCGGCCGGCCAAAGCGACCCGCCACTGGCCAGCCGACATCAACCACACGTGGACTCGAAACTTAGGCTTCTTTTCTTTTCGCTTAGCCATTCCCTCCACTCGCTTTCTTTGGTTTGCTCCAGTGTACCTTCAACCCAGTTCCCTCAATTCGAAGCGCACTATGCAGACCACTCAAAAAGTGGTTGAGCGTCTCTGGGTAGAAGTACTTCACAACGAACCTATAGTGCGCTCTGTTCCGAGAAAACCAGCTGTGAACTGTCTTCGACGCGTTCGAACACTCGAGCAAGCACTGCTGTAGCAGAAACATCGGATCAGAGGATTCGCACCGAGGAACGCTTGATGGATTTGTCACAAACGAAGTCAGTTTCGAATGCCACATCTGCCAATCACGCTCTAGAGCGATCTCAGCCTTCGTCAGATTACGACGATTCAGTGGTTTTGGGTTGAACCCCTTCACCCTTCCCCTCTTACGCAGATCTGCCTTCTTCCAGACTGCCTCGGTGCCCTCCCACCACGAATAGCCTAGCTCGTCTTTTTCTACGAACTGCGCTGTGCGGGGAGGTTTTCTACCACTACTCACTTTGCCTACATTAGTTAAAACGACCAAACCAACGAGAGTTGATCCGCGGCTGTAGAAGCCAGAAAGTGTGTCTGCCCTGCCAAACTTGGTTTTAGGATTGACCGGCTGTTCTGTCCAACCTTGAATCCGTGCCATGGACTTCGCTGGTAGCGAAACTGTTACGAACATGTACTCGCCGAACATGTACTCGCCGCATTCGGCCAAGCAAAGTCGTTTCAGCTCTCTTCGAGTGTACATAACGCTACTCACCCTTCGGGCTTTGAAGAGTTGGAGTGCTAGGTGACCACTCTCCATCACACCGCTTAACGGCGTCAGCTACCGCCTGCGGTAGTCGACCTGGAGCAGTGCAAACGAAATCTGCGAGCACCTTAGCATCAGCCTTCAGACCCGCCACCTCCAACCGTGCCACATCGCGTTCCTTGCGAGCACTCTCGCACTCGTCAACCCACAGCTCTCCGTTATCTGCGTAGGCATTGGCCTTGGCCTCGTCTATCTCCTGAGTCAACAGAGCAATCTCAGCCTTCGCTTCAGTGAGTTGCGAGTTAAGACCCCGGATAATGTTGTCTTGCACCTTCTCATGTTCACGCATTCGATCAGCGGCTTTGGCGATCATCCGACCAGTCGCCTTATAGAGGCGCAACCCTTCAATCTCCTTCACCATTTCCAGAAGAGTTGCAACGGACGAGGCGTCAACAGTTACCGTAATAGGATCGCCAGTAAGTCGTGCCGACAAATGCTCAATCGCCGCACGCTCCAATGTCAGGTCCTTCACTTCCACTCCCATCCTTCCGGATCGAGAGCGCGAGCCACTTTGACTCCATCCCGAATGGCTTCGAGTGTTGCTGAAGCTCGAACACCCTGTGAAGTCATCGAACGGCTGATCTCTAGCAGGTTGTACCTAGCAGTCTTTATGGCTTGGATCAGCTCTGTCAGCACTTCTTTGTCGATGATCGTCGTAGTACCTTCGGTTTTCTTGGTGCTCATTGTCTTCGGCTCCTACAAAGAACATCATAATGATGAACAAAACAAAATCAAGGAGCAGCGTTGCAGAACTTTTGATGAAGCTGTAAGCCTTTGTCGTTCTTGAACTCTCTCCCACACGGGCACTTGGCAGGGCCACTTAGCACTGCAGGCGCTGGAGCAGTCTTTAGCTCAGGCTGTGCTTCAACCTTCAAATCATCAACCACATCTAACCTGTCTATAACAGGAGGTGGTTCGACACTGCTATCCAATAAGCTGGGAGTAGGTTCGTCTGGTGGATGCACTACTAATACAGGGAGCTGCCTATGTCTAAGGAGATCCTCAGCTGTCAGCAACGGCTTAGGATCCACGAACACAATCCCAAGTTCTGAGTCCTTCAGCTCTCTGACATAACCTGCTGTCAGCATTCTCTGAAGCTCTGGCTGACCCTTCAGCTCTTCTGGAGTCATACCCCAATCAGCTACGAGGTCGGTTCGAGAGTTTGGATCGATCTTCACAAACACTCGGTTGTTACGAGAGTGTCTACGAGACTGGTAGCTGCTCATCAGTTCATCCGACGCTGTCTTGTACAGGATGAACGTAACAACGCTAGTGGTGACGTTCTGGAGGATCATGCGAGTCTCCGAGTAACGTCCGCCAAACGCTCCAGCACTTTCAGCTTCTTCCTGGACAGACGGATAACGTTGGCACCAGTGCTGGCAACCTTGCTCATGTACTGAGCAATCCTATCCTCAAGGTCTGGTGACAGTCCATCAGAGCTTGGAAAGATAACAGTTGTCCCCTCTGTGGTGACGTCAACTCGCTGGACGCAACCAATATCGTGTTTGTTACCATACACGTCTACAACTGTTACCTTAGCGTTGTGCCCAATCCCGCTGATCTCTAGCTGGTTCATCGAGTCTTCCAACTTTCCATCTTCTGCTTGATGTGCTCTCGATCAGCTTCTACCGTGGTTACAGCAACTAAGCCGGTGGCTTGAAGATCTTCTGCCTTCTGCTTGGCAGTGCATCCAAACACTTCGCAGACACGGTAGTAACGATAGGGGCCAGTGCCACCCATCTCGAAGAACGTAGGGTCATGCCCTAGCCACATTCCCCAATCGTGGGTGTGCATTAGTTCTGGCACGACTCACCTCCACCGTCTTCGTCTCCAACGAAACCGTGGCCCATGGTGCCTGAAACCTGATTCTTCATCACACCGATTCCAGCGTTGGCGATAAACATCATCTCCAAACCAAGCAGACGAACGTAGACCGCGCCACGATCTACTTCAAGTCCGCCGAACCAACTGCCAGGCACTTTGAACTTGTCCCAGTGCTTCTTGGACAACCAACTGACTAAGAGTTGTGGATGCATACGTCTATTTACCTTAGGCCTGGAGCGACATCGAAACCAGGGTTGTGGTTCCTCGTGGGTTCCACCTGGCTGGGTGCTACTTCGCTACTGATTTGGCGTAAGCCTCTTCAGCCAACTTCGTAGCCTCTTCAATCTCGTCGGGCCAGCACCAGCACATCCCAATGAACGGAATCATGCCTTGGCTACGCCCATATGCGACTGAAGTGTTACGTTCGATCTGTCTGCCATAGTTGTCAGACTTTGACGTGTCAGACGAAACCCAAACTACGTTGCAGCAAGGCAACCAGTTGGGAGTGTACCCAGGCTTCTGTGCATACTCCTCAAGGGTCTGTCCATCCGGTCCACCATGAAACCAATTCGTAACAATGGCTTCATGCGGCTGACGTTGACTGTCAAAGAAGAAAACTCTGCAACCGATCTTGAACGCTCTTTCCATGATGTCCTGCCTTTCGCGGCTTCGGTGCCGCTCCAGGCCTAAGTCACTTGAAGACCCAGTGTGGCAGGCGTGCGTTTGGCACCTCACCATCAGTCGTTCCGTCTGGACGACGAATGCCGATAACCTGCCCTTCAAGAATCTGACCACCACTCTGATCGTGGAAGCCGAAAGCCTTCTGACCTACTGATGTGGGTGGCGAACCATATGTAGTCAGAGCAACTGGCTTGCTAGCACCGTACCTCGAGCAGATGATGATCGAGCACTGAGGATCCCAGTACTCACCATCAGGGTTTGAAGGGTTGAGATACTTCCCTGTCGGAAGCAGTGCCCATCCACGATATACCATGTTCAGTTCCCCTTGAGTTCCGGGTCGTCCTTCCCATCCGGGAAGTCTGAGTCAATCGTTTGAGCGTTTCGCTTGCGAGCCTGCATTGGCATTGGAGAAGCGCCTGGGTTCGGAGCAGCTGCTGGCATTTGCTGTTGCGCCTTTAGCTCATCCGGCTCGGCTTCAGGCATCTCCACATCGCCATTCGGCGTCACTGCTGGGTCCTGCGGAACAACTGCTGGAGGTACCTTCTGAGCCCAGGTCACTTCCTGGCCGTTGAGGCTCTGGTGAAGCTTCCAAACGTCTTCAGCAGAGTCAGCTTCAAGTTCTCGCTTGTACTCATTCTGGTCACCCCAGCCCTCGTGGATGCGGGCTGCCTGCTTCTTGCTCATCAGCTTTCCTTTCCTAGCACTCTTTGCTGCTCCCTGATCGTATGGCTGTGGCGTTGTGGAATCATCTCTCCACTGCATTGAGCAATCGTTGCAGTGTCGAGTCTGAACACCTCCGCCACTCGGGTAAACGTTCGTGTTTGGTGAGCCACAGTACTTGCAAGGCTGAGACTGCTCCTGAGCGTTCTTCTCTCCGCCAGAGTTATCTGCTCCAGCGGATGGCACATTCTGTGGGATGTCCATCTCCTGACCCTCTTTGTTCAGGATCGTGCCATTGTAGTCAGCTCCCATTCCAGCTGGGTTGTTGCCCTTCTCAGGTGTTGGCATGCCCCAAGCATCATTCAGAGCGTATCTAACAGCTGCTTGCTTGCTTGAGAAAGTGCTGTCAGGATGCCCTTCACGAATCAGAACTGTAGCAACCCTTCTGTGCGTATCTGGGTGTACAGCGATGACAACATAACCAGCCTGGCGAGAGTCAATGTAGCGCTGGAGGCTAGCCTTCGTTGGAAGCCCTCTACCCTTCCACGAGAACAGATAGGACATCAGACCATCAGCAGAGGCGAACTTTCCCTCACCAACCTGGTCGTAGTCCTCGGGCTCTTCAACCGGCTCGAAATCCTCGTCAGGGTCCGAGTAGTCGTCGTATGGGTTCATGGCATCGTTCTGAGCCTGTCTTGATGCTAGATACGACCCTGGTCCCTTGTACTTTGGTGTTGCTTCTTGCTCGGGTTTCTGCTGTTGGTTCTGATCATACGCTTGGTTCTGATCCTCTTCTTGCTGAAGAAGATCAGCCATCTCATCTGGGTCGTCATCCGGAACGTCATTAACGTTGTATGGCTTGTCTTGAGCCCACGGTGTTTCCATCTGCTGGTAGGGGTCATGTCCAAACGCTTGCATGACCTGCTTGCCAAGCTCAGTGGGTTGCACCGTCCCTGACGATGTGCTAATCAGCCCATTCTCAGCCATCCACTTCGCTGGCTTCGAAGTTGGTGAGAGAACGAATAGCGTCGATGGGGACATGTACTGATCTAGCTTCTCACCCGTTTGATTGCCGAACTGATCAGCTAGGGACCCAGCAAATGCTGACTTGCCCTTGTCAGTAAGTTCGAGGCGGGAGTTTGGACCTTCCTTGAGAAACCCACTGTTGATGAGGTCGTAGGCGTCCGAAGACTCTTCTTGCCCCCACCCGTCCTGTGCGTATTCGTCTGGTCCTGCTGTTAGCACATCTCCAAGCATTCTCGGAAGTGCTCCAGACGATGACTCCATCTGGTTGAGCTCTGCACTGGCTTGCTGAGTTTTGTTTGCCTGATCGTAGGCTTGATTCTGAGTCTCTTCCTGTTGGAGGAGATCGTCAATCTCTGCCGGATCGTCATCAGGTACGTCTGAGCTCTGCTGTTGGGGGAGGGATTCCAGCTGGTCGTTGAGATAGTCTCGTTGACGATCTATCTTACCAAATTCTGGTGAATTTGGATCAGTGTTCTCCATCTTCGATTCAATTGCGTCAATCTTACTCTGCAGTGCTTGGTGCTCAGGGCTTTGAGTGGCAGGTGTACCATAACCCTTCTCACGCTTCTGCAAGTCGTCCATGATTGACTTTTGGGTGTCAGAAAGCGGAGAGGTTGCTGGTTGCTCCAAGGAGCGTTTATACTCCTTCGCTTCGTCTAAGGTCTTCTTGAAACGCTCATTGCGATCAGGATCAAACGGGTTTGGTGGCAACTTCATGCCATGTTCAAGGAACTGGATGAACTTATCATTGTCCTCTGGGGTCCACGTCCCACCATGTTCCTTTTTCCGTTGATCGAGATACGAACCAGAACCTTTCGGAACCTGGGCTTGCTCCTTAGGTTTAGCTTGGTTTAATGGCTCTTTCGATTTTTGTGGCTGGAACTGCAAACCCTTTGATCCGGGAGGAAGGTAATCCGGAGGTTCTGGAATGTTAGACGCCTCATCACCCTGCTCCTTCAAAATCTTGTTCATCGTCCCAAGTGTGTTTGATGGGGCGATTTTGTTCACTTGAGAAGACAGCTCAGAGAGAATCCGGTCCTTCTTGGGGCTACTGAGAACATCACTTATCGACATTCCACGAGCTTTCAGAAAGCTATCGACAGCTTTGACAACTTTCTGCTTCGCCTCACTATGCTGAGCTTTGTTCTGTTCAGCATGACCTTCCTCACCAGGAAGTTTGTCGGGGCCGTGGTCCTGTTCAGAATCTGGTTGGTGGGCTGCTGCCCCCTGTTGGTAAGGGCACTTTGTGTTCTTGCGGTGGTTGACCTTGCAGTACTTACACCACCGTTCGCCCTGCTGTACAGCAACTCTGTTCATGCTCTGCTCCCGAAGCTTCGCTGTTCTCTGCGCCATATACATCCACGGCGTAACGGCGTTCACCCCGCTGCGGTCCTCATCATGCGCCTGTGACGAAGCGCAGTTCATGCAGATGAGAGGTGGCTCACTGTCACCCGTCTCCTGCATGTACTCCTGTGCTTCTTGAGAGCTGATCGGTTGGTGACAAACCATACAGATCTCACTCTGAGCTAACCGTTGAGCAACCCGATCTACCACTGTAGACCGTGCTCCACCAAAGGTATCAACGATCCTGCTAATCCTTCTAGGAGCGTTGGTATCGTCCGTTGGAGGCTCGGTATCTTCGGCTACCGAAACGTTCGACGTAAAGTCAATCGGCTCGATTAGCGAGTCACCAGTCTGCAGCTCGTCTGCCTTACGGCGATTCATCACTTGCTCCGGGGCTCGTTGATCTTGATGTCGAACAGATTCAGACCATCTTGCTGAGTGTCACCCCAGATATCCTTATCTGACATCTTGCCTTTTGGGATGTTCGTGTGGGGACCACGGTTTGACACATTGAAGTGTTGAAGTCCATCGGACTGTGTGTCTGGTCCGGGAGTCTTCTCAACACTAACCTTGTCCTTCGGCTTCTTTGAGACGGACACCTCAAACTCACCATCCAGCTTCGGATCCGAACCCGAATCGTCTCCAAGCACCGCTCCGCCACCGCCAGGTAGCTTCACTTTGCCTGGCTGTTGAGCATTTACCTTCGGATTGAAGTTCGGCGACTTCTGTGAGACCCTAACGAAGTCTGTAGCAATCTTTCGCATTGCTACAATATGGCCCCTGCGGGTGGCGCCTGATGGCGTAGTGATTACCAACTCATCAGTTCCGAAATCAGCATGCAGTGAGTACCCGTTATGCCGAACCACCTGCCCAGCAGTTACCTTGTCGAGGCACACATTGACCTTCACTGCATCATCCTGTTGCCCTTCAATAGCAGGCTCGTAATTCGCTTTGCCTGGCTCTTCAGCTGCTCTGCGGCGTGCAGTTAGCATTGGTGGAGCTTGAACTGGCTGAACGGGAGCCATCCCTGGCTGAACGGGAGCCATCCCTGGCTGACCTTCTCGCTTCTTTCTAGCCTCAGCTGCATCCTGGGCATCAAATGGTGGAGCTTGTTCGCCACCGAAATTCTCCAGTTGCATGGTTACAGGGACATTCAATCCCGTGTCATCACTAGCATCAACCCCTACGAGGACGTCACTGCCCGTCGGAGGAGCTCCTTCGGGCTGGCAGTTTGCACAACCTGAACCTTGGCAGTCTGCGCAACTTGCACTTTCCTTCTCCATGTCCTGCGCGTCAGTCAGAAGATTGATAGCAGCATCTTCCATCTGCTCAGCACCCTCATCATCAGCCTGCATCTGCTGGAGGAACTCGTCAGCCTGAGCTTCTCTGTTCAGAAGGGCCAGAATGAAACGACGGGCCTTCACCTGATCTGGACGATTGCCATCCAGGCCGGCTCTCCGCATTGCGTAGTCAAACTCTTCTTGAGTATGAATTGCGGAAGCAAGATTGGCTAGCTTTCTAACAGGGAGCTGTGCGTATGAGTTGTGGGCAAACCCATCACGGATGATGTTCAGCACTGGCTCAGCCGTCTTCCCGAACTGTGCCTTGTAGAACTCAGCCATCTGATGAAGATCTCTAGCAGTATAGCTGCCAAGCTCATCGGCAAGCCAAGCTGTCTTCAAACGATGCTGGAAGTTCCGCAGGGCGGGAGTGGCTGCCTTCGTTCCAGACGCCGTCTTATAGGCCGAAAACTTGTCGATGACTGGCATCGACTGATCCAATACCTGATTCTGTTGGGCTGCTACTCTCTGACCGAGAGCAACAAGGTGGGCAGAAACAGGAACAGCTTGAGCTCTTTGGTCACGCTCTCGTTCCTGAGCTTCAGCAACACGCCGAAAGTGCTCAGCAACCTTCGGATCTGAGAAACCCAGTGTAGAACTCTGACCCGTCAGTTCACCGAGTGCTTCGCGCGTCTTCATTGTCTCACCTGTCTCAACAAGTATTGAGCTTTTTGTAAATCAACCACGCATCTGTTCAATGCTGGCGGACGATAGATCCTTGTTGCCTATTCAGAACCTGGAACCCAGTGTACTCTGTCTTACAGTCGGTACACCTGAACAGTAACTCACGACTTAGTGCCAGTCGTTTTAGCCTTCCTGTGCATCCCGATTTGTGGCACTGTCTGGCTTCGCAGTCTTTGCATGCAGTGGCTGAGATGTTCGTTGTACTGTTTGAAATCGTCTTCCGCTGCATTGCTTTCGTCCAACCAGATCTGCACTGAACAGTTACGAAATCGCATCATAACCAAGGATTCTGGCGTCTGAGTTTGAATCAAAGCCAACCAGCACCACATCCCCGAGGGGGCAGAGAGCATATCTACTACCCCCACTGTCCCGTGATGGCATCAGATGCTCGCGATAACGAGAGACACCTGGAGGTTCGCAAGCGGCGTGGGGCCACCACCTGCAGTGTAGGTGACGAGGCAATCGAACACATCGCCATCCGCCGCAGTGAGGCCAAGCGACGTGAGATCAACCTCAACAACCGTTCTAGCTGCCGTCGAGGCGGCTAGCGTAAGGTTAGCTGCGAGAACGTTAGTTCCGTTCTTACGCAGCTGAGTAATGACCCAGGACTCACCCGCCGCTGAAGCAACCGGCGAAATGACTCTGAGCTTGTACAGCTGGCCACCACGGTTGACCATGCCGAGCTGTAGGCCAGGAGCAGCGACTGTGGCTGCAACTGCCTGAGAGGCGCGAAGAATCTCCACGTCCGTGAGATTACCAACCAACCCTGTCTGGGGAGGCGAGGTCACCGAAAAGTTCGGAGAGACCTTTGCATTCTCCGCCTTGACCTCTGGAGAAGTGGCAAGGTCTTCTGCAGTGACACCAATCGGAAGAGGGACTGATGCAGTTGCACCAGCTGCGATGCTAGCCCGAACCACCTTCGGAGCAATTGTTGCTTCGAATGAAAGCGGGTAGCTCGTGTTGTTCTTTACGCTGACAACGTCCTGTGCCATGTTCGTTCTCCTTCAGAATCAGCCCGTAATGTGGGCCTTCACTTCTCTAGCGAAAGCGCCTAGGGCTTCATCCTTTGACCGAATGAATTGGCCTTTCTGCGCATTTGCAACTCGAACCAAGAGGTTGAAACCATTCTCAACTCTCTGCAACGCAACCCGATTGTTACCTAGTGACTCGTCGAACAGAAACGTCTTGCCTGCAAAGATGTCTCTGCGGTTGACAGGTTGTGGAAGTGGCATTGGAGGAGCGTCAACCCCATAAGGAGCTGCTGTCTTCTTCCCACTAGCCTTTGGCTTCTCATCAAGCGAACGACTCACTTCGTCAACCAGTTTTCCACCGTAATCACCGTAGTAATTCGACCAGTAGTCGACTGCTTTGTTGTCAACACCCTGGCGGCGAAGCTTCTCAGCAACGTAATCAGCCTTGATCCGGCGTTTTACATCCTGAACCCAGATCCGCCCGTACTCGCCGAAGTATTGCTCCCAGTAGTTCTCAGCGACTGAATCAACAGCTTGCTTGAGAATCTTCTGCTCAGGAAGAGCACCAGCTCGATAGGCCTTGATTGCCTTGAATCGAGCCTTTGGCGAATCATCATTGCGGAGGTGCCACTGCAGTAGGAATGGCAGGTTGTTCTTCTTCGCCAGCTTTCGCACCTTGATGCCTTCAAGGACGATCCGGCGAACTGCTGATTCCTTAGCAGCACCTGCATGCTTCACTAGTGCCTCACGTGAGGCAATCCGCTTCATCGAGCGGTGTTGCTCTGGAACCGCTTGGAGCATTGCAGTCTTCAGTCGTGGGGTAAGCCCAGGAGCATCTACCACCTGATCTGCGATGTGGGCGCCCCAGGTAGCAAAAGCCAGAATCATCCGGCCGGCTGAGAGGCTCTTGTGCATCGACATGTCATCGGGGACACCATCAGGATCCTCTAGCGGATTCGTCTCCATGTCGTCTGAAGCACGCTTGACAACCAGCATCTCGTGTGGGACCCCTTCGTCCATCTGATTGGCGAGACGAACATCTGCGTATCCATCATAGACACGCTCGACTCTGCCCGTAACATAGTCACCACCAAGGGTGTACGAAACCTTCTGTCCAACCTTTAGCTGGACCCCATAGCGATCTCTGTACTGAACGCTAGCCTTCTTGTAGGCTGAATCAGGAACGTCGTACCCGTACAGCAGTTTCGGGTCACAACCTGGGCACCCTCTCGTTGCACCACTGCCTGGCACTGATCCACACTGTGGGCACGCATCTGGATCAGTAGCTCCTTCGTCCTCTTCATCCTCGTCAAACTGAGCTTGCTTTTCTTCTGGGTGAAGTGTGTCTGGAGCTTCGTGAGACTCACCGTCCTGCTCGGGGAATTCTGCAGGCTCTGCAGCCATCCGAACAAGTGCAAACCCATTTGGGCTGTGCTCCATCGTCCAAATACGATGGGCCTTCTTATACATCAGGGAGCCAATAGGCTTGTACCCGAGTGATGCAACCTTTGCCTGAGCCGACTTGAAGTCAGGCCCAAGATCAACGTTGTCATCTCCTGCAACAGGAGCAAGTGGCTCTTCAACTGGTTGCTCTTGCTCAACCGGCGGTGCATCAACCGCCTGAGCAATGCGACTAAAGGCCTCCGAACTGAGAGCGAGTGGGAGTCCGTCCTTAGCAGCATCTGTTATACGCATAACTTTGCACTCCAGAAGAGATAACGTGACTGTTCTCACAATCATACTATGAGAACGTTACACGAACTTTTCAGTCTTCTGTAGTCTGCGTATACAGGAATCGAATGAGATCGACCTTGGAGAAGTGTCGAAGCTTTCGGAAAGCACTCTCGAGGGTTTGCTTGACTTCTTCCGGAGTAAGCCCCAGCAGATCAGCAATCTCTTTCTCTTCAAAGTGACCATCATCATCAGCTAGATCAAGCGCACAAGACGAATCTGCTTGATCCTCTTTGTACACAACTAAGTGGACCCGCACCTCACCCTTCTCGGAGACGTCGAGCTGCGTATTGTACCGACAAGAGACATATGGGCAGGGTCTTAGAACATCCGCACACTCACTCCTCGTCTTCGGTCTTTCTCTTAGTTCGCCAGCTGTAGGGATTACTGGGCTTAACTGTTGGCTGTCCGAAGATTGGTAATCTGACAGGATAGCGGATGTGGTGGATGTCGGTTGATCGCTCAAGTACAACCTCAGCGTGTAAGACCTCGGAGACTGCTTCTGCGCTCATGGTGGTAAGGAAAAGTCGATCTGAGCCTTCGACAAAGCAAATGCACCCTTTGCGATTATGCACACGATCTGAGATTGTGTACTTCCAAGCGTATTCAGTTGAACCATGGTCAACAACGATGCAGGTCTTCCCGGCACACACGTATTTACGCTTGAACTGCTTGAATGACACACGTTGGAAACGGTGAATCCAACTGTACAGTGTCGGCAAGCTCACACCAAGATAATCAGCAATGCCTTGCGCATCCTGAAACATCTTGGTAGCCTCAATGATCACCTGTTGAATTGGTGCGCCAAACTCACGCATCAATTCAAGGGCTTTGATCGAATATTCGTCTCGACACTGTTGACAAAATTCGAATGCGCCTTCGATCGGGCGATCACAACCGTAACCTGTGCAGGTTACTGGGCCAGTTGGTGCCTTTCCAGAAGTCTTCGCATGCATTGGTACAGGTACTCACCTATAGGCGTATTGCGCTGTCTAGTTATACCTGTCGCCAACCCGTAATTGAACAGAACTGCCACTGTAATAGCTTCGATCATCACTTCCTCGTGTACAATCGAATCTACAGTGGACGGTGCAATTCGGAGATCGCTTTTGGCTAACTGCTCTTTCAACTGGTCTTTTTTAGCCTCAATCCAGGAACGCGGAAACTCCGGAATGGTGATCTCAGAGACAACCTGAGTTAAGAGATGCTTAGCAGCATCTCGCTCCCATTTCTCGTAGACCGTCTTTCTGGTCTGAGACACGATTCTATCAGTCAACTCTGCAAAAGTGAGCTTCGGATTTTCCTCTCGGAGAAGCTCAAGCAACTCTTCGTTAGTGGGGATCTTGTTGATAAGGATGGACTTAATCGTCAAATCCATTTCAACCATCTGTCCCGCTAGTATGCCAAACTGCTCGTCAAGAGCTAGCACAAGCTTGTGATTACCCTTCGACTTGCCAATCAACTCAGTCAACAACGATTTTGGCTTCAGAGCCCCATCAATCACATGATGCTTCTGGTTTACGAAGCACCCAGCCTTCCACAAATCACCCGAACGCTTAGAGATCGAGTCAAGCACTACCCAATCCCCCAATTCGACCACCAGATGTTCAGGGTCCTCATAAAGCATTGCATGCTTTTGCTTGATTGATGCCCAAGCAGTCTCAACTGCAGCTGAGTAATCGGCTTCAGTTAGGGGTGGTAGATGCCCATAATTAGCGTCTTGCGTTGGATTCAACAAGTGTGCGGGGAGGTCAATCTTTGGGAGCTCATCAAAACACACACTAAGCTCAGTACCAGCATCAGTCTTGGTTAAAGCAAAATCTGTCAATCGGAGAATTAATGACGGCCAGGTCTCAGACTCAAGCTTGTCCACCACCAGAGTCTTGTGAAACTCTTCAAGAGACGCTAGTGTACGTTCAGAAACGCTTTGGTCCTTCTCCCAACGCTTGAGCGCAAACTTGTACTCAGACGAGCTCGTATCAATGGTGAACACAAACACCTTGGAGTCCGAGGGGTTGGTTGGCACGAGCACTTCGGTAGATCCAGAAATCATCGTTTCTCGTAGCGCTTTGCGAAAGCTTTCAGATTGTCATCGGTCTGTGGCCTGGACCAGTCAATGAACTGATGCATCAAGCTTGCACGAATACTGGACCACGCTACGCGTAACTCTTCAGACAGTTCACGAGCAGTAGACTCAAACGTCAACTGGTCGAATGGAGTCTGCTCAAACCACCCAATTGGATCTGGCAAACGTTCCTTGATCACTGAGACCACACGCTGCACTTTTGCTCCTAGCTTTGTTTTACCTGAAGCAATTGCTTCGTTTGTTGACTCTTCACCTGTCGCTAGCAATTCGTGGAATGCCTGAGGTGAGATCCCTTGAGTTACATGGCAGAATCTGTGCCACAATAAAAACTCGAGTTTTGTGAACCCCCGAAACTGATCACTCTCTGGGTGTGGCCACATCCATCCCTGTGCAGACTGTGGCCAGCCAAGCAACGGGCGTGGTGCGAAGTTCAGATTGTGCTTGTACCTTGACCACAATGGTGCTACTGTGATTGCGATGTTTGGCAGCACTTTTTGTGGGCGCTTCGTGTAAGGTCCATGCGAAACGATCTGTCTATCATCAACCCAGACAAACGTTCTCAGCCCACTAAAGTCCTTCTTTCGTGAAGGATTCATGCAGTCCATGATCCCCTTAACCAAATTGTCAAGGTCCTTGCCACTGCAATTTTCCGAGACAAAAAAGTCCCCGCGAACTGAGAGTGGTTCATGAAAGGGGACGCCAGTGATGCTATTGTAGTCAAGGGTATCGTAGAGCTCTCGAATCTTGTCGACCCAAGCCATGTACTGAAACTCTTGCGATCCTGGACCAGCTGTCCAGCGTGAGTTGTGATTCAGGCGGGTGTACGGGAATGGTTCGATAGCCCAGTTGAACTGAAATTGAGTGTCTGCTCTGAAGATCAAGCCAGATGGCTCAACCTGAACAGAATCACTTGTCGAACCAGAAGGTGATGATTCTTTGAAGTTCAGAACCCGCATTACGATAGATGCCTCCGAGATAGTCCTTGCCCTCCTTGGACAGAACAATCTCACTGACTCGCTTTTGTGGAAATCGACCAGTGATGAGCACTGCATCATCCTGCTCAAGCGTGTACTGAATACCCGAGAACTCCCGCTGCTTCTTACCCTCGTACAGCTCTACAGTGTTAGCTGCAGCCTCAGCTTGAGCTATTGTGCTTGTTAGCTTTCGCATGAGTCTATTTACCTCCACCAATAACTTCGATCGTGGAGATATCATGCTGTTTCGTAACAACCCACTTATGGTCAAAGTCGATCACGTCAATCAGATTGTTGTGACTAATCATCACTACCGTCTTGCCATGAGCTTTCATGCTCTCGATGAAATTGGCAACGAGCTGGCTTGCTCTGGCATCTAGAGCTGAGGCTACTTCATCAAGAGCAAGAAAGTTAGTCCCTCCGCCAACCTCTGATCCAAGACGCCACTGTGCAACCATCAGTGCGATGGCAATCAAACTCGATTCACCACCACTGTACAGCTCAATGGGAACCGTAGACTTTGCACCGTCTTTCACAAAGATTGTGAACTCGTGGATGAGATCCTCTTGTTTCACCTCTTTGCCGGCCTTAGCTTTGACTCTGAACGATTGACACCACACCTTAAGACTAGGATCAATCTCCGAGAGCACCTCAGCTAATAGCGAGTTTAACCGGTCAACACAAGTTGCCAACTTCCACGACTTGAACCCCTTGTCACCTGAATGCGTATAAAGCCACTCGTACTCGAGGAAGTCTCGTTCGAGTACTGTGAACTCTGCAGCTAGTGCGGCTTCTTGAAACTCAAGTTGTTGTAGTTTCTGCTTCCCATCTGCCGACATCTTAAGTGAGCTGTCAATCGCTCCAATTCGCTGATTTGCTAAGGATAGCACACCAATAACTTGCGTCGACTCTTGCTGCAGAACCACGATCTCAGGACCCGGATCGTCAATAGTTTTCGACGCCAACCAGGTGGTAGACGAAGCTTGCAATTGAAGTTCTTGCTTCTCAAGTGATGCTATCTCGAGCTGCCTCTCAGACTCTCTCAGCTCGGTTAGCTGCTTGAGTTTGCTCTCTAAAGACAGCTTATCACTCTCCGCTGTTGAGAGTGCAGACATCAGGCTTGAGAGGAGATGATCCGACGTTTTGATCGTCTGTCCACAAGTCTTGCACACCTTGGTTGTGGTCACAGACTGAATCTCTGTTCGGGTCGATGCGACCTTGCTAGCAATGGCTGAGATTTCGGCTTGTAGCTGAAAGATCCCAATATCTTGCTTTGGATTAGACCGAAGGGTCCTTAGCTGTGAGCGTACATTGCCTAGCTCGCTGTCAAACGGATTGATGTTAGCGTCACTCAACGCTTTCTTTTTCAGCAGCTGAGATATACGATCCGAAATCTCGGCGAGCTTCTGATCTGCCGTAGCTTTAGCCTGAACACAACCCGCTCTCTCCCGGCTCAGAGAGGCTTCTTGCTCATCTGACAGTAACGAAGCACTTTTCTTAACGTGGTCGATAGCAGTACGAACTCCAGCCAATGCTGAAGCACTAGCCTCTTTTCTTGACTTAGCGTAATCTCGCTTTGTCTTCAACTCGGCTAAAACCAGTTCCCACGTCCTCAGTCCTAGTGACTCAAAGATTCCGGACATCTGCTGAGCATTTGTTCCGCGAATAAACGCCAGACCACCAGAGCTCTGAGTAAGGTATGACGTTGACAGAAAGCGCTCATATGATATCCCTACTGCTGCTAAGACCTCGTGCCGCGTTTTCGGCATCTCAGCTTTCCGACGATCCACCCATGCGCCAGAGACCTCCTGCTCAAGGTAGATATCAGTCCCTCGAAATGGCCACAACTTTGAGTCATTCGGATAGGGTGTTGCACCCTCCCACTTTCTGCTCAGAGTAACACGCCAGTGCTGACCATTCGTGTTGACCCATTCAGTGCGAATACACATGCCGAGGCCAAGCACCTCGTTCACAAGGGCGTCGTTTACCTGAAGCGAACCTGCAACGTACGACTCAACCTTACCAAACAAGCATGCAGTTACCACATTGAACAGGGATGTCTTCCCTGATCCGTTTGAGCTGTTGTCCTTGTCTAGGTTTCTCCCCAGAAGGTTTACCAAGCCCTGCTGGTCTATCTGTACCGTCTCACAGATTCCATAGCTTGCAAACCCTGTCGGGTTAACCGACAACAAACGAAGCATCAGTGCCCTTGCGTGTAGGTGGTATTTGACATCGGCATGTTCACTGGTTTTGCTACATAGAATCTCTGAACCTCAGCTTGCTCCTCACACTGATTGCATTTTGCAAATTCAGGTGGTGGAAGCTCAGACAAAAGGAACAGCTTCTCGTGCGTATGCCCATTCTTGCAGTGATAGTCGAACACCTTCATGACAGTCCTGCTCCTCGGATCGCGTTTTGGATCTTCTCGATTAACGATGTCTCACTCAATCCAGCAAGTTGCTGTGTCGCTAGAAAAGACGCGTAATCGGCTATAAGAGAGGTTTGCTGAAGCTGAGTAGTAATGATAGCTGTATTGTTCTGAATCAGCTTCAAGACAAGTTTAACCCGCTTAGCGCCTAAGTCTATCCGTAGCCTCTCTGAATATTCTGGTGATATCTGATCCAACATCGTCTGAGGACCAGTGATGAAGACATCAACAATGTTGCCCTTGCACGATTCGCCATAGTGAATGTTCACCTCTACCTCTAGCTCTTGTGCAGTGGGCAAATGGTCAAACGTTGCATCCACAAAACGAGGACAAGGCGAAGAGACAAAAGTAGACTGAAACTTCCGCGCTTGAACTGGCTTAGAGAAGTCGGACTCTATCTCAACAACTAGCCAGCCTGTGTCACCACCCCGATCGCGCCTGCTTTGCTGTATTGGACTCCCACAATACCCACCCCGAGTTTTGACAAACGGAAGCTTCTGGGGAATATGCACATCTCCGCCCAAAACACAATCAAAACGCTCGTCATCCAGATCTGCGATGTTCAACCCTTTTGGCGCTCGATATTGTGTCTGAACATCGATCACCGCGCCCATCAGGAGGTCATGGAACACCAGCACATTGTGACCATTTGGCAGTAGTTCGAACTGCGCCTCGGAAATGTGCGTTCCAGCTGGAAGTGCGTGGACCGCAAGCTTCGGCAACTTCGGGTGTCTATACGTGATGGGTGCGTCCATCACAACCAGATTCTCATGCCGTTGGCTCCACAGCTCCTGTGCAAAACGGTTTGAATGCCCAGTAACTGAGCTTTTACCCCACCAGTCATGGTTTCCTACCAAGCTGAACGTGACGATGCCGAGATCGTTGCGATCGCGTTGACATCGGTCTGCTTCAAGCCTGACGTCATCGGTTGGCGTGTGACTCAGAAATCGATCCCCGCCAAAGATGATAGCATCCGCCCCCACTTCCTGTGCGCAAGCCGTAACTGCTTGGTCTACAGCTACCACATCTTGTAGTGAAACGCCACTGGAATAGTTTGCGAAATGTACGTCGGAATAGTCAACAAGAATCATGGACTACCCAAGATGTGGAGTGTACCCAGCGAGAGCTCGTGATAAACCCGCGGTCGTCAAACCACCACCCTTTGAGCTACGACGAGTTACACCCAGGCAAGATGCATGTGCTCCCCAAGTGTGCTTCAACGTAAGCTTAAGATCACATGTGGTGTGATCGCAGAAAACACACCGAATCTTCTTGCTTCGAGTTCTTGTCCATGTGCCAGCTTCAACGGCGAACTCTTCAATGCTCACTTGAAATGCTCCTTGATCTGCTGGTCAACGCGGGACTCTACAGCACCTATCGCATCTGCTCCGTAATGCCCTTGGTAGAGATCATACCCAAGATCGTGGTCTGCAATCTCCATGAAACGCACCTGTGCAATACGCATACCAATTTTCAATGTTACTATCTGGACTACACTGATCTCGAGGGTCCACTGACCCACGAAGCCAGGGTCACCAAAACCAGCGGT